GTACGGGGCGGGAGGGTAGCCCTGCTGCGGGGACGGGTACTGAGGCGGGTACTGAGGCTGAGCCGGGGAAGGGTACGAGGGCTGCTGAGGCGGGTACTGAGCGGGGTACGTCACAGTGGAAGTGTCCTTGCGCTTGTCCGTGTCCTGGAGCCGCCGCACAGTCCCCGGTCACCCGGGAGACGCGGCGCGCTGGCCCGGGTGCGTCATCCCGACGAGCTCCGGAGGTCCCGACACTACACCTCCTGCCGATGACGCGTACAGACTTCCCGCGAAAAATCCTGGGCAGTGGTCTCGTGGCTGGCACTACGACGATGGCTGCATGATCGCGGGGGACACTGGCGTTCTGGCTGGCATGACGATGAGGGCGGCACGGTCATTGGGCTTCTGGCTGGCACGATGATGAGGGCGGCACGGTCATGAGGCACGAGATGATGGGCTGGCCTGGCTGCGCGTCTCTTACAGGGATGCTCATGGCGCCGTTAGCCGACCGTGGCCCTCGCACAGCGGGCACGGCGGGCCGTCCGGGTGGTGCGCGTCGCAGAAGTACTGCGGGCTGGCCACGCCCCCGGCCAGCGGCGCCAGCCGGGACACCGTGGCAGGCGCCCCGCACTCCTGGCACGTGGCCGGGCCGTAAGGCGTCATGAGGGTGAAGGCCATGCCATGAGCCTATACCATACTGTAAGAGACTACGTGCCAGGAAAGGAGCGCACCCGTGACCGTTACCACTGTCATGACCAGCGCGCGGCAGCACGCCGCCCATGCCCGGGCCGAGCAGATCCGGCTGAACGTGCAGCGCGCTGCCGTGCTGTACGTCCAGGCCATCGTGGAGAAGGACTGGCAGGCGCTCGGCTACGGCGGCGTGCCGGACTGGGCGGCAGGCGAGTTCGGGCCGGACCGGTTTTCCGCCGAGCGCCGCCGGGAGATCGTCGCCTTGCTGACCCAGGCCGGCTACACCACCCGGCAGATCGCGGCGGCCACCGGGGCCGGGCACAGCACGGTGAACAAGGACCAGCGGGAGAACGGCCTGCTGGTGCCCAGCCCGACGGCCCGGCAGCAGGCTGCCCTGGACAGCAACGCGCTGCGCCGCCAGCAGGCCGCGGAGCTGGCCGAGCAGGAACGGCTGCTGGCCGGGCAGCTGCTGGCGCAGTGGGCCGATCGCGAGCTGCTGCTCCTGCGCTACATCCGGAACGCGGGGATGCCGCTGGCCGTGGTGGATGACCTGATCGCGCGGCTGGCCAGCTACCGTGACGCCCTGGCGCACGCCCGCCCCCGCGGCAAGGAGGAAGGCTCATGAAGATGGCGCCACCAGCAGTGCGGCCAGCAGAGGGGCTGCGGCGCGCGGCAGCTGACCGGGCTGAGCAGATCCGGCTGGGGCTGCAGGGCACCGCGGTGCTGTACGCACGGGCGGTGGCCGAGAACGACTGGCAGGCACTCGGCTATAAGGGCGTGCAGGCCTGGGCCGTCGCCGAGTTCGGCTTCGACCGGTTCTCCGCTGAGCGGCGGCGCGAGATCGTCGCCCTGCTCACGGATGCCGGCTACACGCAGCGCAAGATCGCGGCAGCCGTGAACGCGGGTCACGCCACCGTGCGGCGCGACCAGCAGGCCCTGGCTGGTGGGCCAGATGGCTCACAAGAACGCCCGAAGTTCACCAGCACTGACCACGACAGCACGGGCCTGACGGGGCCGCTGCCCGCCGTGAACGCCCGCCAGCAGGCGGCCCGGGACCGGGAAGCCCGGCGCGAGCAGGAGCGCGTGTCAGCACTGCTGGCAGCGGAGCGCATCGTGGCGGACGGCTTCACAATGCCTGCGCAGAGGCAAGAGAACTGCGACATGGAGGGCGGCGAGTACTACCCGTCCGTGCACCCGGCGGAGCAGGCCCGGCGCGAGCAGGAGCTGCTGCGCGCGGACGCTGCTGCGGTGCTGGATGACGAGGACGAGAGCCTGACCCCGGCTGTCCTCCCGCAGCCACGGCACGTGATCCCGGCGCGCCCGGCAGAGCAGTACGTCCCGGCCGCGGTGGACGCCTTGCGGCGCGGCCTGACGCAAGGCCAGTTCGGGCGCGAGGCAGGGCTGCCGGACAACAGCATGGTGCTGAGCAAGGCCTGGGGCGCGGCCGGCGAGCGGCTGCGGGCAGAAGCCGCCATCGCAGGCCAGCACGCGCCTGCTGCCGTGGAGGAGCTCGCTGGCTACCAGCAGGTGCTCGCGCAGTGGGCGGACTGGGAAGGCCGGCTGGTCGCGCACGTGCGGGATGCCGGGGTGCCCCTGGTGGTGCTGGATGACCTGATCCGGCGGCTGGCGGAGTTGCGGCGTGCACTGTTAGTTCTCTTGCAGGCCGTACCGTCTCATGATACGGTACGGCGCATGATAAGAATCGAGCAGGCAGCCCTCCATGAGAAGGCAGCCGAGCAGGATCGCGCGCAGGCTGAGACTGCATGGCGGCAGGCATGGTGGCAGACTACGCTAGCGCTAGGCGAGCCAGCAGATTCCGACCGGAAAAGTGTCTCAGCAGCGTACGACATCGCGGAGCGCATTCTCGGGCAGTCGCGAACCTGGTTGGCGACACGGCGCATGACAGGCAAAGCACTAAAAGATCTTGTGCTTGAGGACAAGATCTTTTCGCTTCCCACCCGCCTGGCTGTGCAGTACGTTCAGTCGAAAGCCGATCCAGCTCAAGCAGTAGCAGTTCTCCAGGACGCCGAAGCACGCGAGCTTTCCCTAAGGGACTTCGCAGCTGAGCTAGGCACGCAGCCGCAGTCCTGGCTGCGCGAGGATGAGCAGCACCAGCGTCCTGTTACGCCAGAGCAGATGCAGGCCAGGCCCGTAACCGAGCAGGCACGGGTGATCCAGCGGGCTCTCGGCAATCCCGAGGTAGCCAGGGCAGTCTTCCGGGACCAGGACTGCAAGGCCGGCGTCATGAGCGCACTCCGGCATGATGACCGGCAGGAAGGTTCCACGGCAACCCCGTCCGCACCATCGCCAGCTAAGCCCAGCCTGACTAGGCTCGACGTCCTCATCTTCCTGGCTGATGCTAAGGACGCGCTACGGCGGGCATCCCGGCTAAGCGTCTCCCTTGGCCTCGCAGGTGACGACGAGGTCTTGAGTGACCTCGGCGACGTAGAGACAGAGGCTGAGCAGTTCCGTCGCTACCTCACGGGCATGGGCCTGGATGAGGCCATTGCGAAGATCATGGAAGGAGCTTGAGCGCATGACCGTCATAGATGCTGACACCGGGCTGTTCGCGGGCATGAGCCCGGATGACAAGGCCGATGCTGTCCTGCAGAGCCTGAGCGTGGATGCAGAGGTAACCCTTCAGGACATCATGCGCGCGTCCGGCCTTACCGCCAGCCAGGTTCACGCGGGCATCCGCCATCTGCGCGAAGCACGCGGTGAGCAGTGCGTCCTCACGCATCGTCGCGGCGCCAAGTCAACGTACCGGCTGGCAGAGAATGCTCCTGAAGTACGCGATTACGCCAATCGCCGCATGCGGCACTGGCGCTGCCAGATCAGGGTCCTCCAGGCGGAGATGGACACGGCCATGCGCTTGCTGCCCGAAGGGCACGTGAAGAAGGTGCTTACAGCGTCGGCAATCCTTAACACCCTGCTTCTCACGCTAGAGCTCAACGACGCCATGGACAAGGACCTCGAACGCCGCGAGCTAGCCCTGGAGCGCAAGGTGGCCTCCCTCAACAAGAAGCGGCGCGTGCCAGTGCGGGCCGGCTAGCCGCACACTCACCAGCCGCGCAGCCGCAGATAGCCCCGGTAGAGCCACATCCGCGCGCTCCAGCGCCACGCGCGGCGTTCCTCGCGGGCGATCTCTTCGGCGTTCCGGCACTCGCTGGGCTTCACCATGAGGTCTAGTATACTGCGAGATACACGACGAGAGGAGGCAGCGATGCGTCGCACCAAGCATCTCCCGGGCATGTAATCCCGCCCGGGAGGAGGTGAACGTTTAGTTGCCAGCGAGCAAGACCAGCAAGGGCCGTAAGATTGGCCGTAATCGCGTGAAGTGCGCGAAGTACGCCGCAGAGCACCGCCGGGTCAAGAACAACCCGGCCCGCACCCCGCGGCCGAATGAGAAGACGCCGCACTGATGAAGGCAGCCCGGCCAGCAAGGCGCGCACTCCCTTTGCTGGCCGGGTCCTTCGCGTGCCGTCAGGCGGGCGGTGCAGCCGGGGTGGCTGCTGACGTCACCGCGCCGACGGCGGTGTCCAGGGCCGACTGGGTGGACGCCAGCTGTGCCACGGCCGCGTTCAGCGCCGTGGTATCCACTCCGGCGGGCATGGCCGCCAGCTCAGCCTGGATGGCCTGCACGTCGGTGCCGAGCTGGGTCACTTGCGTGCCGATGTCGGTCATCGTGGCGTTAAGCTGGGCCACTGCCGTGTTGATGTCGTCTTGCGCTGCCATTATTTCTCCTGTCTGCCCGGTCAGCCGGTACTCCATTCCGTGGAGCAGCCGCCGGAGCTCTTCGTCAGTCATGGTCGACAGTACCGTGCGGCCCGGCACGGGGGACAGCGCCCGGCAGGCGCAGGAAGCGGGCACGCGGGTCGTATATACTATAAGAGACAGCAAACCCCGTAGAATGGAACCTGATGACTGAGGCAGGCAAGGCAGCCCAGGACCTCGCCCGGCGGCTGGCGCCAGCCAGCGTGGCGGTCCGGCTGCCCGACGGCAGCACGCAGGCGCGCGCGCTGGAAGTGCACCCGCTGGCGCTGATGGTCCCCGGCATGAACGAGGAGGACGACAAGCGGCTGCGCGCCGACATCGTGGCCAATGGCGTCCGGGAGCCGCTGATCATGCTGGACGGCAAGGTCCTGGACGGCCGCAACCGGCTGCGGATCGCCAGCCAGGAAGGCGTCACGGTCAGCCTGAAGGAATTCGACGGTGACGAGGATGCTGCGCGGGCACTGGTCTGGAGCGTCAACGTTGCCCGGCGGCACCTGAGCACCCCGCAGCTGGCGCTCATCGCCGACCGGTTCGGCTTCATCACCGAGGCCCGTGAGCACGACAGCGCCCGGTGGCCGAGGGTGGTCTCGGAGCGGATCGGCGGCGCCGTCACCCCGGCCACCTTGCAGCGGTTTGACCAGGGGCGCGTCACGCAGGCACCGGTCACGGTCGCCAAGATCGACTCCGGGCAGATCCGGCGGGTGGACGTGGCCGTGAAGTCGGCTGCCGCCGAGCTGGGCATCAGCGTCCCGCCCACGGTGTCCCGGTCGCCCTGGGACCGGCTCGGCTGCGCCCGCGGCGACGTGCTGGCCGCCGAGCGCGCGGTGCTGAACGGCGACCCGCTGGATGCCGTGCAGTTCGCCGAGCGGGCCCGCGAGATCCAGGCGGCGCTGGTGCGCATTGACCAGCTGATGCGGATGGACAAGCTGCTGCGCAGCGCGGGGGTCAACTAACCCGTAGCACCACCGCCCGGCCTTCATGATGTGGTAGCCGCGTCGCAGTTCTCTTGCCTCTGCGCAGGCATTGTCAGGACTCCGGAGAAGCCGAAAAAGAAACCGAGCAAGGCGCCTTCATCGATCGTGCGCCCCTTCTGGCTGGCAACCCATCCACCCAGGATGCCACATAGCGTAGCCGCCAGGATTGCGAGTCCCAGGAACAGGCTAATCATTGGACTTTGGCTTCCGGATGATCGTCCCTGGGCAGCCAGGGCCGCCATCATAAGCTGACGTGGGCCGATAATACGGGCAGTTCCCCGTCATCAGGTCATCAGCCAGGGCGAACGCCTCTGCGCCGTTAACCGTTGCGCAATACACCGGTTCAACCAGGCCAGTGGGCTCCACGGATACGACCTTCCAGTAACTTTCCCGCTCTGGCTGCTCGTTGGCAGTTTGTGCGTAAGCCTGGTGTGCGTCCTTCAAGAAGAACCATGCGGGGAGATCGCGCCGTTGAAGGCCGATACTGAAAAGATCCGTGGCCTCAGTGGCGTTAATGCCGATGCGCGCCTTCTTGGAGACCTGGCGGTAACCGATGCCGCACACGGCTGCAAGGTCGCGCACGAACAGCAAGTCCTCTTCCCGGGCTGATGATAGCGAGCACTGGCCGGCAGGGGTGACGTTCCCGTCTGCGGCAAAGTACCCGGCTAGCCAGCTCAGCAGGAAGGAGCGTGACTCACTCAGCGGTGGCAGCTCCTTCCAGAACCTGGGGAGCCCGTAAATGTGCTTCACGCCTTCATACTGCTTGAAGGCCGGGAAGAACCGGAGCATCACATCCTTGCCGTTGCTCGCGTCAAAAATGCACAGTGTTGCGGGTCGCTGGCCTTGCCCGATCGTGCCGTCACCAAAGGTGAAGCCCTGGGCCACCGCGACGTCCATCATGTCCGGCATGCTGGCGGTACTGCGCCGCAGCGGCTGGAGCAAGTCTCCCGGCTGAAGCTCGGCAGTGACCTTGCGCCACTGGTGCCGGACGATTCTGGCGCCATTAGGCTGCCTGCGCGCCCGGTCCGTCACGAACCAGCCGTGCTCAGCCGTGGCCCTGATTTCCTTGCGCAGGCGCCGGTCTTCCAGCACGATGCGGTACGTTGGCTGCTGCCCGAAGTACCGCACAGGCGCTTCCTGGAAGCTGCCGGTGCGCATGCGGCTCCCGTCAGCGCTCAGCGTTGGCACGAGGAGCTCATGGGTGCCTGCTGCCAGCTGCGCAATGGGCCGGATCCCGTTCCGGGTGACGACTTCGGTTGACGCTCCAAGACATACGTAACATTCGTCATCATCAGGCGCAGCAGGCACTTGCATGAACGTCATGCGGCCAGCCGTGACTTCTGCCGCTATGAGCTTGCGGACGGCCGTGCGCTCCAGCATCCGGGCGACCAGCGCGTCGTCTTCCGGCGCGATCACGCGCTCCCAGACGTACATGCCATCCAGGGTGGCCGCCGTGCGCGGATAGGCAGCGAGCACCACGCGCTTTACCGGCAGGCCCAGCGCCCGGAAGCCCAGGCCGTACAGCAGTAGCTGGACCCGGTACTTCTGGGATGGGCCGCGATTCCTGATCTTGCTGAGGGACGTGGGACCCAAGCACTTGTGGTCGACGATACTGTGTTCGAAAGCATCATAGAGGTCCGCTGTCCCGGCATGGTCGGGGTGCGGGACGACCCGGGTCTCCGTTACCCAGCGCAGCATCCGCTCACGGGCGTTGTCGTCCAGGAAGGCTTGCGCCAGCCAGGCGTGAATCGCTGTCCCGACGATGCTCGGCCACGGGTCGAAGACGTTGTTCGTCTTCTGCAGGCCCGCCAGCTTGCCGACAACCTGGCGGTCGCACTGCACTCCAAGCTCACTGGGACCCAGGTGCACTTGCTGGGAGCGCGGGGCCAGCGTGGCCTGCCGGGTGATGACGCCCTTCAGCTCACGGGCGTACCGTGACGCCCAGGCGGTGTTGCCGTCCAGTGCCCGGGGAGCTGTGGCCATGAAGTCGGCCGGGGACATGGATATCATGTCGCAGTTCTCTTGCCTCTGCGCAGGCATGAACGGTCACTGCTGGCGGGTGCTGGCTGCCTGGAGTTCATTGACTGCATCATAGTGGCTGGCTGTCCTAGGCTGACGGCAGGATCGTGTCAATAACTGCGCGAGAAGGCAGACTACGCGCGCAGTGTGGCCGTGAATGCTGCCCAGGCGCCAGCGCTGAACTCGATGACGGTGCGCGCCGGGTCGCCGGCCTGCGTGGTGTCGCGCACGCCCACCACGCCGCTTCCGTGCCCGGCCTCCACGCAGGTGCCCCCGTCGCATCCGCTTGCCCTGCGCCAGCTTGCTGCCTCCACGCATTCGTAGAGAGAGCTGTAGGTTGCCGTTCGCCAGCTCGCCGCTTCCACGCAACTGCTGCGACCACTGTAGGTTGCCGTGCGCCAGCTCATCATGATGGCTGTTCCTCCGTCATCGTCAGCTTTCCCTGCATGACCAGCAACACCTGCCCCCGGCCTGCCAGTGACTGCCGTCCAGCACCTCGATGCCGAGCACGCGCCCGGCACCGTCCACGTCGATCATGATGCCATCACTGACGCTGGCGGTCCGCGCCACCGTCCCGGTGCGCACCCCCGCGTACGCCGCCTGGAGCATCAGGGCCCTTCCCAGCTTCCCGGCGTCCAGCGCATGGACCCGCTCCAGTACGCCGGCGCCAGGTGGCACGGGCAGCCAGGATCGCATGGCTTGTCCTTGCCGCGCAGCGCCAGCCGGGACCGGAGCCGCTTCAGGAGGCTCATCGCGCGGCCCGCACTTCCCAGTGGCCGCCCTTGACGGCGTAGCGGACATACGTGACCGGGTCGTCAGCCTTGAGCTGCTTGCTGTCCAGCCGCCAGGTCTCGACCCACGTCTGGTGCAGCACCGGCAAGCCCGGGACGCCGGACAGCGTGATCGCGGCCGTGCCCTCCGGGGCCAATGCGGGCAGCTCCGCCTTCAGGGCATCGGTGACGGCCTTGAACCGGCTGGCGGCCTCCTCAGCCGCGGCCTTCAGCGGCTCGTACATGGCCAGCAGCTCCTCCAGCCGGCTGCCCGGCTCCGCGGTGAGGATCACGCGCTGGCGAGCGGCATCAGGGGTGCTCACGCGTCCTCCTGCGTGGCCAGCGGGGCCGGAGCGTGCTGGCAGTCGCACAGCTGCGAGCCGGCTTTCTCGGCCGCCGTCAGCCCGGGGGCCGCCTGCCGGGACTGCTCCGGGCAGCGCGGGCAGGCCCCGTGCCGGCACTGGATGCAGATCATGATGCGTGCTCCCGCCTCTTGCAGTCTTCAGCGGTCTTATCCTACAGCTGGCCCGGACGGCCACCGCCAAGGGCGTGCTTGTGCGGGGCGCACGTTCAGTTATACTATAAAAGACAAAGGAGGCAACCATGCGCAGTTCACCAGGCGCGAAGGCGGATGCCGACACCGTGACGGCAGCGTGGCTGCGCAAGCGCCATCCCGCCTGGGACGACGAGGACATCCGGCTGCAGCTCACCCGGACGCACGTGATTGACGAGTACCCGCACTGGCCTGCGGGGCAGGTGGACATGGAAGCACTGCGGCGCATGGCTGCCGAGGACGGCCATGCCTGAGGAGGAAGAGGGCGTCATGACAATGACGAGGACAGTACGAGGCGGCGACATGGGCGAGCCGCTGCGCCGCCGGTACCTGGAGCCGCTCACGGTTCCCGGGGAGCCCGTCCCGGAAGAAGAGCCGCTGCCCGTGACTGAGCCAGCCCCGGCCCTGGAGCCGGTGCCTGCGTGAGTGCATGACAGGCGCCGTCTTGCACTGGGCAGCCTTCAGCCTCGCCGTAACTGGGTGGGCAATGCTGCTCGTGACATGCGCGAGGACGCGGAAGACCAGGAAGGAAAAGGCTCCCATGAGCCAGCCACTGAGCTCGCCTGCGTGCCCGGGGAGTACCAGCCCCGGGTGCCTGTGCGACGGCAGTTGCGCACGAGGACCGCGGGGCTTGTGCGGGTGCGCCCGGTGCGGGCTGCCGCCGGGAAGCAAAAGCTTCGGGAGCTTCAGTTCCGGGAGCTTCGGCTTCGGGAGCAGCAGCATGTCCCGCTGGACGGCCCGCAGCGGCATCATCATGCCTGCCCGGCCTGCGCACGCGGGCATTGCCGGGTTCGACGGGTCAAGGCCCGGTGACTACGCGCTTGCCATCGGCAGCGTGCGCGGGCTGCGGCAGTGGAGCTTCCCGGCAGCAGGGGCGCTGGACCGCGCGCTGGCGGCTGGCGCCGAGCCGAGTGCGCGAGCCATCTGGCCTGTTCCGGAGCCCTTGCTGCTGACGGGAGTCCGCGATCATCCCTGGCGGCCCGGGGTCAACGAGGCCGCGTGCCGCAATAACACGGCCCACGAGCCGCCCGTGGAAGCAGATCCGGATACCGGGCTGGCCTGCGGCTGCGGCTTCTGGGCGTACTGGGGCTTGGATGACCATGCCTGGGACATCAAGCTGCCGGTCTTCGGCGTGGTGGAGGGCACCGGCCGGGTCGTCACCGGCACGAAGGGCTTCCGCTGCCAGAAGGCCCGCATCCTCGCGCTCACCTTGGGGTTCACCGTGGAGGACGGCCCGGAGAAGATGGCGGATGCATGGCTGGGCGTGCTGATGGACATGATCGGCCAGGCGTATCCTGATGCCCGGGTCTTTGCCACCCTCAACGGCATGCTCGCCTCCGTGCCGACAGGGGAGTTCACCACGTGAATGCGGCCCGCGCAGGGGCAATGGAACTGCGACACCACGTGAACAGTGAATGCTGCCCGCAGGGGCGAGAGGACTGTGACACCACGTGAAGATCCAGCTGAGCCACGGAGCAGGTGACGGCGGGGTCCAGGTGGACTGGTTCGTCGTGCGGCCGTTGCCCGGTGAGGTGACCAGGAGCGCCGTCGGCACCGTGATCACCAACGAGATGACCGTGCAGTCCCTGGCGCAGGCCGGGCGCACGGTGATTGAGCTGGACGTCAGGCCGTGGGCCAATAAAGCTCCACGTAACCAGGAGGGATGAGGGATAATGACCATCAAGGGCGCGTCACTGAATCACGGGCTGGCCAGCCCCGGCCCCTGGCACCAGCTCCTGCGGGACATCCCGCGACTGGGCGAGGCCTGGCAGGACCTGGTAGAAGGGCGCCGGCCAGAATGAGGCTCCCGGGACTGCCCGGCTGGCTGCACCGCACCCGGCCGCGAGACTGGGCGAAAAGCTCGCTGAGCGTCTACAACGGCAACTGCGTCGAGGTGGCAGGACTGGACGGCGACGTCATCTACGTCAGGAACAGCAAGCACCCGGAGGCTGGCACGCTGGCGATCCCGGCGCCCCAGTGGGATGACTTCATTGCCGGCGCGCAGCACGGGGAGTTCAATCGCGGCGCATGATCATGATCTTCAAAAGCAGTCTCAGGGGGTATCATGAGGGCATGACCAGCAGCAGCGGGCGCGCGGGCCGTACCGCGATCAGGCGGCCCGGGGCCGGGATCACCATTGACCGTGATCGCCTGGTCCGGCTGCGCCAGGAACGGCGGCTGTCCCGGGCCCAGCTTGCTGAGGCAATGGCCGGCAACGGCTACACGATCACCCCGGATGCTATTGCGAAGATCGAGAACGGCTGGCGCCGCCCGAAGCCGCGCACCCTGGACGCCTTGTGCAAGGCACTGCACTGTGAGTCTACTGAGCTGCTGCCATCCGAAGGCCCGGAGCCTGATGACGAGCAGGAGCCAGGGCTGGATGACGAGCAGCTGGCTGCTGAGCCTGAGCAGGAAATAGCCAGCTAGCCACGCTTTCTTGCCGCCAATCTGCCGGAGCCAGCCACCGGTCTCCAGACGCTCGCTTGCGGTTCCTGGAAAGAGCAGTCCGGCATAAGGAAAGATCGTGATCATGCCTGAGTACCTGTCCGCCAGCGAGTACACCTGGCGGCGTGGCCAGTATGACCGGGAGTACGCCCAGCTGGCGGACGGCTCCTGGTACTGGCGGCTGCACCTGCACGGCGAGCGGCTCAACGGGGGCATCAGCGCGACCCGGCAGGACGCGGCCCACGACGCCGGGCGCGCCGTCTCCCTTCACCTGAGCGGCGGCGCATCGTAAACTCACGTAACGGGATGCTCTTCCTCCCCTCGTGATTTTTGGCGGTGATGGTCGTGAGCCGGGTTAACGGCGGCAGATGAGTGATGTCGTATGGATAGCGATCAGCTCCGTATGCGGCGTGCTCGCCTTGTGGATCGCCTACCTCACGTACCGGGAACGGCGCCGCGATGCTGTCACCCAGGGGGAGGCGGCGCGCATCAGGCAAATCGTCCATGCTGAGACGGAGTCGGTGACGGCCGCCCAGCGGGAGCTTGCCGCCCGCCTGGACGCCATCGTCAGCCGCCAGAACCAGATCGCCGCTGAGCAGCACGACCAGAGCGTCAAGATCAGCGCCATCCTGGACCGCATGGCCGTCACGGAAACGAAGATCGAGGTCTTCTGGAAGTCGGTGGCCATGGACGCAGCCAAGATCATCCACAGTCCTGACCCGCGGCGCGCGCACGTCGACGCGCTGCTGGAGTCCTTCATGGGCGGCACCTTGTCGGGTGACCAGGAACGCGAGCTTCGCGCGATACTGATGAAGATCCGTGATTTCGAGCCTGGGGGCGCCCGGCCTGACTTCCCGGTCTACCAGGGCGAGCAGCTGGCGGCGGCCATCTTGCTGCGGACCATGGAGCACGTCGCGCAAGGGGGAGCAAGGAGATGATAGACGACGAGCTGACGCCAGAGGGCCATGAGGACGAGGTACTGGAAGGCCTGGACGAGTCCGTCCTGATGAGGACGGCCATCAGGCAGGTGGACAAGCTCACCAGGGCCAACACGGTCAACCAGCGGGTGATCAGCCGGCTGCGGCAGGCCATCATCGCCCTGTGCGTGGTGGCCGTCATCGTGCTGGCGTCCTGCGCGGTCCTCGGTTACGTGGCCGTTGACCAGCACCGGACCGATGCCCAGCTCCGGGCTGCCAACCAGCAGCTCATGCAGCAGAATGACAAGCTGCGCCAGGAGGCCATCACCAGCTGCGCGGGCGGCAACGACTACCGGCAGGGGCAGACCGAGATCTGGACTGACTTCATCGGCCTGCTCATCAGCAAGAAGACGCCAAAGGCCACGGTTCACATTGCTGACGCCTTCCTGGCGCGCGTGAAGAAGATCGACACCTTGCACGATTGCGCTGCGCAGTACCGGCCCGGGCAGTAAGCTGGGGGTTACCTCGACGGGTACTGAGAAGGCCCCCGCACCAGATGATGCGGGGGCCTTCATGGTCTCAGGCTGCCAGGAAATCAGCCCAGGTTGGTCTGCCCCTCGTGCGCCTCGAAGGCGTCATTGTGCAGCAGGGTGGGCGCGGCGTAGACGGTGCCGCCCGGGTCGCCGTTCAGCGTGGAGCTGACGAAGATGACCTTGCCGAAGGCGGACGGGAAGGCGTCCAGCGTGGGAGCGCCGCCCTGGTGGCCGTGCTGCACGACGGTGCCGTAAATGGCCCGCATGTGCGCCTGCGCGCCCACCGCGACTGCGCCGTCAGCAAGGGGCTGCAGTGACTGGCCCGGGTTAGCCTCCGCGCCGAATGCCGCCTCGTTGAAGTGCTGGTTGAAGTAGAAGGACGTTGACGCAGTCCGGGCCTGGAGGCCGCCGTTGAAGCTGACCGGCCCCCCGCGGACATTCGCCGAGACGACCCAGTGGCCGCCTACCCGGGCAATGGAGACGTTGACGTTGTCCTGGACCGGGATGCTGGCGATGAGCAGCTGCGGGCCGGCTGGGCTGGTCAGGAACTTGTCGCCGAGCACCCCGTTCAGGCACGGGTCGCTCTCGGAATAGGCCACGCCCGTCTTCGGGGGGCTGAGCACGGACGAAAGGTAGCCAGCCGCCCACTCCACGTTGTACGTGTCAGCGCTGCCGACCGCATTCCCGTTGTTCACGACGCCCACCTGGATGGCGGCCCCGGTGGAAGGGTCGCACAGCTCAGTGCCAATGCCGTGGTTGGCGTCAGCGGGCAGCAGGCTCAGGGCCGATGAGTTGCTGTAGGTGTCGCCGATGGAGGTGGTGACCTCGTTGAACCCCCGCTGGTCGGGCTTGGTGTACTGCACCAGGTAGCCGGCCACGGGATTGGTGGCGGCGTTAGTGAACTCCGGCTGGTAGGAGGCTGCTGCCTGCGCCAGCCCGCCTGCGGCCGTCACCGCAGTCACTGCGGCGGCGAGCACCAGGGCGATGCGCTTGAACATCTGGTTTCCTCTCTCAGGACTTTCTGCGGGGTAGCCTACACGACTGCGTGATACACAAGCCACGCTTTCAGGCCACCACCCGGTAAAAGGCCGGCGAGCCCCACAGGCTGGCGTAGCCGATCCGGGTGCCGCTATGGTGCGCCCCGAAGGTGCGGCCGTGGCTAATGTAGAGCTCCACGTGGTACGGCGAGCTGCCGCCCCACATGACCAGGTCGCCCGGGCGCGGGCTGGACGTGCGCACCAGCTTGCCGCTGCGCACCATCATGCCAGTGTTGTGCGGCAGCGTGATGCCGGCGTGCTGGTAGGCCCGCATGACCAGGCCCGAGCAGTCGTAAGTGGATGGTCCTGCACCGCCCCAGGCGTACCACTTGCCCGCCTGCGTCAGCGCCCAGGCCAGCGCACGGGCAGCCGTGCCGCTGCGGGCCGCCGCGGTAGTCGTGGCCGTGGTGGCAACGGCTGCCGTGACCGTGACGGCGCCCGTGCTCGCGGGCGGTGCCTGGCGGGTGACGGCGCGCTCGGCCAGGGAAGCTTGCACGAGGAGGTGCGCGACGTGCTGCAGGTGGAAGGCGTGCTCGTGCTCAGCCACGGCCGCCTGGGCACTATCGTCTTGGGCGATGGCGGCGTGCGCGGACGCGGCCCGCTGGGCCTTGTCCAGGGCCGGGTTGCCCGGATCGGCATAGGGTGCCGTGATGGCGCTGGCAGCTGGCGCCGTCAGGACGTCGGCCTGCCCGCTGGCCATGCTGGCAGGCAGCGTGAGGAAGGCCGCAAGGCCCAGGGCGGTAGCCAGGGCGGCGATGACGGCTGACCGCCCGCGATGAGTGGTGCTCATGATGACCTTCTTCGTGTACCGGCGGGCGCGCTTCACGGACGGCAAACCCACTGTGCCCAGGACTGGCCGGAGGCGTCGAACTTGCTCACGGCGTTCAGGGCGTTGACGTGCGCGTCGTAAAGATCGCCAGGGACTACTGCCCCAAGGATCTGGAAAAGCCCCGTCGCTCCCGAGGGATTGAATGCGCGCGTGTTCATGCCTGACTCGCACGTGGCGATCCCGACTGCTGCGCTGTCTGCCCAGTGCGGGCCGCCCGCGCAGTTCCAGGCCATCTCGACCTGCGCAGCAGTAAGGTGGCCGCTCGGGTCAGAGCAGCCAGTCCCGCTCGCGCTCCCGCCACCAGGGTGGCTCACCGTCACGGGGGCAGCGTGCGCCGGGGTGGCGGGGCGCAGCTGCGAGCACGGCATGTCGTAGCCGTCCCCGTCGCCATCGCCGCACTGGTACCGGGTCTTGGCCAGCACCGTCACCGGCGCCTGCACGCTGCTGGCTGCCGCGTGCAGCCGGGCCATGTGCGCCAGGTGGGCCAGGTGCGCGAGGTGCCTCTGGTGGTAGGTCAGTGCGGCCGTGCGCGTGACCAGCGCGTCTGCCTGCGCCGTGGCCTGCAGGGCGGCTGCCGCGCGCAGGGCCTTGTCCTGCCTAGGGCTGCCCAGGTCGGTGTAGGCGCCCTGGGCCGTGCCAGGGGCGCTGGGCGCCACGGCATCGGACTGGCCGCGCGCTGGCCCGGAAGGCAGCAAGGCGAAGCACAGGACGGCTGCTGACAGGGCCAGCCCGGCGGCTGCGGCACGGACCGCCCTCGCCTGGGTTACCAATGCCCGTGGCCGGGCAGTGAAAAAGCGCCAGTACATGGCGCATCACGCTCCTCGGAATCGCGACGGAGTATTTTCCCGTCGTGCTCCAGGGAGCTAAGCACGTGCATCTGCACGGACGCAAGGACTGCGGTGAGTGAATCGCGCGTGAATCACCGGCGCCCGTGGCTGGTTCGTTACCTCCAGGCGATGGTGGCCACCGCGGCGGTGAGCACCATGAACGTCACCGACAGCAGGCAGAAAACGGTGACGAGCAGTACCCGGATCGTTACCTGAAGCCGCGAAAGGTGCGCTGGCGTGCCCGTTTCCTCACCCTGGATTGGTTGCGGCCCGGAGTTGACCCGTTGCAGGATGCGCACGACGGTGGACTGGCTGACGTCTCCCAGGGCATGGGCTATGCGCCGGGTAGACAGGCCCACGCTCTTCAGCTGGAGGACCTGTTCTTCAAGGTCTGAATCGCCCTGGTTCACTGAGTCACCTCTCCTGGGATGCCCTGGCGGGCGCATTAGAAGCAGACGATCATGGCCGGCTGTGGTCGTCAGCGCGTCCCTGGCAGGCCCACGGAAGGCAAAGCCCGTCACCGGGCGCCCGCGGGACCAGGTGGACGTGGAGGTGCTGCACATGGCCGTCTTGCGGGCTTGCTGACGTGATGAAGTCGCAGTCCTCCAGCCCATGGCCAGCAGCCCACCTGATGGCGTGCGCCAGGACGTGGCCCGCTGCACCTGGTTCAGCCAGGACGTCCCGGGCGTGGTGCCGGGACGTGAACAGCCGGTGTCCTGGCGCTGCCGGGTCCCGGCACCCGAACGTCACTGACCAGTCATCGGCCTCGTCATACGCGCCCTGGTCAATGCGCGCGCAGAACGGGCACGCCGCCGCAGTCACGGGCGCCGCCACGCCTGGGTGAGCACCCACTGGTCCCAGTCAGCGGGCTGGACTTTCCGCTCACCGCCAGCCGGGCGCGCGAGCACCGCCTTGTCATAGCCGAAGGCGGCCAGCGCGCTGCACACGACATGGCCCTGCACCTGGCCGTTGACCGGGTCCCAGAGGTGCAGGTCGTCCAGGCCGTCGCCGACGATGGCCGCCCAGTCGTACGGCGTGCCGAGCAGCGCCCGCATGGCAGCGGTGACCACGTCGCGCTGGGCGTCCGTCTTGACCTGCAGCACGTTGGCCAGCGTCCACGGGGACGCCAGGTAGTCCGTGGCGTCCCGCCAGCCAACGCCGCCCGGGCGTCCCTCAATGCACCACAGCGTGCCCTTGGCGTCCCAGTGATCGGCGACGGCGATGTGGTTGCTCAGGTCCGGCTTGCCCTGCAGGGCGGCGCCGAGCCGGATCATCGTGGCGGCGAAGCCGCTCGTGCGCACGGCCAGCACGTCCCCCGGCTGCACGCCCTTGATCACGGCGCAGCCTTACAGTCCATGAGTGTCATGGTTCATCCTCACCCAGGGGGCGCCTGCTGTCCACGATCACGTGGCCACTGACGTCCAGGACGAGCCATTTCCCGGGATGCGCGTACTCTCCGGCAAGCAAGACGGGTGCCGGGTCAATCGCGCCCGTGAACCCGGAATCGGGATAGCGCCACAACGCCCACCCGGCCACCCGGCAGCACGTCACCTTCAGGCCGTACGGCAGGTGAAAGATGCTCGTGCGGGAAATGCCCGGCGCGGTGACGTGCAGGTCATGGTAAGTCGGCGCGGTCACGGCTGCCGCCCCAGCATCCGCGCGCAGGCCGGGCACGTCACCTGGCTGGCCGTGACGGTCAGCCACGTGCTCCACCGGCCGCAGGCCGCCACGCCGTCACGCGCGTGCCAGTGCACGATCCTCATGGCCTGGCCGCTGGCGCGGGCGGCACCGGGGGCGCGGCCGTCAGGGGGTTGCCGTTGCCGTCCCGCGGGTCTGCCACGGGCGTGACGTACTGGCGGCTGATCAGGGCGGCCACGGCAGCGGCAGCGGAGACCAGCGCAGTGGCGTCGAACGCGCCGCGCCCGTGCACGGCATTGTTGACCATGACGACGACGGCGAGGACGGCTCCCGCCGCGGCGATCCAGCCGTTAGGGTTAGTGAGCGGGCTGACCAGGCGTGGCACCTGCATGGATCCTCCTAAGAGTATTTCCCTGTATGATACAAGCGCCGCCAACGAGCATGTGCCAGCCAGAACAGTTCAGCCAACGAACGTGTGCCAGCCAGAACAGGTCAGCCAACGAGCGTGTGCCAGCCAGATCAGGGCTCCTGCTAAGGGGGAAGGCCGATGCGGATACCGGGATTCAGCCAGGGAGAGCCAGCGCCCGCTGCCTGGCCGCGCAGGCAGTACGGGGCCGGCAGCACCATTCACCAGACGGGCACGATCGACGTCCAGCTGGATGCAGGCACGGGTGAGGTAGTCGCCGTGTGGTTCCGCTGCCTGTCCCTGCCGTTCACGGTGGGCACCGTGGAGGCGGGCCGTCAGGTCATCCAGCCGGGCATTGCCATTGAGTCCGTCACGTATGCGGAGGAAGCAAGCACGGGCGCGTGACCGGGCCTTGCACGCGTGCTGGCTAGAACTTCTCCGGGTACAGCGCGGCAATGAGGCTGGCAATGTCCCCGCGGAAGCTCTGGAACGGCGTGATCGTGGCCGTCCCCGAGTCCTCGTCGTAGGAATAGGCGCCAGACAGGAAGGTCAGGGGCGCCGGCGCGACTTCCCCGCCGTACGACGCGTCCGTGACCACGACCTTGTACACCAGCCCCGCCTGGTCGCAGCCCAGGTCCACGGGCGTCCCTGCGGTGTTGAGCACCTGCCCGGGCCCGGCGGTGAACGGCCCGGCGAAGCTGGCCCGGACGTACCGGGTCAGGATGTTGCTCCCGATGGCCTGCGCCTTGGCCGCCGTCAGCACCCCGGCCGAGCTGAGGTCGATGTAGTACTCCATGGGCCCGTGCGCCAGCACGGACTTGGCGTTCGTCACGGTCGTGATGGCGAACGTGGCGGCCGAGGCCTTCTTGGTGGACGTGGCCGCCACGTCAGCGGTGGCCTGGTAGCGCAGCACCAGGGTGTTGACGTCAGCGGCGATGGTGCGCGCGACCGGGGTGTTGCAGACCAGGATGCGGTCCGGCTTGGCCGTGGGGTTGCCATTGGCATCCTGGGTGAACGGGACGACCTGAAGCCGCCACGGGCTGGCAGGAGGAGAGGACGCGACGGGCTGGGTGAGCTTCCACAGCAGCCCGCCGCCGGTGATCAGCAGGTCCAGGTGCGCGGTGACGGTTTCCGAGCCGCTGTCCTGCTGCTGGGCGAGGTAGATGCCCGCGGGCTTGCCGATGCCGGGGTTAACCCAGCGCAGCCCGCGGGTGATGGCCTTGTTCACCGGGTCGTCTGCGTTCCAGGTGGCGTAAGTGGCGGCGAAGTCACTGCCATAGTTCCCGGCGCCGTGCGCGGTGACCGTCCAGCCGCTGGCCGAGGGCGCTGGCTCGTCCAGCTTGCCCTCCCAGATGCAGGACGCCCCGCGCCATGCCTGCACCACCCGCCCTGGGTTGAGCGCATCGGTGCGGTACTCCGGCGGCAGCCGCAGCAGCAGGCTGAGCGTGTCCGGCCCCCCCGGGCAGCTGTAGCTGCGCACCAGGTTGGTGACGTGGCCGATCGAGCCGAGCCATCGTGGGGAGGTCGGCCGCGGGATGGACGTGGCCGTGTCAGATGACGTGGGGGTCGCCAGTGGTGACGGCGTGAAGAACACGTCCAGGAAGCCGAAGGCCGGCACCCCGATGGCAGCCACCTGGAACAGCGTCGGCTCCTTCAGCGATGCCCCGGTGTACAGCTGGAAGACGTCCCCCACCTGGATGGACTGCGCCTGCGTGATGCCCACGGCAATGTAGGGGTAGCCGTTCCAGCTGAATGCCCACGACCCGGCCTTGCCCCCGCCGGCCAGCGGGAAGGACCAGGGCTGGTTTTGTGGTGCGAATGTAACGACTTGGCTGTAGTTGAGCTGCTCCAGTGCCAGTGGGGCCACCTCCTCCTCTACACTGTGATATGGGCAGCCGCGCTGCGGCCTTCGTGCCGCTGCCGTGACGACGGCGTGCGAAGGCGCGGCTGCTCCTCTACTGCGCGCCGATTACTTCGGTGGATGAGTTCACGAACGGGTAGGGAAGCACGTAATTCCCGCCCGGCGCCTGGCCGTGGTAGATGTTGGCGAAAGCGTTCAGGTCCGCGGCCATGGACCGCATGAACGCGATGTCGCCCGTGGAAATGCTCGCGCCCTGAAGGTCGCCATCGGATTGCGCGGACAGCCACGCGTAGAAGTTGACGGCAGCGGTCAGGGCGTCCCGGACGTTGCGGGCGACCTCGGTCGCGTTCTGGGTGACCAGTCCCGCATTGGAGACTGCGGTGAACAGGGCCATCATCGGCGCCTTTCCTCAGGGTGGGCACGCATAAGAAGTCAAGGGGGTAAATGCCGAAGATGCGGATGGCCTCCCCGGCCGTGGCGTCAAAGACCTGGATCTGCCCGCTGGTCTGCATCTGGCAGATCAGCGCCTGCCCCAGGTGCGCGCCGCCCGGGTCCTCACGGCATTCAGGTACTGCGTGCTGTTAGGCCGGTAGGAGGTGCTCAGCGCGGTGTTGACGTTGGAGGGATTGGCCACGCCACCGGGCGGGGTGACCTGGCCGGAGATCATCACGCAGTTGAACGGCAGCATCTTGTACTGCAGGGACCCGGTCCAGCTGTTGACGAAGCTGGCCGCGTTGGGCACTTCCAGCTGGCGCGGGTTGGAGCCGGGCACGAAGGCGCTGACCTGCCCGGAGAAGCCAGAGCTGAAGGCGTTCCCGGCCGCGTCCGACCCGGCCGCGGGCTGCATGGCGCCGATGGCCGCGCCGTTGGTCACGTAGGTGACCTGGACCTGGCCGTCTGAGCCGTCGCCGCTGTGGATGGGCGCGGATCCGGTATGGCCCACGACCGTCAGCAGCGGCGCCCCGGACTGCCCGGCGCCGGCGAAGGACCCGTAGTACGTGAGGTCCAGGAGGTTCGGGCCCGGCCCGAAGACGAGGGCCTTGGCCGTCCCGGACCCCAGCGGGACGGCCAGCGGGTCCGATGCCTGCTGGACGTGGACGGCGCCTTGCGGCGCGGTGAACGTCAGGGCGCTGGTGACGCCCGTCACGCCGTCGAAGGTGGCAGGCAGCGCGGTGAAGGCCGCGAAGCCCAGGGCCACGGTCACCCCGGCGCTGTAGTACGTGCTGACGTTGGACACCGTCAGCAGGACGTTGTCGACGGTGACGCCGCTCAGGTCGGACTGCACCGATGACGGCAAGATCATGACGGACTTCAGCGTCCCGGCGTACAGGCCGTCACTGGTGCCGGTGCCGCCCTGCCACATCACCGCGCCGACGGCGGCGTCCTTGTTGTTGGCGTTGCCGCCGATGGCGTCGCTGCCGTAGTACGTGGCAGAAGCGGTGGGATTGTAGTTCTCGATGACCAGGCCTGCAGGCACCGATGAGGCCCCGACGCCGCCCGACCCGGCACCCGGGGAATTGCCGTCTGAGCCGGTGGCGCCTGAGTTCCCGCCGTTGCCGCCGGCTCCCTGGTTGGCGCCGTGCGTGTCCGCGCCGCCAGCGCCTCCCGTGCCGGAGGCAGACTTGGCGCCGTTGTTGCCGTTGCTGACAGTGCTGGCAGAGGAACCGCCACCGCAGCCGCCGGTGGACTGGGTGCCGTCACCGCCGCCGTTGCCGCCCGCCCAGGAGATGAGCTGCCCTGGCGTGGCCGCGCCGCCCGTGCCGCCAACCAGGCTCACTCCCGCGCCGCCGCCATTGGCGAAGACGCCCGGGCCGCCGGACACGCCGCCCAGGTCAAAGTAGCTCGGGCCGCCTGGGCAGCCCTGGCCGGCATTCGACAGCGCGCCATCGCCGCCGTCGCCGACCACGTAGCTGTAGACGGTGCCGGGCACGACAGGGTAGAAGGTCTCCTCGGCGTACGCGCCGCCGCCGCCGCCAGCCGCGCCCGTGGTGGCGTTGCCGCCGTCGCCGCCGCCGCCCGCTCCCCAGCACTGAACCTGCACAACCGTCACCCCGGCCGGGCACGTCCAGGTGTAGCTCCCGGCCACGTTCTGCGTGACAACGGTCACCGACGGGTTGTAGACCACGAAGGGCTGCCCCTGGTTCCCCACCAGCGCGTTCAGCCGGCTTTCGACGGCCTGCGCCTTGGACAGCGCCTTCGCCACCAGGGACGGGTCATTGGGCCCGGGCATCAGTCGCCCCCAACGGGAAAATGAACATTTTCACACCTGCCTCTCCAGGTACCACCGCGAAAGGTACGACAAAGCGAGATCGGGAGCGCCTTCCACGGCGTAGGCAAGGAACAGGTTGTCCCCTGGCGTGATGTAGAACGGCGAGCCGGAGATGATGGCGGCGTCCAGCAGGCTGACAGACTGCGACCGGTCCAGGTCGGAGCCGAGGATGCGGCCCAGGTCATACTCGATGGTCGGCTCGTCAATGAACATGTTGGCGTAGGTGTTTCCCCCCGGGACGTTGACGAGCACGCTCGACCCTTGCGTGTCCAGGAAGATCACGTCCAGGAACTGGTCCGCGGTGTTGGTGTCAGTGATGGACACGCTGAATGACGCGGAGGTGTTGGACGGGTCCACGTACTTCACCGGCAGCGTCAGCTCGCCCATGACCACGATGCCGTTGGTGATGTCGGTGGAGGGGGTGAAGGTGCGCGCCACCGAGGAGGCGTACGTGTTGCCGCCCAGGTACTCTGACTGGTTCACCGTGACGGTGACCGAGCGCGCTGATGACGGGCTGTTCCAGTTGTAGGCGGTCAGCACCACGGTGTACGTGCCGTTGAACTGCGCGTTCACGCCTGCGACCAGGCTTGAGACAACATACTGGGTGCCTGAGGGCGTATCGGAGGTGTTCCCGATGGGCACGATCGGGTTCAGTTCCGGAGGCGACTGGGCGCCGGGCCGGTGCGCGATCAAGGTGGCGAACGGGGCCAGCGGCGGCGTCCAGGTCAGCACCACGTTCCCGTTGCCGCCCGCGCCGCCGGCCTCCGTGGCCCCGGTCGTGACGGCCCCGCCCCCGCCGCCCCCAGGAGGGGACGCGCCGTCGCCGACGTCCACGGCTGCGGTGCCGCCGTTGGCGCCCTTGCCGCCGCCGGTCACCGCTGTCGCCCCGGCGCCTCCTGAGGACCCGATGGTCCCGGCGTTGCCCGCTGAGCCGCTGCCGCCGGAGCCGCCCCCGCCACCGCCGTTGGTGGACCCGGCGCCGCCTGCCCCGCCATTGTTGTGCGTGGTGTTCGCGCTGCCCGTGCCGCCGGCGCCGCCCGTGGCCGTGTTGAGCGCGACGGATGAGCCGCCGTGCGCGGTGACCACGGCGCCGGTGGTGGCCGCGGAGCCGAAGGTGGTGGTGCCGCCGTTGACGGCGCTGCCGCCCGCAACCGTGTAGGTGACCTTGACCTGGCCGGCTGCGCCAGCGGCCCCGGGCTGGTTGCCCAGGTTCCCGTACCCGCCACCTCCTCCGCCACCCGGACCGGAGCCGGTCACGGGAAAGCCTGGGTTGTTCGCGCCCGCGCCACCCGCGCCGCCACCCGTCACGGCCACGGCCCCGGCGCCGCCGGTGTTCCCGGACCCGTTGCTGCCGGCGTTGCCCCCGGCTGCGGTGCCGCCCCCGCCCCCGCCGCCCCCGCCGGCGTAGGACGGCGACGTGCCGCCCGCTCCCCCGTTGTGGTGCGTGGTGTTGGCGCTGCCCGTGCCCCCCGTGCCCCCCGTCGTGCCGCCCGTCGTGGGGATGACGCCGCCGTGCGCCGTGACGGTGACCGAATCGCCGGTGAACGACGAGGGCTGCCCGTTGGCCTTGCTGGCGGAGTTCTGCACGAAGATGCCGCCGGCGCCCACGGAGAACTTGTACGTCTTGCCGGCAGTGACCGCGAGCGAGGGCTCGGCGGCGTACTCACCGCCGCCTCCTCCGCCTCCGCCGTCAGCGCCCCGCGCGCCGCCGCCCCAGCACTCGGCCAGGACGGTGGTGACGCCTGCCGGGCACGTCCAGTTCCCGCCGCCGGAGACGGTGAACGTGACGGACTGCTGCGCGGCGCCCGGCTGGCCCCCGGTCCCGCAGGAGAACGGCACGGGCGTGCCCTCGGCCACGGTCAGCGCGGCCTCCGCGGCGTACTCGCCGCCGCCGCCGCCGCCGCCCTGGCCAGAGGTGGAGCGCGTACCGCCGGAGCCGCCGCCGCCGATGCACTCCGCCTTGACGGACGTGACCCCCACCGGCGGCCACCACACACCGGAGCCTTCCAGCTCAATGGACACGTTGCCGGACTGCGGCAGCTGGAACTGGCAGCTCACCGGCGTCCGGGCCGTGCCCGGGACGCCCATGACGTTGTACATCACGCCGCGCTGGCTGGCGGGCGCGGCCAGGGACGGCGGGTTGGCGGTCACCGAGTCCAGCCACGCGTTCATCCGGACGTACGCGGTCTTGCCGCCGCCAGCCCAGTTGGACAGCGTCACGGAGTAGCTGGCGACCTGCGTGTAGGTGAAGTGGGCCACGCCTTGCGGGACGGGCGCGGTGACCCGGGTCCACTTGGGCGTGGTGGCCTTGTTGGACCACGGGACCTTGCTCATCGTCCGGGAGAACGTGAGCTTGTTGCTGAAGGCGTCGGTGAGCGTCCAGCGCATGGTCACGTTGGAGGCGAACGTGGCAGCCGGCGCCCCCCAGTGCGTGGTGTCATAGGACTGGCCGAGCCAGACCGACAGGGCCGTCAGCCCGGTGATGTCGAAGGACAGCCCGCTCTTGGCGTAGGTGACCGGCACGTAGGTGGCATTCGGCGGCTGGTAGTGCGCGGAGTGCGGGCCGACGACGAACTGGGTGCTGGACGTCCAGTTGGCGCCCGACACCGCGGCGAAGTTGTCCAGGATGACCGGCGCGGGCGGCGCGGCGATCCCGCCGAGGATCGGGCTGGCGAAGGCCACGTTCGTGAGCGCGTCCGGGGCGCTGCGGATGTAGGGCAGCGCCTGGAACTGCAGCGTGATGATGGCGATGGGTGACGGCTGGCCGGGCAGGAAGCCGTAGGAGTACACCGTCGGCAGCGCGCGAAAGCAGTCAAAGACCTGGGCCAGCCCCGTGGAGGCGGGCGTCCAGGTCAGCGTCCACGTCGGCGCGTCGATGGCCTGGATCAGGAACTCCTTGGCCGCCGACAGCGTGGCCTGGTCAGGAGCGGTGATCTTGACGGGCAGCGTGATCGTCCGGTTGCTGGCCCGGACGCCGAAGGGCCGCTCGCCGTCCAGCAGCAGCGACTGGACCAGGTCCGTCGTGGGGTCGGGGGCGCCCAGGTCCCAGGCGAGCTGCGAGCCCAGCGCCGTTCCCCCCGTGGAGGACGGCGCGAGCAGCCGGAAGACGGCGCCTGTCCCGGCTGCGTTCACCAGTGCCGGGATGTCACTCTGCACGCCGCTCCCGGCGCCGAGCACCTCAATGATGTCGGCGATGACGAGGCTGTCTGCCATCTCAGTTCACCGGCCCGTCTGCTCGCGGCTTCATCGCCCGTAGTAGCCCATCGATGCCCCCCGCGCCGCGCTGCCTGACAGCCCGCGGGCGAAGGCCTGCCCCTGCGTGCCCGTCACCTGGATGAGCTTGTCCAGTTGCTGGCTGAGGCGGTTCAGCCGCAGGTTCGTCTCGTGCAGCGAGCCAGGCCCCTGCGCGGGCGTGACCATCTCAGCGTGGCGCGTGGTGTTGATGCCGATGCCGCCCGCGGGCAGGATGCCGCCCCGGTCATAGGTGCCCAGGGCCCGCACGAGGCCGCCAGCCGCGTACCCGTGGCCCTGCCCGATGACGCTGCCCATCCCGGGCCCGTACCGGGCCAGCGCGTAGTGGATGGCGGCGTAAATCTGCGCCATCGGGTTCTCGCTCACCGGGCCGCCGCCGTAGTTCACCAAGGGAGGCGTGTTAATATAGGGACCAGCGTAAGCAGCGAAGGTGCTTGGGATGAGCTGTAGCAAGCCAACACTAGGGTGACCTGCTTGGGCATTTGAGTCGGTAAGGTTCACGGCGTTCAAATTACCGCCACTGTTACCAGTGAGGAATACGTGCCCGTCAAGCCGTGCGGTCCAGCTGCCCAGCTGCGTAGTACAGCACCACACGGGCGCTGTACCCGCATCCTTCACGAACATCACGCGCGACGGGCCGCCGATGTACGGCGACGTGATGCCGATGCCCCAGCCGCCATGGGACTTCCTCCGGGCCGGGCGGTTCCCGCTGAGGTAGACGGCCAGCTCGATCGCGTCGGCGACAGGCCCGTCATTCTGGTAGATCACCGTCTTCGAGGGCTCACGATGGCCTTCTGCCGCGATCATCGCCCCGAGCCATGCCTCACGCTGTGCGGCAGACATCCGCAGGACCTGGCTGACGGCATCCGTCTTCGGGTTCCCGGCACGGGCAAGCAAGTCGCGGGCGTACGCTGCGGGGAGGTGCCACGTGCGCGTGACGAGCTGGGTGGTGCCGAACCCAGGCCCGTTACTGTGCCCGCAGCGGTCTTGCGCGTACCGGCCTACCCCGGGAATGCCTGCCAGCGCTTCTTCGATGGCGGCGAAATGCTCAGCCTTTGCCTGGGAAACGGTGACGGAGAGCCCGCTCGTGCCTGGCACGCGCGTACGATCCGGGTCTTCATAGGGCCTGCCTCCGGCACCCTTCCTTGGCGTGCCATCGCGCCGCAGCCCGAATGGCGCGTCCTGCGTGCGCTCCTGCCAGTTCACGGGGGGAGCAGGAGGCGCCTTCCGCCAGACGGGCTTGCTTGCCATGACGCAGCCGTCACCCGCGATCCAGCCGAGCAGCGCAGCCTCACGGACGGACACGGGCAACTCGTCACCCAGGTTCGCAAGACGCGCGAGAACGATGCGCTGGCCTGGGGCCTTGTCTTCCAGCTTGACGAGCGCCGTGCTTGTGACCTGCTCATAAGTGCCCACGCCGCGCTTGTGGACGGTAACGGGCTCCTTGTGCTCCTTGCCCCGGTGAACCTGCACGGCTCGCGGGGACCGGAATGGCCCGCGGCTGCTTCCCGTGGCCCCGCAATCCGGGCACTGGAGTTCCGTGAACGCGCCTTCACGGCGCCGGACGACGGTCTCCATCAGCCAGCGGTGATTCGGGGTTGCGACAGCTTCCCAGTGCTCATTGCCGAAGCGGACGACGGGAGCGCTCTCGTAGTGCTGCACCCGGGTAACCCGCGTCCATTCACTGACGCCCGTAACGGGGTTATAGCCGATGGTCTCGTCACCAGGCTGTACTTCGTCATGCTTCTTCCAGCCATCCCGCGTCAGTATCATGACGTCAAGTGTCACGCACTCTGTTTGAATTTGTCGCAACCAGTTGGCAACAAGCGACAACGGCAGGCCAAGGGAGCTCAGCGCCGTGTTGATGTCGGCGGCGTAGTTCGCCGACCCAGGGCCCAGGAACGCGCCCTTCACGGCAGCGGCGATGGCCCTGACGAGCGCGGCATTGGCGGCCTTCTCGAAGCGCGTGCCCATCGCCACCTCGAATCCCTGGCCGGTGCCCTGGACGAACTTGTCCTGCACGGCCTGCACGCCAGCCACCCCGACCACGCCGCCGCCGGCGAAGCCGGGCAGCGCGCCGCGCAGGTGGTCGATGGCGCCGGACCGCACCATGTTGCGGGGGATGACGACCTCTCCCGGCGTCAGCATCGCGAACACGCTGTCAGAGTTTCCAGAGCCGGGCACCTGGCCGCCCTTGGCCACGAACAGCAGGTTGCCGATCACCTGCTGGGTGCTGCCGGTGATGGTCTGCTCCGCGGTGATCTTGCCCTTGCCGCTGGCCACCAGGCCGATGGGCAGCGACGCGCCGTGCAGCTTGTCGATCTGGTTCTGCAGGTTGGTGACCAGCTGCTGGGCGACCTTGGACTGCACGCCCACCGCCTCCAGGTCCTTGATGAGCTGGTCGCGGGCGCTCTGGGTCTTGTTGGAGTTGTCCCCGCTGGACAAGATGGCCTGGGAGAACTTGGTGATGTCGCTGTTGATGCCCGGGGTGTCAAAGCCAATCTGCTGCAGCGTCTTGATGAAGGTCTTGTCGATGAGGGCCGAGGCCTTCTGGGCGTTCACCGACGTCTTGGAGATGTTGTCGCCCAGGGTGGCCATCAGCTTGATGGCATCCTGCATGGAGACGCCGAGCACCTTGGCGATCATCGCCGCGATCTGCGGCCCGGAGTCGTTGGCCGCCATCCCGGCCGCGATCAGGGATTTCACCAGGGCGTCCTGGGCCGCCTTGGCCTGCGTGGACCCCTTCCCGAACTGGGCGAGCGCGTTACCGTAATTCGCGGCGGCCTTCTGCACGCCGTCGTACTTCAGGATCGCCTGGTTGATGTCACCGATCAGCGTGTTGGCAATGTAGTCGCCTTGCGCCTGCATCGCGTCGGTGAGCAGGGCCTCCTGGGTGGTGGCCTGGTCGGTGATGTCCTTGACGTTCTGGGTCGCCGTGCCAGCAGAGTTCAGCCAGTCCGTGAGGTCCTTGATGCTGGTGCCGCCGGTGTAGCCCGCCTGCTTGGCCAGCGCCAGCATGGAGGCCGACGCGTTCTTGGCGCCCTTGTCGGCGGCCACCATCGGGATCAGCAGGTTCTTGACGGTGGAGGTGAACTCGTCCGACTTGACGGCGGCCTGCCCGAGCCAGTTCGTCAGGTCCTTCAGTGACGCGGTCCCGTGGTAGCCCGCTTCCTGCGCCAGGGCCACGAGCTGCGCGGTGGCCTCCTTGGACCCGGACGCGTACTTGACCAGCGGGATGATGGCGTCCTTGACGCCCTGGGTGAACAGGTTGCCGGCCAGCCCGGCCGTGCGCCAGCTGGCGAACAGCGCGTTGGCGTTGGACACCTGGGTGCCGAACGCCTGGTTGAGGTCCAGGCTCGCCTGGTTCAGGCCGTCCATGGACGCCCCGGTCAGCGTCCCGGTGACGCTCAGCTTGCCGAGCGTGTTCCGCAGCGTCTCACCGCTGCCGCCGGCCTTCTGGAAGTTCTGGTCCAGCGTGACCATGCCGAGCGCGAGGGTGTCGAAGGTGCCCTGGCTGCCGGTGACGTCACCGATGAACGAGCTCCAGCCCTGGTTCAGCTTCTGCGTGGCGGTGTACTGGTCCGTCTCGGTGCGGCTGAGGACGTCCAGGTTATTGTTCAGCGCCCCGGCGGTTCCGTTCATCGCCTTGTAGGCAGCGAGCGTTCCCAGGACCTGCGCCGTGGTGGCTGCCCAGTCCTGGACGTTCTTGTCCAGCATCTGGTTCTGGGTGATGCCTGCTGCCGTGAGCGCTCCCAGGGCTGAGGACGTGGATCCCGTGATCTTCGCGATGTCCTGGAGGTGGCCATTGAACGTCTGCTGGTTGCCCTGGAGCACGGCCAGCTCATGGGCATATGCCTGCGAGGCGTTGGTGGCCCCTTCATACCCCTGGCGCAGGGCCTGGAGCTGCTGGGAGGCAAGCGACCGGTCGTGGCCGCCAACGCTCAGGACGCCGTCGACCTTGCTGATGGCGGCGGAGTACATCTGGGCGGCGCCCTCAGACTGGACCAGCTGCTGCCTGGTCGCCGCGATGGACTGCGCCAGGATGCCCAGGGTCTGGGCCACGCCGGCACTGCCCACCACCTTCTGGATGGAGGCCGTGAAGTCGTTGGCCGCACTGGAGCTGTTGTGCAGCCACAGGGCCAGGGCCACCAGCCCGGCTACGACGATCGTGATCCAGCCGAGCGGGCTGATGCTCTTGAAGACGGCCAGCGCGGCGTCCAGCACGCCCGTCAGCGTGATGACGCCTTCCTCACTGGTGGCCACCGCGACCAGGCCGGCGACGTAAATGGCCGCTGCCTGCGCTGCGGCGTAGAAAGCGCCTGCCAGCGGGACCAGGGCCTTGGAGTAGAAGGCGACGGCCAGCGACGTGGCCAGCCCGATGTAGATGAACGCCCCGTGAATGACCAGGCCCCAGCGCAGCACCGGCTCCAGCATCCGGGTGACGTTCTCCAGGACGCCGGTCAGGGCCACGCCAAGGGTCAGCAGCTTCTGGGCGTAATCGGGCACGACATTCAGGACGTTGCCGATCGCGCCGAACACGTTGCCGAATGCCGTGCCCAGGCCCAGCAGGCTGCTCTTGGCGTTCTTGGTGAAGATGTCGAAGGCCGTGCCAGATGTCAGCGCGGCCGTCATCCGGCCGGCCAGCTGGTCAACGACCGGGCCAGTCTCCCGCACGATTTTCTGGAAGTCCCCGGTGTGCGCCTTGGCGACCACCAGCGCGTCACCGAAGACCTGGTACACCTCCGGCCGGACCGCGTTGTGCAGGGTCTCCAGGGCGCCCGTCAGCGGGTACATGGACTGCGTGGTGGCATCCGCGGCGATGTGCAGGTTGGTCATCCGCCGGGCGACTTCCTGCACGGCATCGGAGGCGGCCACCCCGAAGGCCCCGGCGGCGACGGCCGCGCCGCCCCAGACGGCGATCAGCTCCACCAGCACGTCGGCGGCGATGTGCATGACGGAGATGTGCGTGGCCCAGGCGGGCAGCAGCCCTTGCAGGAGGCCGCCGAACAGGGTGACTTTCGTTCCCAGGATGCCAAAGGCGTTCCCCAGGATGCCGCCCGTTCCCGCCAGGGCCGCCATGCCGCCGGTGGCCCTGGTCCACATGGGCTGGGTGTTCCCCAGGGCGATGGCGAGCAGGTTCTGCGCGACCGTCACCCCCCTGGTGGAGGCGATCAGGTCAGCCTGCGCGCGCGCCGCGTCCTCAACCGCCGTCCCCACCTTCTCGGCCGCGACCTCCAGGCCGAGCAGTGATGCCTGCGCTGCGATAAGGCTGCCGGTGTCCACGTTCATCCGGATGTCATGCGCCTTGGCCTGCAGTGCTGTAATTTCTGCGGTGACGGCCGCGATAGCCGCCTTGATGGCTGCCGTCTGCGCAGTGACCTCAATGTTCCTGGCGTCCGACCTCAGCACCTGCAGCTCGGCCTCAATGGCATACAGCCGGGCCACTGCGGCGTCAATCTCAATGTCCGCCGTCAGGTGATTGAGTGCTGCCTCCAGGCCGTGCGCCTCAAGCTCCAGGTTGGCGATCTTAGAGATGGCAGCCGTGGTGTCCGCGTCGATCTGCAGGTCAGAGGACTTGCGCACCAGGGCGGCCAGCTTCGCCTGCAGCGCGGCGATCTTCGCGTCGATCGCGGAGGTGTCCGCGCTCAGCGTGATGTCCGCGACCGTCTTGGCCAGCGCGAGCAGCTTGCCCTGCAGCGTGGTGATGGTGGCCAGGGCCGGCTTGCCGTCCGCGCCGATCTTGATGCTGGCGAGGTTGGCCGACAGGGCGTCCATCCGGGCCCGGAGGTTGACGATGGACGCCAGGGCGCCGGTGGTGTCTGCCTTCACCTTGACGCTGACGTCGGGGTTGATCCCGGCCAGCGCGGTCCGGATCGCGGCATCTGCCTTGAGCCGGAAGCCGCTCGCGTCCGGGCTGACCGTAACCCAGGCCTCACCGAGGGTGGCCATTACTGTTCACCCGCCTCAGGCCGCAACAGGGGCGCCATAAGATCCGGCCGATCAGGGACCAGAGGCCGACGGTCAGGAACGGCTCCTTGACGCGGTCCTCCCGCGGGTACTCCAGGAAGACGGCCGGGTCCGCGGGCGCGTTGGCACTGGCCCACAGCGACCCCCCGGACCGGTGCCCTATCCGGGTGTGCACGGATGCCTTGGTGAAGCCAGGCGGCCGGGCGTTGCTGCGCGCGCTCCAGGACGGCGTGGCGCGCACAGGGACCCGGGCCCGCGCGACGGCCGCCGCCTGGTCCGCCAGGTCTTGCAGGTACCGGCCGACCATGCCGTGCTCGTCGTCCAGCAGGGCGGTGATGGCCGCGTCGTCCAGCCGCACGTCCATGCCGTTCCCTCCGTCCTGCTATACTCGGTAATACACAGCCAGTGCTCCACGGCCAGCCGTGATCCGCGTGCCGCCAGGTGACATCAGCCAGCCAAGGTCCCAGTGCGCCCTGCCGCCCGCATGCAGCCAGGCGACATCAGCCAGCCGGGACGAGGAGATCCCCGTGCGCCTCACCGTCCCATCCACGCTCCCGGGATCTCCTCGTCCCGGCTGCCCAGCGGGGCGGCAACCGGCGCGTCCGGGTCATCGAAGGCCATCCCGCTGGCCTCCTGGTGCGCCCGCAGCGCGGCCAGCGCCACCGCCTCCGGGCTGGTCCTCATGCCGATGTCCTCCTCGAACTTCTCCGCTTCCTCCCCCGTCATCTCGCTAGTGATGAGGGCGTAAGCGAAGTTGAGCAGCTGGCGCGGGCTCAGCGCCTCGATCCCCGCTTCCGCGTGGCGGAGCCGCTCGCCGTCAAGCCGGCCCGCGTTCTGCGCGCAGTAGCGGGTGAGCCACCACGCGGCGGGGTAGGGCGCCCGGACGCGATCTCCAGCACCTTGGAGACCACGCCCATCAGGTCGTCAGCATCGGCCTTGGTGACCATCGCGTGCTCCTCGAACCTGCTCCAGTCACCCCTCTCGTAGGCTTTGCAGGCCGTCTCGTTGCGCGCCTCGCAGTGCTCGCACTCCCCGCAGCCCGGCGACCCCTCGTAAATGCAGTCGCGCAGCATGGTGTACATGGCAGCCAGCGCCCGCGGATCCTGGGTGTCCACGTCCGAGGCAGAGGCGAACTTCAGCAGCGGCATCAGGCCGATCCGCTCTGAGACCCGGAACTCCTGGCCGAGCAGCGTGACGCGGTCACCCGAAGCGATGACGCTCCCGGTCGTGACCTCATCGTCGTCGTCGGGCGGCTGCAGGTTCTTCTCCGCGGCAGTGGCCTGGACCCGGGCCAGCGCGCGGTCAGCCTTGGCCGGGATGGCAGCCTGGGCCTTGGCCGGCCGCGGCGGGGGGAGCGTGACGGCCGGGACCGGCTCATCCCAGTCGATCGTGTAGTCGGCCTCTGCCTCAGGCACCAGGACCATCTCCTAGCTCAGCAGTGATCCGGTCAATCTGCTTCTGGATCCAGGCAACGCCTTCCTGCCGGGCCTCGTTCTCCTCCAGGTCCGATCCGGTGGCGTTGTCGATGCCGCGCGTTGCGTTCACCACGTGCCGGGTGATCTCCGCGACCGTCAGGTCCGTGACTAGGTGATGGTGCGCGAGTGCGTTGACCAGGGTCGCGGCAAGGTTGAACCGCTTGGTCTCGTTGACCAGCAGTGCCATGTACAGCAGCCGCCGCGTTTCGTCAAAGTCCGTGGCGTCGCCGCTGTCGCGGGTGATCTTCCGTGCTGTCATCGTGGTCCGTCCCGTATCAGGATCTGATGATGTAGACTGCGTGATACCCCAGCGTCGCACTGGGGGAGAGGGTGGCCAGGCGGGCACGAGCGCCGTGCTCGCCTGGCCGTTTTCCTGAACTGTTCAGTTATGCGGAGCCCGTTAGCTCGGCCCTGGTCAGCGCCCGCGCGCGACCCAGGACCGCCTGGACCTCATTCGGGTAGTACTGCGTGACGAAGGTGATCAGGTCTTCCAGGCGCTGGCCTGTTGGCTGCACCTTCACCCAGACCTCCAGGTTCTCGGGCCGGTTGTCGGTCTTGATGCCGTTGACGTGGTGCACGTTCTCGAATGGGTAGAGCCTGCGGCCGAGCTTGACTTCCGCGACGGCACGGTGCTCCAGGATGGTCCACTTGCCGTACTTGAGCACGACGTAGCCCTGGTTGTTGACGCCCCGGTGACCTGAGCCGTTCTGGCCACGGCGCAACGGCTCATTAGCGTCCCCGTAGTCCTTCCAGCGCTGGTAGTGCCGAAGGCAGAATCCGCGGCCGTAGTGAAGAGAACCGCAGCCTTCGACTTCGCACAGACGCGGCTGGCTGGGCTTGCGAGAGCCGGCGTTCTTACGTGGCCTGGCCCCTCCTGCTTCCCCGTTGTTTGCCTTCGCCCGGTAGTAGTGCATGCTGCACAAGCCCTTGGCGCTGTAGGGACGGGTGCAGCCCTCCACGGAGCACTCCCTGGGCGGCTGGCGCATCGGCCCTCCGCCCAGGGGATCTCCGTAGCGCCGGTTCCGCTGCCAGTGCGCAGCGCACCAGCCGCGAGCGTAATGCGAATTCGCGCAGCCTTCGATTGAGCATGTCTCTTGAGCCATGCTGCACGATACCGCATAATTACGCTCTTCACAGTTATCAGGTTCCGGCTATGCCTACAGTTGGATAACGCTGAATGCGCGTCGCAGCGTTCCAGGTGCTCTTCAGGCTCACGGCTGCCGCCACGCCGCCCGCGACGCTGAAATCAGGGAGGATTTGGCCAAAGAAGTATTGGCCCGGTGCGGACCCCTGCACGCCGAGCGTGCTCGGGTAGAGGTAGAAGTTGCGCGGCAGGCCGTCAGTGGCCGCCACGTACGTCTGCGCCGTGGCCGTGTCGTAGAACCCGGTGAAGTCACCGGAAGCGTCGGGCAACCCGGCGACCCAGATGAGGTTCTGGTCGCCCATGGAGGTTACGTCGACTTTGTTAACGACAAAATTGATGCTCCAGTCCGACAAGAAAGCCATGGGACTGGCGAGGTCGGCGGGATTCACGCCGACGTACGCGATGCCATTCCTTCCGTGGATCCGACTCACTGTAGCTGACTCCTTACGCTATGTGTTGCGAAGGACCCGGCTCCGTGCACGGCCTCGGGTGTCACATACCTTGTGACATGCGATACTATACCAGTGTGATCTGTACTGATTGCGGTCGTGACAGGCCGCCGCGCCGCGGGCTGTGCGGTGCCTGCTACAAGCGCCGGAAGGAAGCTGGCACGCTTCCGCAAAAAGCCGTGCCTGACCGAACGTGCACGGCAGCGGCTGGTGGGCAGTGCTCTGACGACTACATGGGTAAAGGGCTGTGCAAGAGGCATTATTACCGGCAGTATTTCCAGGGCACGACAGAACTGACGACGCTGAAGACGGCGCCCGATGACGTGCGGTATTACGCAGGCGTTGACCGGCGCACGGCTGGGGAGTGCTGGCCCTGGACGGGAACGATTGTCAGCACGACTGGTTACGGGCAACTTCACTGGGATGGTCAGGGCGTCTCCGCGCACATTGCGGGCTGGGAGCTGGCCACCGGGCTGATCGCAGCCGGCTTCTGGATCGACCATGCCTGCCACAACCGGGATGGCTCGTGCAGGGGGCTGGCGTCCTGCCTGCACCGCAGGTGCCAGAACCCGCTGCACCTGGAAGCGGTAACGCCAGGCGTCAACTTGGCCCGCAGCCCGCTGACGAAGATCAATCAGGGCTGGGTAGCCCGGGGCGCCAGCGAGGACGAATACACTGCACTGGCCAGCAGCTGGGCCACCTGGGCTAGCGGGAAGATCGATGACGAGGCGTTCACTGCCCTGGTCATCACGCACGCGAACGCCCGGATCATTCCCACGTGGCGCCCACCTGACTGCCCGCTCGGGCACCGGCTGGCCGGGGCTAACAGGATCGTGCACCCAGAGCGGGGGACGACGGGCTGCCGCGAGTGCATGATGCGCACCAAGCGGTTCCGTGGCCACTGGCTGCTCCGTCAGGACTGAGCGAGCCGGCTCCGGTCAGGGCCGCGGCATGTTACCGGCAGGGTACACCAGCTAGCCTGTTAAGTGTGCGATGAGCTGTGGCGGCCTGTCCCCGGCTACCAGGGATGGTATGAGGTCAGCAGCCATGGCCAGGTGTACTCACTGGCGCGGCCCTCCGCGCACGGCGGCTTGCTCGCGCCACAGGTTAACTCCGCCGGGTACCGGTTCGTGCGCCTGCATAAGTACGGCCGTGCCCGGGCGTTCACCGTCGCGCGCCTCGTGCTGGAGGCCTTCAGCGAACCAGGCCGCGGGCGCCGTGCCCGGCACGGCCCAGGCGGCAAGCTGGATGACTCATTCAGCAACCTGCGCTGGCGCTTACATTACTAGAACATTTATTCGAAAAATATCTTCTTACCATCCGGAATAGACCTTGCCGTCATTGCGTTATATACTGTAACAGACACTTAGCGCAGCCGATCCGGGAAGCTCCGGGGCACGCTGCGCGGCACAGGAGAAAGAAGCGCTTGGCAATGCCAGCAAACGTAGATGCCATGTTCTCCGTCCGCCAGGTGCCCTGGCACCGGGAGGGCATCGTCACCGACGACTACCCGCAGACGTTCGCCGAGGCCCGGGCCCTGGCCGGGCTGGACTGGGACCCCGTCGCCTACCCGGTGACCAGCGAGCAGGTGATGACCGCGGCCCAGTTCCGCGAGCGCGCCCGGGACCTCATCATGTCCCGCGGGGAGCTGAGCGCTGATGAACTGGCCAGCGACGTCACCAGCTTGTGGCTAGAATCCTTCCGGCGCCCTGTCAATGACGTGGTCGTGTTCGGCCCCCTGGTCGCCGAGATCGTGGACAGCGCCGCTGACGACAGTGACCAGTGGCGCCGGATCGCCCGCAGCGACACCGGGGCCACGCTGTCATACCAGCGCGCTTCCTACAGGCTCATCCCGAACAGCGACTTCGGCGAGATCATCGACGCCGTCACCGGGTCTGACAGCACGGTCAAGCTGGAGACCGGGGGCTGCCTGGACGGCGGGCGCCGGGTCTGGATGCTGGCCCGGCTGGACGAGCCGCACCAGGTAACGGCCCGCGGGCGCATTGACGCGTCTTACAGCTTCCCGTACCTGGGCGTCACCAGTGACCACACCGGGAAGGCCAGCTGCGCGGCGCGGCTGACCGAGGTCAGGATCGTGTGCGGGAACACCTACTCACTCGCTGAGGCCGAGGGCGAGCGCACCGGCGCGGTCTTCTCCTTCAGCCACCGCGGGGACTGGCGGGACCGGGTCACCGAGGCTCGCGAGGCCCTGCAGTTCGCCCGCAACGAGGCGCGGGAGTACACCGAGGTGATGAGCGGGCTGCTCGGGATCGCGGTGACCCCGGCGCAGCAGCAGCTGTGGCTGCGCGAGTTCATCCCGGCCCCGCCGGACGGCATCGTCTCAGACCGGGTGATGGCCAACATCGAGACGGCGCGCGCGGCCGTGCTCGGCTTCCTGAACGGGCCGACCGTGGAAGGCGCTGGCATCGGCGGCACCGCGTACGGGCTGGTGCAGGCGGCTGGCGAGTACCTGGACTGGGCGCGGCGCGCGAATTCCTGGGAGAGCCGGCTGAACCGCAACCTGCTCAAGGCCGAGCCGCTGAAGGCGAAGGCGGCAGCGCTGGCAAGGGAAGCGGCACTGGCGTGAACACCTGGAAAGCTTACGGGACAGGCGCACACGACCTGATGAAGCTGGAGGTGAACCACGAGCCGGGCACAGTCACGGCCCGCGTCTTCATCATCGGCTCCCAGGGCGGCACGCATGGCGCCATCGAGGTGCGCATGACGGACCTGCTCCGGCTCCTGGCGGGACTGACGGCCAGCAGGTCCTGAGCGGAAAGAAAGAGAAGGCATGGGAACACGAGGATTCATCACCTTCGCCGTGAACGACGAGGAGAAGACGGCCTACAACCACTGGGACAGCTACCCTGATGGCCTGGGCCTGGCGGTGCTAGGGTGGCTGCGGGAAGCGGCCAAGGACCCGGCGGCCTTGCGCCAGCAGGCAGCTGCCCTGCAGGTCGCCAGCCCGGGCAGCGCGCCCACAGACGAAGACGTCGCCCGGCTCGCCGGCTTCGCGGACCAGGGCGTGGGCACCGGGAGCCTGCGCGACTGGTACGTCCTGCTGCGCGCCACGCAAGGGGAGCCGGGCCTGATGCTGGCAGCGGGGGTCATTGAGGACGCCCGCGACTTCCCGCTGGACTCGCTGTTCGCTGAGTGGGGCTACGTCATCGACCTCGACGGAGACGGCCTGTTCGAGGTGTACCGGGGCTTCCAGAAGCAGCCGCACGACCTGGGCCGGTTCGCTAGCCGTAGCGAGCCAGGCGGCAACCACGGGTACTACCCGTGCGCCCGCACGGCACGCTGGCCGCTGGCGGCACTGCCGGGCAACGAGGAGTTCCTGGCGCAGCTCCGGGAAGACGACGATGAGTAACCTTGCGGCCCGTGACCACTAGCCAGCCAACCACGCCATGCCGCCGTGAACCCGCAGCCAATGACCGTTAGCCAGCCAACGACGCCATGCCGCCACTCAGTGTCAGCCAGCCAACGTACCGGTGCCGGCAGCCAAGGAGCAACTAGCCAGTCATGAACCCGCAGCCAGGGGGCGTTAGCCAGCCAGGACAAAAATGCAGCCCTTGAACGTGTGCCAGCCATCGGGATCATGAGCTAGCCCGCAGTAAACGCGCAGCCATGGAACGCCTGCCTGCCATGATGATGATGATGATGATGATGATGCACATGACCACCAGTCAGCCACACTAGACGAGCAGCCATCGGACGCTTGCCAGCCATCATGATGATGCACACGACCTGCAGCCAGGGGGCATTAGCCAGCCACGGTACATCAGCCCTGAGTGACGGTCAGCCAACGATGCGGAGCCGCAGCCAGGATATACGAGCCAGCCATCATCCCGCAGCCAGGGCATGCAGCCATACGACCTGAGCCAGCCAGCGTGCCGGTGTCCTGCAGCCACGGGTTTACAGCCAGCCAAGGTACGCGTGCCCCGCGCGGCCAGCAGAACTCAGCCAACCATGCAGCCAAGACGAAGTGGCCAGCCAGCAGCCTCCTGGCACGCGCGGCGAAGTAGCCAGCCCGTGCCCCGATGAGTTATACTGCATCAGACACCAAGAAAGGACGAGGCCATGACAACGCGATGGCCTGACGGCTTCAAGCCCCAGTACTGGTCGGGTGACCGCTGGGTGCAGGAGGAGCGCGCCACGCTGCCCGGTGGCATCACGGCGGCGGAACTGCCGGCGTTCCTGGCAAGCGAGGGCATCCCGGGCACCGCGGAGCTCACTGCCATCACGGAATACGACGAGGACGGCCCCGTCGTGCAGCTCCGGTGGCTCACCGGCGTCCCGGAAGAGAAGGCAGGAGGGGACAGGGCATGATCGTCCACCGTGGCCTGAAGCACGTAAGCGCCACCGGCTCCACGCTCGGGTTCTCGCTAGAGGACAACCTGCACGTGCGCCTGGAAGGCAAGGAAGTCCAGCGGGTGCTTGACGAGATCGCCTGGTCCGCACCGGAACTGCTGCACATGGCCCTGGAGCGGCGCCAGGTCCGGCTCATCACTGAGGCAGTCAGGAACGAGGAGGGCGCGGCATGACGCACTTCATCGTGCTGGCCTGCCTGGAAGACCCTGGCCAGCTGAGCGAGATGCTCGCGCCGTACGACGAGAACAGGGAAGCAGCGCCATACCGCAGCTATGAAGACGGCCTGCCCGAGGAGCACTGGGCCGTGAAGAGCCTGCGCGCTGAGGGCAAGCTCCCAGACGGCCCGCTGACCTGGCAGCAGGTCGCGGACGCGGTCAATGTCGCGTACTGCCAGGGTGCCGACGATGAAGGCGACCATCTGTTCCTTGATGAGGACACCGACCGGGCCTACATGATGTCCACGCGCAACCAGCAGTCCAAGTGGGACTGGTACACCGTCGGCGGCCGGTGGGGCGGTTCCCTGCGCTACAAGCCCGGGCACGCTGGCGAAGTCCTGATGCCAGAGCAGTCGTGGAGCTCACCGGAGAAGTTCCCGTTCTTCGGCTGCGATGGCGGCCCCAAGCGCGCGCTGGACCTGGAGAAGGTGCGCCAGGATGCGGAAGACGAGGCCAGGACGCTGTACCGCGAGTACCAGGGCCTGGTGGCAGGACTGCCAGAAGCGGTCCCGTTCAGCGTCTTCGCCGGCATGGTCAGCGAGGGCAGCGGCTACACCATCGAGCGCGCGCGGCAGGAGTACCACAGCCAGCTGCGGGTGGCACGACTCAATGCGGAGGGCAGCCCGTTCCGGTGGTCCAGCAAGGACGTGCTGGAGGTGTTCTCCGTCAGCGAGGACGAGCACGCACGGCGGCAGCGGGACCAGGCCGTGCCCGGCTACGCGCTGCTCACGACCGACGGCGAGTGGATGGCGCCAGGCACGATGGGCTGGTTCGGCATGAGTGACGACGGCCCGGACGACCGGGCTGCCTACCTGCGCGCGGCCAACGCCTACGTGGACAGCCTGCCCGATGACGCGTGGCTGGTCGTGGTGGACTGCCACATCTAGCCAGCAGGAGAACGTGCCGCCATGACCGTGAAGCCAGCCCCCATGATGCTGAAACCAGTCATCATCCCGCAGCCAGAGCATATGAGCCAGCCAAGATCGCGCAGCCAGATCCGTTCAGCCAGCCACGATAGGCGAGCATCCTGCAACACGGCCAGTCCATGGGAGCCAGCCGAGATAGTCCAGCCCGCAACGCAGCCAGAGCACGCGAGCCAGCCACTATGCCACAGCCCGACGGCTACAGCCAGCCCCACTTCAATGCCTGCGCAGAGGCAAGAGAACTGCGACCCGCTACCATCATGACCAGCCCCCGCCAGCCGGGGCTTACAACCTTTCTCCCCGGTTACAACAGCCCGCCTGCTTCGGGCGTGAGACCGTGCATGGCGCTTCACGCGGAAGGCGAGATCTGGCGGGGGCTCTCCCGGGCGCAGGCCCTGCAGTCACTGACATCCAATGGACTTGAGCCAGCCAGGGTAGATGTGCAGCCTCAACACCTGAGCCAGCCAATGGAGTACAGTCAACGCACCTGAGCCAGCCAGTGAAGTACAGCCATGGCAGGTCAGCCAGCCAAGGTAAATGTGCAGCCAGAGCATGCTAGCCAGCCGAGGCCAAGATGCAGCCTCACGATAACTGAATAAGGAGAACAAGGGCAGGCCAGGAATTGTCCGGCGTTCGGGGAGCGGAATCACACAGCAACATTCATGTGATCCTCGCCGCTCCTGTCACCGGGCAGGCAAGGCGCACGCCAGGGAAGGGCCTTACACTACAATCTCTTCCCGTGCCTTCAGGAGTTCGATCCTCCTGCTGTCCACGCAAGACAACTGAATAAGGGGAACAAGGGCAGGCCAGGAATTGCCCGGCGTTCGGGGAGCAGGCTTATTGGAGAAATCCAGTCTCAGCTCTCTGCTCCTGTCACCGGGCAGGCAAGGCGCACGCCAGGGAAGGCTTCTAATTAGCAGGATGCTTTTCCGTGCCTTCAGGAGTTCGACTCTCCTGCTGCCCACGAGGCCCTCGCCGGCCGGACCTCCACGGTTAGGCAACTGCCGGTTACAATAGCCGCCTGCATCGGGTGCGTCAACTGACATGCACGAGCGCACGGAAGGCGGATACGGCGAGGGCGCTCACCACTGAATAAGCACGTGCCGCCAGAAGACCTCGGCCAGCCAGCGGGATCGTGAAGCATAAACTGAATAAAAGAAACAAGGGCAGGCCAGGAATTGCCCGGCGCTCGGGGAGCGGAGAAATGTGTACTTCACGCTTCACCACCGCTCCTGTCACCGGGCAGGCACGGCGCATGGCAGAGAAGACCCTTTTTCTTCTCGCGCTTCGGAAGTTCAAGTCTCCCGCTGCCCACGCGCGACAACGTCATCCAGCCGCCAGCGCTCTTAAGCCCGCCAAAGTAGACCTGCAGCCAGCAGATCCCAGCCATCGGACCCCAGCCAGCCATCGTTCTCCAGCCAGCGCTTGGCCTTGGCAATGCCTGCGCAGAGGCAAGAGAACTGCGACAGCCAGCGCATGTGAATCCGCCAAGATCGCACAGCCAGATAACCTCAGCCAGCCATCGTTCTTCAGCCAATGAACCCGGGCCAGCCAAGGGAAAGGACAGTACCCATGACAACGAAGGTAAAGGCCGAAGCCGCTAACGACCGCGCCCGCCGGCTATGGGACGGGGACGCGCACAGCACGGCGCAGGCGCTGCTCAAGGAGCTGATGGACGACCCGTCGCCCCAGGAGGCCATCCTGGTGCTGCTGCCGTGGATCACCGACCGGGTCCGGGCGGCCATTCGCACCGACGTGCGGGCAGCGGAGGAGAGCGCCTTCACTAACCCGTCCGGCCGGCCCGACCGGGTCGCCCAGCACATCCGCTCGCAATCGGGCGCGCTGCCCGCGCTGGACAACCTGGAGATGCTGCTGTCGCTGCCGGTCCTGGTGCCCGTCGCGGGCAGCGTGACGCAGTCAGTCCTGTGGAAGGACATGACCATCGCGGATCACCAAGCCAGAATCGGCATGATCAGCAAGCCCCTGGCCGCCATTAACGCGGCCATAAGCCGCCATCGGTGGTCTATCGCCGAGATAAAGAAGCACAAGGTGGAGTGCCTCGGGCAGATTGACCTCGCCGTGCTCCGGGCTGAGATGCTCAGCTCCCGGGCGTAATACCGCCGCAGAACCTCAGCCAGCTATCGCAGGACAGCGAACTTGCCGCCAAGAGACCCTAGCCAGCCCTGGTTCCCCAGCCGGGAGCTTTTGCAGCCAAGCTACTACAGCCAGCCAACGACCTGCAGCCAAACTACCAGAGCCAGCCAAGGTACCGCAGCCTAGGGAGATCAGCCAGCCACTGAAGGCCTGCAGCCAAACTACCGGAGCCAGCCAATGCCGTGCAGCCAAGCTACTGGAGCCAGCCAACGATCTTCAGCCAACCTACCGGAGTCAGCCAAGGACCTGCAGCCGATGATCATCAGCCAAGCTACTACAGCCAGCCAACGACCTGCAGCCAAGGATCGACAGCCAGCCAATGTTCTTGTGCAGCCATGTACTGACAGCCAGCCACGGAGCCGGTGGCACATGCAGCCAAGGTTTGTGGGCCAGCCAAAGAAGAACAGAAGGGAAAACAAAAGAAAATGAATAAGGAGTACTGGCAGCTTCGCACTGCCGGGCGGAATTACTACGACGCCTACCGGCTCACCACCCGGATCGGCAACCGGCTGCGCGCGCTTGCCCGGGCCGGCGAGGCCTATGACATCGACCTTCATGCGCAGCTGGAAGCGGCGACTGCCATGAAGGACACCAGCGGGCGCATCCTCGTCCGCGTCTACAAGAACATCGGCCCCCTGAAGGTCCGGGAATTCCAGAAGGCCACCCTGGGCATCGGCGAGGTGTGGATGGCCCGGCTGATCGGGGAAGTGGGCGACTTCGTCACCTACACCGAGGCGTGGTGGGAAACCCCGGATGACGCGCGCGGCCCGCTGGCCTCCGATGACTTCGATGACGACGACGATGAGCTCGGTGAAGAGGACGAGGACGAAGCGCCCCGGCCCAAGCGGGTGCTGGCAATCGGCGACGTGCGCTCCATGGGCGTCCGCGAGCTGTGGGCGTACTGCGGGCACGGTGACGCCGAGCGGCGCCGGCGCCGCAACCAGACGCAGGAGGAGGCCCTGGCTTCCGGGAACCCGGCCGCGAAGATGATCGTGCACCAGATGGCCGAGTTCGCGCTGCGCTCCAACGGGGCACCGGACAAGAACGGCAAGGCCCGCGGGCAGACCCCGTACTACCCGTGCTACGTGCGGGCCCGGGCGCACGCAGAAGAGCTGCACCCCGACTGGAAGGCCGGCCACGTCTACAAGCACGCGGTGCGGATAGTCGGCAAGGCCATCCTCAAGGACCTGTGGCGCGTCCAGCACGGCTACGAGCCCATCTACGGCGCGCACCAGGATGACTGGGTGCCGCGCCGCCCCCTGGTGCAGCCTGAGCGCACGGCACGAGCCGCCGTCCCGGGGCGCGCACCCGCTGGCGTGTAAAGCTCGCCACCGTTCTTCAGCCAGGATCCTGGAGCCAGCCAAGGTAAACGAGCAGCCAGAGAACAACAGCCAGCCCGCGAACTCGTGCAGCCATTGAAGACCAGCCAGCGTATTCGTGCAGCCATCCCCGCCCGAGCCAGCCATGGGCCGTGTGAACATGCAGCCACGCAACCAAAGAACAACAACCAGCCATTGACCATGTGACGGCTCTTAATAATCCACGCATGAGCAGCCAGCCCATCATCTGGTGAAGCAAGGAAAAAGCCCCGTACCGGGAAACCGGTGCGGGGCTTTTCTTTTGCCTTTTTTCACGCTGCCCCTGGACGCGTCATGCCAGGCCCTTCACCACGGCCCAGTCGCGCAGCGCCTGCGCCGCGTGCTTGTTTCCTGCCGTGTGCATGAGCGTGGTCCACGCGCTGGTCTTGGCCCACAGCTCCTGGTCGTGCACGTCATGGAGCGCCGGGGCGGGCGGCACGGGGACTGGCGGCGCTGGAACGGGAGCTGGTGGCACCGGGACGGGAAACGGTCGGCCGGTGAGCGCAGTGTAGTCCGCGGCAAACTGGGGCAGGCTGACGCCGTCCAGGAATTCCCGGCTGTTGAGGTGCTCAGGCCAGATGACGGCCCAGCACTCCTGCACCTGCCGGCTCCAGAACGCGTCCGTGAAGCTCGTCTCCTGGGCCCACGTGATGAACGCCTCGTCGCCGCCGAGCTGCCCGGTGCCACCGGAACCATAGCCGCCGACCAGCACGGAGTGGCCGCCCTCGTCCGGTGAGCCGGGCACGTAGTCCCAGGGCTGGCCGACGCTGAACTGGTCCTGGTTGGCGGACTGGACCACGATGCCCGTCCACACCGCGCCGAAGATGGCAATGGCGGCCTTGACCTCATCCGGGTTGGTGTAGTCGACGGCAGCGAAGCCGAGCGCCTTCACGCCGTCCGGGCCGCCGTTGGCCACCAGGTCCTCCAGCGCCGTCTGGATGTCCATGCCGTTGTCCTGCTGGGGGAAGCCCGGGTTCTGCGTGGCGTAGAACGCCCCTACCTGCGGCAATGTCGGGTAGTACTCCGTGCTGAGCACGGCCGTGACCAGGCGCCGGAAATCCGCCCATGTTACCGCGACGCAATCGCCCGCACCTTCGGCCGGGAACCCTGCCGCGACGTTGGCGGGATCAGGCCCGTTGCCGAGCATCTGCCAGCCCTGCAGCCGCGCCAGGTAATCGGCTGCAGGCGGGTGCGCGGGGACCACGCCCGTCAGTGACCGGCTCAGCCGGACGCGCGGGCGCCGGGGGTCATTCGGGCGGCGGCCGAATTTGAGGGTCATGCATGCTCCCAGGTCCGTGGCTGGCCGGCTGATCGTCCCAGGCGGCGTATTTCACGGTATCGCATGGTGAGCGTCACGTGCAGGGGTGATGGCCGTGCCGGGCAAACCACTTGTTCGCCTTGAGGAACCGGCCTTCTCGCCAGAAGCCCCATGCCCGGGACTTCGGGCCAGTGAGCATCAGCGTCCAGGCCCCGTGCTCGCCCGGGATGACCGTGTGCTGGTGCAGGGCCGGGCGCACCCGGGCTGAGCCTGCCATCAGCACGTCATCGCCTGCCGGGCTGCGATCGGTGTAGCAACCGCGCAGCATGACCGTGGCGAACCACCACGGGTGATCATGGAAGGCCCGGTCATCATCCGGCTTCAGCCAGTGGTGCAGGCGCACCGAGCCAAGCCTTGCCTCCAGCTTCCACCGGATGACGTACGGGCATTGCGGCAGCCCGAGCTTCTCGGCCCAGGTCATCGTCAGCACCGGGGAATGGTTTCGGGCCACTGACCTCTGCGTAATCTGCGCAGCGCTCTTCCTCTGAGCTACCCCGGTCCGGCGGAAGCCCCCGGACTTCGTTGGCTCCCACTCGGTCATGTCTCTTACAGTATCATACATTCACGCCTGCACGTATCACGCAGGACCATTGTGGCTGGCAAGCCAATGATGGCGGCAGGTTCCTGACATGTCTCTTGTGGCTGGTAATCCGATACTGGCTGCAGGGTTAGTCAGGCAGTCCCGGTGCCCTTGCAGTCCTTGCAGGGCACGAAGGTTGATGCCCCAGGCTCCAGTCCTGAGCCCCCACAGGTGGGGCAGTCTTTCCTGGTTACCCGGATCATGGTGAGGTTCATGACATGTATCTTACAGTATCACAGCTGCTCTAGCCACCCGAGCAGCTTCCGGGCGTGGCTGGCGAACGTCCGGTCCGCGATGGCCACCTGCGCCTTCCGGGCCGCCTCCTCGCGCTCAGCCTCGTGCCTGCACCACCAGCGCAGCTGCTCTGCGGCGTCTTCCGGCGTCGCGAACGAGGGCAGCATCCCGAGGACCTCATCGCTTTCCGGCCGCGGGTCCCTGAGGAAAAACAACCGGGACGCTGCCATCTCCACCTCGCGCGGGCCCATTGCCCAGCCCTCGCCCGCGTGCTCTTCCTCTGATTCCCGGCGGTACAAGTTGATGCCGCACGCGGCGTGCCGGTACAGCTCAGCCGTCTCGGCATTGTCCACGCAGGCTGCGTCCTGGGACAGGTACGCGCGCAGGGGCGAGCCCTCGCCCGTTTCCTCTTTCCAGTACGAGCCGCCCAGCAGGAAGTCCAGGCCCGCGAAGCCAGGCTGGGTGACCATTGCCTCAAAGAACCGCACCCGCGATTCAAAGGCCGTGCCGATGAAGGTGAGGTCCGCGGCCAGCTCCGGGTTGACTGGCCCCGTGCGCGGGTGGTGCACGTCCGGCCGGTACGCGTGCGGGATGTAGTACGCCGGGCCAAGTTCCTGGTACCGGGCAAGGTTCACGGGGTCGTTGATGAGGTTGATGTCACCGAACGGCGCCCGGGTCAGTTGCTCCGTGTCCTGGTACGGCGATTCCGTGTGCAGAAGCACTATCTTGTGCCCTCGTGCACGGAGAAGCGCAAACGTCCCAGCTTCAACAAAAAAGGCGCTCACGAACACGATCACCTGGGGCCAGAAGGAGTAGGTGGCATGCGTGATGCCTTGCATGGACGCGCGGATCGCTTCCAGCTGGTTCATCGCCTGCCGGACGATAGGATGCCCGGTCTCGTCCTTCTCTTCCGTGTCAATAAGGGCGCGCGAGTAGAAGTAAAGGCGGCCCTTTAAATCATTGGTGTTGTATAGCGCGACCTCGCAACCCTGCTCCCGCAGGCCGTCGGCCCATCCCCGGTATACGTCCGCAACACTGAAATCAGGGCCGTTAAACCAGGGTGTACTATCAGCACCCTCATGTTGGCATCACCTCCTTCACAGCGATTTCCGCTGTTTACGCTGCAGGTACATCTTTCGGTAATGATCCTTGCGGGCACCACTTGCATTCCTGGCGTTATCCCGCGCCTGAGCGCATGCCCGGCATTCCCTCTTGCCATTTTTGCGCAGGATGGTATTAGCTTCCGTGAATTCATGCCCTTGCGGGCACTTGTTCTCGCGAACCAGGATAGCAGTCGGGTGCATCCCGCGGAGCATGTTGACTGACCGGGTCACCGGGTCGCCGTGCCAAGGGTTCACGCAGGCCCGGTTACGGCACAGGTGATCAGGTTCCAGCTCAGGATCGAACTCGCCACGGTACAGCCGCCAGGCAATCCGGTGCGCTGTCGTTGGCCGCCACTTCCCGTCTCCGCACTTAACATTGAACAGAGCGTAACCTGTCTTCTGGAAGTGCGCGCCTGACCAGGCCCAGCAAGGTCCCGGGCACAAATCCTCATCCGGTGATGGTGGCCCTGGCAGCAGCTTGGCCTCGAACCGCTTGTGCATATCCCAGGTAACCGGGATTTGAACTCGTTTCACACACGGAGATTACCTAGTCCTGGGTGTAAAAAACAAGACTTGGCACCCCGGTTAAGCACCTGTACCCATACAGGAACGCGCCCGCGTCTTTGCGCAGGTCGTCGCTCACGAAGCGGGCAGCCCGAGGGCCGGAGCGACGATCGTGCGGTACCACTGGGTCGCCTGCGCGCCCCCGCGGGCGAGGTCCGTCAGGCCCTCATAGCCCTCATGCACCTCGCCGGTGAACTCGTTCTCCCAGGCCCAGCGGGCGCCCTGGCCGTCCAGCCACTGGCCCAGCTCCGCGACCAGGCGGGCGTGCAGGTCACCGCAGCCATTGCCGTCGGAGTCCCGGTAGCCGTACGGCGTGTCGAAGGAGGCCTCCAGCCAGTGCGGGAAGCAGCGCCGGTGGCGCGCGTCCTCGTCATCAGGCTCGCAGTACCGGTGGTGGCCGCCCTCGGCAACCAGTGGCGCGTCCGTGCCATAGTGAACGTCCAGCAGCGCGAGCAGCCCCTGGCCGGGCTTGTTCCCGATGTAACCGCCCTCATCGGTGAACTTGATGCCCTCGTGAGCGCCGATGAGCCGGTTGCACGCTACCCACACGGCCCGGTAGTCCACCTTGCTGATCACGTACACGCGTGTGTCCAGGGTCATTGCACGTTCTCCTCAAACCAGGCGGCCATCTCACGGGCGCGCTCGTGAACGGCGTCCAGCTCCTGCTGCGTCCAGGCAGGCAGCTCCAGGCGCGTCACGGTGCCCGCGTCGGTGTCCAGCACCAGGACGTCACCCGGCATCACGTCGTGCAAGCCCCACCGGGCCAGCTCCACCTCTGCCACCATGCTCACGCTGCCCTCCCGGCGCAGGTCAACAGTGGCCTCATCGCCAGTGACCTCGATCACGATGCCGTGCCAGGGCTGGCTCACGATGCCTCTTCCTCCAGCCAGCGCTCCACCCGCTCGCTCAAGATGGCGTAGCGCACGGCCATGTCCTGCCGTTCCAGTGCCGCCGCGCGGGTCTCCGGCGCCCGCGGCACGTACACCGGGACGGACGCGAACTGGCTGGCGGTGGCGTCGAGCAGCATGCCGCCGGGCAGCCGGTTCACCGTGTGCCGCATGTCCATGCCGGCGTCAACGACAAGGAACCGCACGAGGTCGCCGCCGGCATAGTCCTGGATCACCAGGGCCGATACCGTGCACTGCCCGCACGCAGGGTTCCCGGGCGTCCACCGGTCCGGGAAGGCGCTGGTCTCCCGTATCCAGGATTGCCGCAGCGCCGCCAGGACGTCATCAAGCACGGGATTCATGACGTTAGCATACTGCGTCAGACTGCGCCGCGCTGTGCCGGGCTACAGCGCCCCTGCCTGGATCGACAGGCGGGCCCCGAAATAGGTGACCCCGGCATAGTCCACCCGCCCGTAGCTGTCAGCGGCCAGCGGCACGGCGAAGTGCACGGCGCCGCCCAGCGTCGGGTCCTCCTGGATGGCGCCGGCGATGCTGGCCGGGACGCTGTCATCCACGCCGATGCCCAGGTAGGCATCCAGCGCGCGCTGCACCTTCTCCACCGGCGCCCCGTCGCTGAGCAGCAGCAGCACCCGCAGGTTCACGGTGAAGGCGCCGTCCACGGTGGCGCCGTAGGTCACCACGGGCTGGCCGGGCAGCACCACGGCCACCGGCGGGCTGACCTGGTCACGGGCTTCCGGCAGGGCGCGCAGTCCCGTGCCCGTGGTAATCCGGGCGGCCAGGGCGGTGCGGATAGCGGCAAGGTCAGTCACAGTCAGCGCTCCCGGGATCACGGCGCGATGCTGGCTCCTGCCCGGGCTCGTGCCCTGGGGAGAACGCGCCCGCTCCTGGCGTCATCGCGGTAACATGACGGTGAATTTCCGTCAGCAGCGCGCTGGCTGCCTCGATCCGCGCCGTCATCTCATTATTGACGGTCAGGAGCGCGTCCAGCTTTCCCGTCTCGCTGTAATGCGCGAGCGCCTGCTCTGCTGAGACCCGGTCAGCCCGCTTGGCCGCGATCAGGATCAGCGCTCCCTGCAAGCCGGCCATCATCGACAAGCACAAGTTCAGCAGGATGTACGGGTACTTATCGAACCCGTGCCCGCGCAGGAACAGTGAATTGAACGCCATCCAGGCGCCCATGAAGGCCAGGAAGCTGCCAACGAACGCCCACGACCCGAAGGCGTTTCGCATCACGTCCGCAGCGCGCTCGCCAAAAGTCAGTTCCTGCCCGGTCCGGACGTGCGGATGGCGCTTCCACAGCTCGCGCCCTGACTTCAGCCCGCGCACCAGCTGGTAATGGCGCTCAGGCAGCTCCACGCGGCCATCCTTGATTCCTGGCAGCCACGTGCGACGACCCGTTACCATGAGCTTTACCGTACGCTACAGCAGTCATTCACGCCGCCTTCATGATCATCGCGTAGATCACGGTCGACACCAGCTCCATGGACTGCTCCGTGGTGAAGCCTGCCATCACCCAGGCCAGGTACATCTCGTGCTGGGCCACGGCGGACGCCTGCAGCATCGTCAGCGGGTCAGGAACGTCGTCAGCCACGAGCTGATACTATACTGCGAGAGACGACTGGCCTGCGCCCGCCTTCCCGGCTCTCTTCGCTGAAGGCCAGTCGTCTCCTTTGCAGCCATTGATCCAAGGCCAGCCAACACGATCGTGCCGCCAGGGACATGTCGCAGTTCTCTTGCCTCTGCGCGCAGGCGAAGCCAGCCATGCCTGTTCAGCCGTTGACCCAGGGCCAGCCATTGTGGCACTAGGCCGCCCACTCCAGTGCCCACGCCTCATCCGGCACCCCGGTCCAGGGCATCACGCGCCCCCAGCTGACCATCCCCCGCGGGTGGGACAGCACGGCATGGCGCGCGTGCGGCAGGCTGACGCCGACGACGAGGCCAGGCACGATCATGGCCTCGTCAGCGCGCCTGGCCGACACCAGGCGCACATCTGCCCTAGGTGACCAAGCCAGCAGCACGTCCAGCACGTCAGCGATGCCGGCGCCGTCCTCGCCCCCGGCCATCGCGTGCAGCCGCGCGACCTCCTGCGCAGTCAGCGCCAGGCCCGTGACGGCCAGCAGGTGGTTGGCCACTGCCGTGGCCGCGCACGTGGGCGCCTCGTCATTGCAGCCCAGCAGCCACCAGCCGGGCAGGACCGCAGGCTGGACGGGAGCGACGGCCGCGGCCTTCTGCACCGGGACCTTGCCCTGGCGCTTGGCCGCCTGCGCTGCCCGGCCCGCCGCGGCCCACTTCAGCGCCGCCTGCTTCTGGGCAGCGGACGGCTTCTTGCCCCGGGCCCGGGCGGTAGCCTGCGCCTTACGGCCGGCAGCGGCGAACTTCTTCCCGGCGGCCACTTGCGCAGGCGTGCGGCCGGCATGCGCGGCAAGCGGGGCCTTCGGGGCCTTGGCCATCGTGACCTCCTGGGCTAAACGGTATCCCTGGCAGCGTGCGCATAGAAGTACCCGCACCAGAAATGCGCGAATGCCCGGTCTTCGTCGCCCAGTTCACTGTGGTAGATGACAGCCTGCGCTTCGGCAATCCCGTCCTTGTTGACCGTGACGCTGCCGTCGCCTCCCCGCAAGACCAGCGGGACGCGCATGACCTCGCGCTCAGTGCCCTCCTCGAACACGATCACGTCGTCGCCCGCGTGCTGGGCAAGGTAGCGCCCGCTTGGCAGCCGTGCCATGTGCCCTCCTTCTTGCTGTATGCTGCAGTATAACGGCCGCAGGTAGCCAGTCAAAGAAACAGCAGCCCAGGGACGCGAGTCAGCCAAGGACCAGCAGCCCGAGATCGCTTGCGCGCCAAGGACCAGCAGCCCGAGATCGCTTGCCCGCCAAGGACCAGCAGCCCGAGATCGCTTGCCCGCCAAGGACCAGCAGCCGAACCAGATGAGCCAGCCAGAAGACGGCAGCCACCGCCGGTCAGCCAGCCGAAGACTCCCTGACCGTCATGGCTCACCGGCCGCGGGGGCAGCCCGACTTCACGTTGTCCACCGGCACGAGGGCCGGGCAGTTCTGCGTCGTCAGCACGCCCCGCGTTAGCCCGGTCCTTACCTTGATGACCATCACGCCTCACTCTTCCCCGTTCCGTAAAACGACCAGCCATGAGACACGTGCCAGCCTCAGCGGCCCTGCAGCCAAGCGACTACAGCCAGCCACCCCATGCGTGCCGCCCTATCCGCTCAGCCAGCCAGCGTAGATGTGCCTTATGCCTCCCCTTCCTGCTGCCACAGATCGACAGCCAGCCAGCGTAGGCGTGCCTCATACTCCCACCGAGCGCTTCGTGTTCTTGAAGGGCCGCAGCAGCTCTATCAGCCAGGGGTTGGCCTGGATGCGCGTGACGCCGTAATCGGAGACCCCCGCCACGCCGAAGGGCGCGTCCTTTGACTTGAACAAGTCCGCGGCCAGGATGAAGGACGCTTGCGTCACCGAGGCCGGGACCTGGCTCCAGCCCCAGGTCCCGGCGATCTGCACCCGGTCCAGGTGCGCGAACGGGTAGATGAAGGGGAACAGCTTCCCAGACTGCACGGTGTAGGCCTGCCGGTACGGCCGCAAGATGCCCGTCGCGTTCAGGTTATAGCTGTCAGGCCCGATCCGGAGCTGGTAATCAGTGCCCTGCACCCAGGCCTCCTCGAAAGTGCCGTCACCATCGCGGTCCACGTTGAGCGCGGTCAGCGAGACCAGCGGGTCGATGTTGACCTTCACCAGCTCATGCGGCACGAAGGTGCGCACTTCGGTGATCCGGGTGAAGTGCTGGCCGCACCACTGGTTCACCCAGTCGCACACGGTCTGGATGGCGATCTGGGCCTGCGAGTCGTCGTCGCTGTCGGTGATGCCCAGCCGGTCCTTGAACTCCTCCAGGCCGATGTACCAGGTGCCGACCGCCGTCGGCAGCACCCGCCAGGTGCCCGGCTGGATGTCCGATACCGCCCCGGTGCCGATCCAGACGAACGACCACAGGCCGTCAATGCCCGTGATGGCCGGCGAGCACGGCACGGGCAGCGTGTAGCTCCCGGCGGAATTGCGGACGACGTCCGCGGGAGCCGAGCCGTTGTAGGTGTGCGTGACGGACGTGCCAGACGGGTCAGTCACCACGCAGCTGACCGTGGTCGGGTCTGCCGCGACCTGGGAGCTGTTCAGGAAGACGTTGCCCAGCTCGGCTATCTCCGATGGTGACTCGTAGAAGACCGTTGCGGTCATGCGCGCTGCCCTGGCTGAGGGTGACCCGCGCTACCAGCCGCCGGGTGCTGGTCCTGCATCCTCTTGCCTGCCAGGATACGCCTCGCCATCACGCCGGTCACGTCACCGTGGCGCGCATGCTCGCCAGCTCCGTCACGGCGGTGTCAATGCTGTGGCCGCCCACGACCGGGCCGGTCACTCCCGGTGCCGGGGCAGTGCCCGTGCCTGCCGCCAGCCCTGCCGCTGCCGTCACGTTGCTGGAGCTGGCCACGGACGGCGGCTGCGCCGTCCCGTTCCCGGTGCCCGCCCCTGCAGCGGCCACGGTCACGGCAACGGGCGCCTGGGCAGTGCCTGCAGCAGCGGCCAGCCCTGCGGCGGCCGTCACGGACGGCACCGTGGTGACCACGGCGTTCCAAGCCGTCCCGGCGCCCGGGGGCAGCCCGGCAATGACAGTAACCTGCGCTGCTGGCGGCTGGGAAGCACCGGCCCCGGCTGCCAGCCCGGTACCGGCCACGACTTGCGCGGCAGGCGGCTGCGCGGTCCCGGCACCGGGCGCCCGCCCTGCGCTCGCGGTCACGGCCGCAGCTGGCGGCTGCGCAGTTCCTGCTCCTGGTGCCCGCCCGGGGCCGGCCGCGATGACGGCGCCTGGCGGCTGCGCGGTTCCCGTCCCGGCAGCCAGGCCCGCGCTGGCAGTCACGCTGGCCACGGGCGGCTGGGCAGTGCCCGTTCCGGCAGCCAGGCCCGCGCTGATGACCGCCGGGGTCACTTCAAGGTCAGCCCAGTAGTTTTGCGTGCTGCCGGCCGTCGGGGTGGTGACCAGCGCCACCAGGTAGGGGTAGACGTCAGGCGGGCCCTGGGTGAAGGTGCCCTGCCCGGCCAGCGTCGTGCCATCGCTGAACGCAGGCGTCCCGCCGGCATTGCCGTTGTAGTTGTAGGCCAGTGACGCGGCAGACAGCTGCGGCGCCGAGATGGGGCCGTTGGTGACGCCGCTGGCGCCGATGCCGTTGCGCCAGTAATCGGTCTGCGCGTCCTTGGCGAAGCACGCGGCCGGCGAGGCAGCGCCGTTGTACACGCCGGCCTTGTACTTGCCCGCAGGGAGGGTCGCGCTCAGCGTGCACGAGATCCACCCGGACGCCGCGGCGCCCGACCACGACGGCGCCGCGTTCGTGGCGGCCAGGGTGCCCGTCAGGCCGCCGCCGGTGATGCTCCAGATGTTCGCCGCGGTCGCCAGCTGCGTCGCGCCTGATGGTGAGTAGTACCAGAGCTTGCTGACCACGCACGCCTGCGACAGCGCGATCTCGGTGGCGACCTCGTAATTGTCCGGGGCATCGGAGACGATCGACGGGTTCGGCGGCCCGGTGTTCGGCCACAGCCGGTACGTCCCCGCGTACCCGGCAGGGGCCGTGTCGGAGACGCTGGCGTCCATCCAGAAGTTGCCGTTGTTGCTGCCCGTGAAAGGCATGTTCACGGTCGCGTCCGTGCCTGCCGTGGAGAAAACGCCCTGCGGGTTGCCGAACGGGTCCGGCGCGGAAAAGCCCTGGTCCGAGAACGCGAACAGGGGCCCGCTGGTGATGCCCGATGTGTGGCCGCCGGAGCCGTACGAGTCAGCCGCGCCCGTGCCCGCGCCGGTCGTGTCGGAATCGCTGAAGCCGTGCAAGGTGACCGCAGCCCAGCCGGTGCACGCGTTGTACGTGCTGCCGATCGACAGCTGAATGGGCGTGCTGAGGGCGACGAAGTTCCACTGCCCGGCCGTCAGCGTCCCGGACGTGACCGTCGCAGCGGGCAGCAGCGTCCCGGTGCCGGCGCCGTCGACGTGCCACAGCGCGAACTTCCGCGCCGTCACGTCCTCGCCGGTGGCCACCCACTTCCAGTAGCCGGTGAACCACATGCCGCCCTGGGTCACCCGGAACAGGACGCCCACCAGGATGTTGCCGGTGTAGGGCACCGGCGAGGACGGGCCGTTAGTGGCCGGGAACAGCCGGTACGTCGTCATGCGCCGCCTCCGGGGAAGGTCACCGTTGCCCGGCTGCTGGCAGCTGGCGTCACGCTGGCGCCAGCGCTGTAGCCCTTGATGACGTTCGCGGCAGCTGACACGGCGGGCAGCGGGGCCACCGCCAGCGAGCTGGCCAGCTGGGCCCGGGCCGTCACCACGGCGGCTGCAGCCAGCGCTGCCGCGGTCGCAGCCGCCAGCACGGGCGTCCGGGCCGGGACCGCGGCCTGCGCGGTTCCTGCGCCCGTGGCCAGTGCGGCACTGGCGGTCACGCTCGCCACGGGCGGCTGGGCAGCCCCGGTCCCGGCGCCCAGGCCGGGAGCCTCAGCTGCCTGCGCTACCGGGCTGAGGGCCGCGCCCGTGCCTGCTGGCAGTCCCGGCACCCGGCCAGGCACGGGCGGCTGGGCAGTGCCCGTGCCAGCGCCCAGGCCCGCTGCGGCGACAGCTTGCGCACCAGGAGACTGCGCCGTGCCTGCGCCCGTGGCCAGCCCGGCACTCGCCGTCGTGCTGCCTGACGTGGACGCCGTGGCCGTCAGTGCCGCGCCCGTACCGGAAGCCAGCCCGGCAAGGACGGTGACCTGCGCACCAGGGGGCTGGGACGTGCCCGCACTGACGGCCGTGCCCGGCGTGAGCGCCACGGCTGGCTGCTGCGCGGTCCCGGCACCGGGCGCCAGCCCGGCACTGACCGCGTCTTGTACTGCCGGGAGCTGGGCCGTGCCAGCGCCCGTGACCAGCCCGGCGGCTGCCGCGAGCTGCGCGGCCGGGGCTTGCGCGGTTCCCGTGCCGGAGGCAAGGCCAGAAGCCGTTGCCGCGGTGGCCACGGGCGGCTGCGCGGTCCCGGTTCCGGTGGCAAGGCCCGGCTGCGCGGTAACTTGCGCACCCGGAGCCTGGGACGTGCCCGCGCCCGCAGCCAGCCCGGCATTTGCCGTGGTGTTCCCTGACGTCGATGCTGACGGGGCAAGTGCCGTGCCCGTCCCGGCAGCCAGCCCGGCACTGACGGTGACTTGCGCACCCGGAGCCTGGGCGGTGCCCGTGCCCGTGGCCAGTCCCGTGCTGGCAATCGCGAGCGCTCCCGGGGCCTGGGACGCGCCCGTGCCTGCGGCCAGTCCCGCGCTGGCAATGACCTGCGCTCCCGGGGGCTGGGACGTGCCCGTGCCTGCGGCCAGTCCCGCGCTGGCAATGACCTGCGCTCCCGGGGGCTGGGACGTGCCCGTGCCTGCGGCCAGTCCCGCGCTGGCAATGACCTGCGCTCCCGGGGGCTGGGACGTGCCCGTGCCTGCGGCCAGTCCTGGAGCAGCCGTGACCTGCGCGCCCGGAGCCTGGGAAGTACCTGTCCCGGCAGCCAGCCCGGCAGGAGCGGCAGCCACGGCAAGGGGGGTGTCCAGCGCCGCGCCGGTGCCCGTGGCCAGCCCCGGAACTGCCGTGACGACGGCAAGAGGGGTATCGAGTGCCGCGCCCGTCCCGGCAGCCAGGCCCGCTGGCGCCGTGGTGGCCGGCACCGTGGCCGCCGGGCTGGCGATGGCCTGCTGCTGGCGCCGGTAGCGCCGCTGCCACAGGTCCGACCCGGGCTGCACGGGCGGCGCCGTCACGGCCGGCTGGGCAGGCGGCCCCTGGAAGGCCAGCACCCAGTCGGGATCGCCCTGGCTGTTGCTGCCCTTGGCCGTGGAATTGTACGTCGTGCCCGTGGCAGCAGGCGACGTGGCGCCGTTGACGGGGTCAATCCAGGTCGCGGTGTACCCGGGATTCAGCAGCGCCTGGTTGACGGTGATCGTGGTGGCGTGGCTGAGGTACACCACGGCCAGCGAGCCGTCTGGCGTGATGGAGCCGGTGACGTAGGCGTCCGTCGTGGAGGACTCATACTGGCTGGTGGTGTACGTGGAGTGCGTGCCGCGCCCGGACGTGATGAACTGGCTGGCCGTGTCCGGCAGCAGGTTCTGCCAGCCGGGCAGCCCCTCGAACGCCGTCCTGATCGCCAGCGCGCTGTTCTTCCAGAACCAGCCGGTCGCCGCCTGGTTCTGGGCGGTGGCCGGCCACTCCCAGACGCCCTCATCACCGTGGATCTTGCCGCGCGCGCCTGACGACAGCGCCCACCAGGACTCTTGCCGGAAATTGCGGTCGAACGCGAAGCTCGACCCGCCGACGTACGATGAGCCGCCCTGGTAGAAGTAGCCGTCCCCGGCGATCACCGGCACGGTGCCGTCAGCCGAGTACGCCAGCTCAACCCCGTAGTAGATGACCTGGTAGCTGTAGACGAAGTTGTACTGGGCGTTGGCGAAGCCCCACGCCTGGTGGGTGTTATTGCCGTCCAGCGTCAGGCGGCTGGTGGTCTCGGGATTGTTCTCGATGGACACCACGTGCGCGTCCCCGGCCGCGCGCACGCCCGTCATGAACGCCGTGATCAGCGCGTCATTCTCGCCGAAGTAGTCATCGGCAAGGTTCCAGACGAGGTTGGGCAGGCCTTTGTACCGGTTGCCGAGCGCTGTGCCGTACGCGGTGAACTCTGCCGCCGACTTGCCGAACAACGGCCCGGGACCGGAGCTGAAGTCGCTATCGTAGCCGATGGCGTTCAGGAACACGCAGATGCCCTTGGCCCGGGCGCTGGCCAGGAAGTAGTCGATCCGCTGCCAGTACGCTTCCGTCAGGCCCGACGACGGGCTCGCGCCCGATGTCCCGGTTGACGGCGCGCCGCCCTGGAAGGGGTACAGCCCGTCGAACGTCACGCCCTGGTCGTTGATGTTGCCGGACTGGGTGGTGCCCATCGGCTTGGTGTAGACGACGTTGACGCCCTGGGCCTGGCGGGTGGCCAGGTAAGTGTCGTAGTCGGCCTGCCAGGCGCCGGACGTCCAGCGCCCCACGTTGCCGCACAGCGCCCAGGCTGCGTCGCCCCACACCAGCCGGGGCGTGCCGTACTGGTCGGTGAAGTACCCGTTCGCGCCGCCCGCGGTGCCCGTGATGACCGGCGGGTCAATGAACCGGTACCAGGGGATGTTGGGATTGCGCCAGCGGTGCCGGAAGAACACGCCGCCCGGCTGGGCAGGCAGCGACGGCGGCGCGGGCGTGGATGCCTGCCCGTCCAGGCCGGAGCCGGCGGCGGCCGCCAGCCCGGCCATGACGGGCGGCGGCAGGCTGCTCGGGACGGGCTGCTGCGGGCGCCTCCACCAGCGCCGCCAGGACGCGCTGCCCGGCTGCGGGGCTGGCGGCAGTGACGGCGGCGGGGCGGCCAGCTTGAACGCGACCAGGAGCAGGCCCCAGGTGGTGGCCCCGGAGATCGCCCAGGACAGGGACTCCAGGCCGCCCGTGGAGTTGCCGTAGCCCGCCACGAGCTGCGCGCTGTTGCTGGACCCCGAGTTCACCGCGGAGGAATAACCGGACAGCGTGTACGTGCTGCCGTACCCGGCGTCGCCCGCCATGCCGAGCAGGAACTCGCCCGCCGTGGCCGAGGAGTACGTCGTGCCGCCGGTGATGGTGGCTGGCGATGCCGTGCCCGTGTTGTGCCCGGCAGTGCCGTCCAGGATGGCCGTGGTGCTGCCCGCCTGGAGCCCGGCTACCTCAAGCAGGCCGGCGACGGCGCCGAAGTTCGTGCCGTTGGTGCACGTGATGACGGGCTTGAGGCCGGCATCGCCCGCTGGGGTGTCCAGCGCCCAGAAGGACAGGCCGCCCTGGCCCGACGGGTAGGCAACGGACCCGATGCTCGTGAAGCTGTTGGCCGCCGCGTCCTTGACGGTCGTGGGAACGGTGACCGTGTTGGAGTCCAGCGACACCACGACGATCAGCTTGGAGCCCGATGACAGGCTCGCCGTGGACGGCGTGACCGTGCAGTTGCCGGAGCCGGCCACGGCACCGGTGGCTGACTGGAGGACGGACCAGCTCACGCGTGCCCACCTCCTGCCAGGTCAGGCCGGACTGCCCCCCTCAGTTCTCGCCGTAGACCCGCATCTGGGTCAGCGTCGTGCTGTTGGCGGCGTTGGAGGCAGACCAGGTCCCGAACAATTCCAGGAACAGGCTGATCTCGTTGTTCACGCCCGTCAGGTTGTTGGAGAACATCAGCGACTGGGGCGCCGTCGACCACACGGACGTGGCCACGACGGCCACCCGGATCTCGCCGTTGGCCTGCAGCGTGGTGCCCAGGTTGCCAACTGCCTGGCAGGTGACGTCGCAGTCGATGGACCACGGGAAGACGGTGGTGATCGCCGGGGTCAGCGTGGCGGACGTGAACAGCGTCGCGCCGCCAGTGCCCGCGATCGTCCCGGCCGCGGCGTCCAGGCCGGCGGCGTAGACGAACGTGGCCGTGCCCGCCACCGACGTGATGGTGCCCTCAGCCTTGAGGTGCAGGGCCTTGCCCGGGTAGGTGAAGTAGCCGGCCGGGATCAGGCAGCGCGGGATGGATGATGACGCGATGGCCGAGATAGGCGCCTGCGTAGTGTACGTGTTCTTGGTGACCGAGGCAGGAAGGGAGTACAGCAGTTCCCCCTGGGTCATGGTATAACCGCTCAAGATGATCTCCTTTTGACCGGAATCAGAGCGTTCCCAAAGAAATGTGTTATGCTCAGAGCATGGCTAACAAAAGGAGATTTACGCCGAAGCAAGATTCCGACATTGCTGCCCTCTACGTCGACAAAGGCCTGACGATGGACGCCATCGCTGCGCGGTACGTGAACGCATCGGTTAACAGCGTCCGGAATTCGCTGCTGCGCAGTAACGTGACTATCAGGCCGAAGAACAGTCCACGGCCTGATGAGGACTGGCCTGTCTGCTCCTGTGGCGGGCGCGTGATCTACAAGACGGCCGGCCAGTGCGCAAGCTGCTACCACCGGGAGCGCAATCGTGTGCCTGAAGTCAGAGAGGCAAAATTCACCTGGTGGCTTCGAAAAGCACATGGCATGAGCCGGGAAGCTTACGATGCCATGCTGGCCGCGCAAGACGGGGTATGTGCAATCTGCCGCAGTCCTGACCCACGAGGACACCGGCTCGCGGTCGACCACGATCATGCTTGCTGCCCTGGTGAGGGATCGGCATGCAGCTCGTGCATCCGCGGACTGCTGTGCGTGAGCTGCAATACGGCACTTGGATCGCTTCATGACGACGTGAGGCTTGCTGAAGCCCTCATCGCCTACCTGAAGCACACCCGTAGTAATCATGGCTGATCACGTCGTGATGCTGAAGACGGTGCCGCTGCTGTACCCGGTGGTGAACCAGGCAATGGTGAACGTGCCCGCCGTCACCGATTGCGACCCGCCGAAGTAATTGAAGCAGAATCCCTGGTTGGCGACGGTTCCCGCGGTGATGGACGTGCAGTACACCAGGTCGCCGAAGACCGCGCTGACCGTGACGGTCGTCCAGCTGGCATTGGCGGCATGGAACGCCAGCGCATTGGTGGCCGTCCCGTCAATGCCGTAGGACAGCGTGCCCAGGGCCGTGCCGCCCGCGGTGTAGTTCGTGCCGGATGCCTCATTGGCCGTCACCCACGGGCCGCCGGCGCCGTTGTAGCCGATGTGCGCCATCGTGTCGGTGTTCAGCGGCGTGGTCGTCAGGTACAGGGCGGCCTTGAAGCCGTTGTTGGCGATGCCCGTGGTGACCCAGCCCGTGGGCAGGGACGTCCCGCTGCCGGCCGTCGCCTGCAGCAGGGGGTTGTTCATGGTCTGCGTGAAGATGGCACTACCTGACCAGGCCACGGCCTAGACCTCCGTTGCGAGCACGGCCCGTGCGAGGCCTGCGTTGACGAGCACGTCATCGTGGTCGTTGAAGAGGGTGCGGACGGACATGTACGCCTTGCCGTCCTCGCCCATGGCCTGCAGGTCCGCGCCCAGGTAGTCCTGGCGCTCTTCAGCCACGACGGAGCACCGCGTCCCTGTCCGTACCAGGGGCGCGGTGAGCATGTGCAGGCGCGGGCACGTGTGAAAGCGGGACGACCCCGGGGGCAGTGCGGGAGTCCGGTCTGTAGTATTACAATTGGGGCAGTGCCAGTCTTCGTACGGGACCTTCAGGAGCGGGACGTCCACCCGGAGGGCCTCCAGCCACTCAGGTGATTGCTTCCTGGCTCCCTGACCTGGGCCGCAGCGTTACCGACAGTGTAACGTAGCGCGTCCCGTGCTGGGCGGTCCTGCGGCGCTTACTTCTTGAGCGCCAGCATGATGCCCAGGACCACCGACACCAGCACGCTGATCACCATGATGACGGGGACGATCACCTGGTTCAGGTCGGTGCGCCCGGCCCGTCCCTCAGCCCGCTGCGCCAGCTCGCCTGCCGTCGTGCCGGACGCGGTGTCCAGCCGGGACGTGAGCCGCAGCTCCAGCTTGCCGATCAGCTCGCTGAGGGCAGCCAGCCTGTCCTCCAGCGCCTGGCGCGCCCCGGCGTACTCCTGCCGGGGCACGAAGTGCGCAGCCTGGTCAGACAGCGTCTTGCGGAACTCATTGACGGACTGGAACCGGGCTTCATTAGAGGTGGCCGCCACGCCCACGGCCTTTTCTGCGCTGCCCAGTGCCGTGGCAGTTGCCTTCTCCGCGGCGGCGAACGCCGCGTCCAGGGCCTTGACCTGGGTGGCGTAACGCTCGTCCAGCAGCGTGCTCAGGCTGGCGATCTTGATGTCCGTCAGCTCGCGAAGCGCCGCCAGCTCCCGGCGGTACTGCACCGTGACCTGCTCAATGGCCGCATTGGTGAGCAGCGTCGGGTCCGGGCGCGGCACCAGGTCCTGCTGCTGCCAGCCCGGCGGCACGGAAGTGCCCTCCATCCCTGGATCATACGGCTCACCTGCTGCCTCAGCCCTGCACCGGCGGCTTCCCCAGGCTCATGACATCGTGCGGGGACGCCACGACCAGGGCGCCGCCCAGCTGGTCGGCCAGCCCTGACAGCGCCCGGGACCAGGCGCGCAGGTCCGTGGCGCTCACGAGCATCGTCAGCGTGGCCGACGACGTCCGGAAGGTCAGCACGCCCAGCATCCCGCCCGGGGCGTCCATCGTCCCCGCGTCCATCCGGGCCGGCCCCATGGCCAGCAGGGGATTGCCCGGGTCCACGAGGAACGGCTGCCCTGGCGCGGTCACGGGTGGCTGCCGGCCAGCGGGAACGAGGCGGAGTCGCCCGTGGCGTAATCCGTCAGCACCAGGGCCGGGCCGTCAGCTGACAGGGCGCCGGCATCGCCGATGCTCATCACGCACTGGTCAATGCGCAGGCCGCCCAGCGCGCCGGCATCGCGTGCCGGGAAGACCCGGCCGGACACGTCCACGCACGCGATGGTCACCGGGACGGTGCGCACCGGCCCCGGGACCGCCACGGTCCGGGTCACCGTCCGGGTGCGCACCGGGCCTGGGACGGCAACCTTCTTCACGACCACCGGTCCCGGCACCCGCACCTGCACGGTCCTGGACACGGTGTGTTCCGGGACGGGCATGCCCGCCATCGCCCACGATGCGCCGGCGAGCACCGTGACCACCACGGCAGCCAGCAGGAAGACCAGCCGCGCGCCTGCCTGGCGGCGGAACGGGGCCAGCGGCGCGTCCTGCGGCGGGATGACCGGAATCGGGCACGTGTCATCATCGGCATGCGAAACGGGCAGCGGCGCGGGTGACTGGGTCACGAGCTCGGCAATCCTCTTAACGCTGGCTGGCGGTCCGGCCGAACAGCATGTCCAGCACGGCATCGGGGCTGACCTTGCGCGCGAGCAGGGCTGACAGGGCAGCCGCTTCCTTGCCCTCGTAGAAGTCCAGGAGCTGCCCGTCATCAGAAAAGGCCACGTACCGGGACGACTCCTGCGGGCCGTCCACGTCCTTGACGATCACCATCGCGATTACCTCACGCGGGGCGCTGCTTGATCCACCGCCGGACTTCCCCGTCGTCCAGCACGGGCCACCAGTGCTCAGGCGGCGGCGCTTCCAGGTTAGCGCAGATGACCACGCCGCCTGGGCGCACGTCCTGCCAGACTTTCGCCTCCAGCTCGCGCTGCAGCGCCCTGTCGCGCAGCGGGCGGTTGAACCACAGGAGGTCGAACTTGCCGTAGCCCCCGTAATCCAGGGCGTCAGCGACCTCTGCCGACAAGCCGAGCTTCCAGGCCTCGTTCACGTACTCCGGGACCCGGTCAATGCCGTGCACGTCCAGGCCGAAGACCTCCTGGGCAATGAGCATCCGGGTTCCCACGCCGCTGCCGACTTCAAGGAACGACGTCCCGGAAGACTCCGGCAGCGCCTCTGCCACCAAGGCGATGAAGTCCCAGAGCGGGAACGGCATCCAGGGCGTGCTGCGCACGTCATCATGCCCGGCGCTGCCTGCCAGCCACTGCCGGTCCAGCAGCTCCGCCTGCCGCAGCGCCACCCTGATCGCCTCGGGCCTGCTGCCCCCGGGGATGCTCACGACTGGGCCCCGTCACGCGGGCCGGGCACGTCATCGCGCAGGCAAGGCTGGACATCGTCACGCGGGCCGGGCGCGCCCGTTGCCGGGGCCAGCCCTGCCTGCGCGATGACGTGACCGCCAGGCAGCGGCTCGCTGTCCGGCTCAGGATAGGCGTCCGCAGGCAACGGCGGCAGCGGCTCGCCCGCCACGGCCTTCGCCCAGTCGATCCGGTCCCCGCCGCGGGTTTCCTGCTGCGGCACCTGCTCGCCCATGCCGGCTCCGTCCTGTCCTGGCTGGCTGGCCAGCCTGTCACTCCCGTGCACATCAGTCTTGGCTGGCATCGTCCGTGCACGGCTGCGCCCCCGGCCCTGAGTGAGCGGCTCGCGGTCCCCGTCATGATACCGCACGGATACCGCATGAGACCGCCAGGCTACCGGAACAAGGACTCATACGCCTGCGCCCACAGGTGCCAGTTCCTCGCGATGGTGCGCTCGCACGCCGCCTCCCGGGCTGCCTTGCCCATGGACGCCCGCAGTCCCGCGTCATTGGCCAGCACGGACATGTACTTCAGCCACTCGTGGTCGTGCCTGACCAGGAAACCGTTCTCGCCGTGCCGGATGAAGTTGCGGTACACCGCGCAGTCGGTGGCGATGGACGGGATGCCGCGGGCTGCCCACTCCAGGACCTTGACGTCCGACTTGGCGAGGTCGAAGTCCGTGCCCGTCAGCGGGGCCAGCCCGATGTCGAAGTCCGCCGTGGCATAGTACTCCCGTGGCTGCTCGTACACCGGCACCCACGGGACGTGCAGGACCCTGTCGCTCAGCAGGTACGGCTTGCGGGCCTTTCCCGACGGGTTCAGGAACGACTCGCTGAAGTCCGTGCCCCCCAGCTGGAAGTCCCAGCCAGGGAAGCGCCGCAGGAACCGCCGCACGGGGTCCACGATGAGGCCCACGTCGCTGCCGTGGCTCGCGCCGCCTGCCCAGCCCACGGCAGGCCGCTCCCGGGAGGCCCGGGGCATGTCCAGCACCCAGCCGGGGATGCAGTTGGGCAGCACGGCCACGCCCGGGTTGCCCGTCTCCTCGCGCATCACCGCGGCCAGGTGACTGGTCGTCACGGTGATCAGGTCGGCCACCTGCGCCTGGTGCGTGACAGCCTCGCGGATCTCCGGCCTGCTAAAGACATGGTAGGCCTGCCAGTTCACCGGCGTCACCCGGAACACGTCGTCATCGATCTCGTACACCAGGCGGCTGCCCGGGACGCGCGCCTGCCGCCAGACGCGCATGCCGCCGTAATGGTTGAAGCGCTGGCCGATGATGATGTCGTGGCCTTGCATGTCCCGCAGCGTGATGGGCCTGTTGCCCTCCTCGTTCCCCCCACTGCGGAACGTGACCTCATGCCCGTGCCTGGCCAGCTCCTCCAGGGGGACCGTCATGCGGTACCAGCAGCACCCGGAACCGCCGTCGTGGCCGGCGAAGATCTTCACGGGTGCACGGTCACCGACTCCATCAGCCGATCCTTTCAGCCTGAACGTTTCCGTGTTTTAACCGGAAGAGTACAGTTAAGGGTAGCGGGCCTAGTGCGGCTGCCCGCTGGGAGACAACACCTCCGAGCCGCAAAGGAGCTGATGGCAATGCTCGCCATCGCCGCGCTCGTGTTCTTCATCATCACCGCCGTCGTCGCGTGGGTAGACAAGACCATTTCGGTCCCGCACTTGATCGCCTTGACGGCCGTCGGCCTGGCCTTCCTCGCTGGTCACTTTATCTGGGGCTGGTGGGGCACCCGTACTGCTCCCTGACAGGGACCGCGGGCGTCCTGCAGCCTGGTCACCACGCGCACCCTGTAACCCGCGTCCGGGCAAGACCGTGCCCGCCTCGTCCCAGGGCGCCTCTTTCTTCGGCGTCCAGCAGGAGATCCCCGGCTCGGCATGCGCGTGGTAGTACGCCAGCTCAGCACTGAGGTTCGCGTAGTCCTCATGCCAGGCCAAATGGTCGGCAACGTACGGGAAGCCCGTGCGCACGGCGCTGAAGGAGTGGCAGCCGACGTCCATCATCGGGACGTGCACGGCCAGCGTGGTGTCCACGTCCGCGTGGAAGACGCCCGGCTCAACCTCGTTATCCCAGAAGTGGGCTTCCCAGCCGATCACGTTCTCGCGCTGGCTGTAATGCGCCGGGATGCGGTCAATCCGCAGGCCCAGCCCGGCCTTGTGATAGCGCGGGTGCCTGCTGAGGACCTCAGCCAGGTGCCAGGGCCAGTCAAGGGGGCAGCCTTCCGACGGCACCACGTCGGGATCGGTGACGACGTACTTCTCCCGGGCGTTGGCTGCGCGGAACCAGCCCCGCGTCCACAGGTCACGCGGGTTGCCGCCGCCGTCGTCCACTACCCGGACCCCGGCTTTCTGCACGTCCCGGAGCCAGTCCACGGCCTCCGGCCAGGTCGTGCCGTGGTCAACGATGGTGGTCTCCAGGCCGGCCGCCTGCATGGCCGCGAGGCAGAGCCTGCCGTAGGTCACCCTGTCCCGGAAGATGATGAAAGCGCGCAAGAGCGTCACAGCCTTTCAGGGATACTCCGGCCATCCGGGCTTCAGGTCGTAAACGGCAGGGTTAGCCTGCGACATCCAGGTCTCGGCCTGCCAGCGGTCCTCACTGGCCGGGGCCGGGAGCCGGCGCAGGTACGACGACGTGGCCCACCAGAAGTTGCCGCCGAAGAACGGGGGGTCGCTCGGGTAGTGCTGGTTGTCCACCCAGTGGCAGCCCACGGCATCATGGCGGGCCAGCAGCGCCAGGCACTCTTCCCACTCGTAGATGACCTTGCGCGTCATCGACCTGCGCCAGGCCATGTTGGTGTCCGAGCCGTCCGCGGCGCCCTTGGTGTGCGCGTACACGACGGCGTACTCGTCCTGGGACTTCTGCACGTCATCGTGGATGGCCTGGAGCGTCAGCTGCTCCCAGCCCTCGTCAGCCTCGCGCCAGGCCGCCGGCTCGGGGAGGTCCCAGTTCCGGCACAGCAAGCCGATCCGCTGCCGGGCGGCGTCACGGTCTCGCGGCGGCCCCACCAGGCCGACCGTGGTGACCACGCCGTCAAGGCCCGAGCGGCCCATCGCGGTGAAGTGATCGCGTACCGGCACCGCCCAGGCGCCTGCCGCGTAACAATGATAGTAATGGCGCACCGGGAGGGCCGCCCGCAACCGCGCCTCCCGCTGGGCGCACTGGGCGCACGAGCTGCCCGTCATCGCTGCTCCTGCCTGAACCGGGACGGCCACACGTCACTGGTCTCCTCGTCCACGCTCACGTACGGCACCCCGGCATCCAGCCACCGCTGCACGAGGTCCCAGTCCTCCGTCCAGGACGCGGGCCCCCAGGTGCCGTGCTCCAGGGCCCAGCGCCGGTGCATGATCATCGGCGTTCCCACGTTCCCGCACGCCAGCGGCCCCCAGCCGGTGACCGTCTCGTGCGGGCCGCCGTGCGCCGTCATCCTGCTGACGGCGAAGCCTGCCTGCGGCGCGGCGTCCAGGGCCTTGGCCAGCAGCGCGCAGTGCCCCGGCCGCAATGCGTCGTCATCGTCACAGTAAGTAATGTACGTCCCGTGCGCTTCTTCCAGGCCGGCCAGCCGGGCATGGTGCCCCCAGTGCTCGCCCGCCGGGTGCTCCGGCAGCTCGCAGTAGCGGATGCCGTGCCAGCCGTTGCGCGCGACCTCGCCGCCCAGCCGGAAGGCCAGCTCGTCGTCTGGCCCGTCACTGACGATGACGTGCTCAGTGCCCGCCAGCGACTGCGCCTGCACGGACGGGATGCACCGCTCCAGGAGCAGGTCGTGGCGCCGGAACCAGGTGGGCGTGATGACGGTCACCGCAGGGCCGCTCATCCGGGCCACCTGTCCGGGACGTTGATGCCGCGGTTGAACTCAGCTAGTGACTGCGGGGTGAACGGCGTCCCGCCCAGCTTGGCGATATCGGCGTTCAGCTGCCCCCCGCGGCTGTAGGCGTGCCAGTTCTGCAGGTCGGCTGCCGTCAGCGCGTACGACGCTGCGTACGTCTGGTCATGGCCGGCCTTGCCGTTGGAGTAATGCAGGTGCTCGATGACCACGTCATCAAGGTAGGTGATCCCGCACGCGGTGCCCCAGGCGAACCAGGCCACGTCCACGTACATGTGGCTGATCGACGGCGCCCCTGCGTAGCCCAGTGCCTGCACCACCTCACTGCGCATGAAGACATGGCAGCTCATCGACCCCGGGTCGCGCGGGTACAGGTCGTTGCCGAACGCGAACGGGGTGCGCTGCAGGGCCTCCAGGATGCGGGCATCCCAGCCTGCCGTGCGCGGCACGTTGTCGTCACCCAGGCAGCCCACGGCCCGGTAGCCCGCGGCCCGGGGGACGGCCAGCTCGTTCGTCCAGGCCGTGACCTGGCGCAGCCCGGATCGCACCTCGTACTCCACGCCCTGCAGGCGCGGGTACTGGCGCTCATCGTCATCGTCTAGGCCCACGGCCAGCGTGGTCGCCGCCGTGCACGTCTGCGCCATCGCCTGCGCCAGCCTGCTGACGCTCGCCGGACGCCCGCGGCTGGGCACGACGACCAGCAGGTCCCTCATGGGGCTTCAACTAACCTTGTGCACGTTAATGACTTGACTCCACGGAAGCACGCACGCATCCCAGGCCTCATCACCCACAGTAATAGCCGCGGTGGCTACACCGTGATTAAACAACTCCACATCCCCGACAGGAAGAGTAACGCTCCCATCGGTCACGGTTACCAGCTCTACCGTCATCGCACCGCCCCACCATGCGGGGTACAGCTCGCTGAGCACGACTGGCGTGTCCGTCATTTCTCGCTCTCCTTGCCTAGTGCCGGGCTGCACACCCAGAATGACCTGTCTGGCGTCAGGTGCCCTGCGTACAGTACGGTCTCGATCCGGTACCCGAAGCCTTCCAGCAATGCATGGCACCGAAGACGGCTATTCATCTGCGCCACGAACGGGTACACGTCTGTATGATCCTCTATCAGCAATCTAGGCACGAATTGCCGCAGCGTTGCCGCACCCCCCATGAGAACGCCGAGCTCGGCACCCTCCACGTCAATCTTCACCCAGTCCAGGCGCGTGATGTCGTGCTCCTGAGCTAGCTCATCCAGGGTGGAGAACACAGCCCCGTCAGGCGCATGATGCTCCGGGTACGGCATAGTATCCAAGGCAGTCCTGAATCCCGGCTCGTAGCCACCAGGAGCAGCAAGTGCCTCATGGATCACGACAAGCCGTGACACGTCCAGGCGGTTAGACTCGCACAACCGTACCAGCGTGCCCGTATACGCCACCGACGGGTCTACCGCGTACACCATCGCCCCGGCAGCCAGTGCCGGAATCGTGTAACTGCCGATATGGCAGCCGATGTCGATGACCACGTCACCAGGCCTCACGCGCCAGTGCGCCTGCCTTACCTCAGCCTCATCCTCGAACCAGCCTGTGATGTTTGGGTCATCGGGCAGCGTCACGTCCTGCTGCCCGTACGTCACGATCATGACGATCCCGCGATCACCGTCAGCCACGGGTAGGACGGCACCGGCGGGACCTTCTCCGCTGGCAGCGGGAAGCGCTCGGTCTTGAAGGTGTCAGCCGCGGAGGACCGGTACCAGTACACCGGGTCGCCGGGCACCCAGGCCTGCTCCCGGCACCGGCCGCTCGCCCGCACCTTGTTGCTCCACTCGCGCTCGGCCCCGTTCCCGCCCTCCCAGGCCCCCAGGAGCGCGATCTCCCGGCGGATCGGGTTGAACTGGGTGATGTCCCTGGTCAGCATGTCATCCCGGTTCGTCCAGCCGGAGTGCACGAGCGAGTGCTCCACCGGGGCCTCCAGCACGCCGTCCGTCGTCCAGCGCACCATGAAGCCCACGTAGTCGGGCTGCGCCTGCAGGGCGGCCATGACGCGGGCAACGCCATCGGGGGCCAGCAGGTCATCATCGTCAATGCAGGACACGTACTGCGCCCGGGACGCGTCCAGCAGCGCCTGCGTCTTGGCGCCGTAGGTGCTTTCCAGGTTGTCCCGGTACAGCAGCGCGCCGAATCCCGGCTGCCACTGCCGGTCCAGGTCCGCGAGCAGCTCCAGCAAGGTGGCGTGCCGGTGCGGGATGGAGCAGATCAGGGCATCCCAGGTAACATCGCTCATCACAGCACCGCCTTGATCGCGCCGATGTCCTGCGCCAGCTGCCCCCGGCAGTACGCGCTGTACGCTGCCTGGCACTGCGGCCAGGACTGCTCCGCCCGCAGGTACGTCTCATCCAGCGGGGCCTTGCCGGACGAGTGGTGCAGGTGCTCAATGATGACATCGCCCAGGTACTCAATCCCGCACGCGGCACCCCAGGCACCCCAGGCGTCGTCCACGAACATGTGCGTGAGGGACGGGACGCCAAGGTAGCCAAGCGCCTGGACCACTTCACTGCGCATGAAGGCGTGCGTCACCTGAGAGCCCTGCGGGCGCAGCGGGTACAGGTCGTTGGCGTAGGCAAACGGCTCCCGGCCCAGCGCGGCCATGATCCTGGCATCCCAGCCGGGCGTCTGCGGCACGCAGTCATCGCCCAGCGCCCCGGTGAACCGGTACGTGCCCGCACGGGGAACCGCGAGCTCGTTCACCCAGGGCGTGAAGCCGCGCAAGCCAGAGCGGACCTCGTACTCCACGCCCGCCAGGCGCTCGTAGCCGCCCTCGTCATCGCTGTCCAGGCCGACGACCAGCGTCGTGTCGCCCCGGCAGGTGGCGTCCATGGCCTCGCGCAGCCGGCGGACGTTCTGCGGGCGCCCCCGGCTCGGCACGACGACGACGAGGTCCCTCATATCAGCCTGTCCGCCGCGGCCAGCCGGACCGTGTCGCCCTCGTACCCCTCACCCGACCGCGGCCCGCGGGTGAACACCAGGCACGTGCAGTCCTCCAGGGCCTCCCAGGCGTGCGCGACCCCCGGCAGCTCGCAGGCCATGTCACCCGGGCCGTACGCGCGGTCCTGCACCAGCCCTTCCTCGTCCCTGGTGACGATGCGCAGCCGCCCGCGGACCACGTACGTCCACTGGGTGGTCTGGGCATGCACGTGATTACCGCGGATGGACCCGGCCCAGCTGACGATCCGGGTCACGGAGTCCAGTGGCGTGACCAGGAGGTCCTCAATCAGGCCACGCCCGTCAGCAAAGCTGCTAGGCATCAATGACCTCCGGGCTCGGGAGCGGGATGATGAACGCGCCCCTGTAGCCTGCCGCCCGCAGCTTCGGCATGATGTCGCCGGCAAGGTGCCAGGACAGCAGGAGCGCGTACCCCGGCTGGTCTTCCGTCAGCCGCTTCTCGTCTGCGACGGGAATTTGCGTGCCCGGGATCAGCGTGCCGATCTTCTCGCTGCCTGGCACCTCGCACACGAGCGTGATGAACCTGGCGATCCCGGCGTAGTGGATGAGCGGCGTGGCACGGGTGGCGGCGCCAATGCCGTACACGGACTTCTTCTCCAGGTGAACGGCCCTCCACAGCATGCCGCGCAGTGCCGCGGCGGCGCCCTCGGCGCGGAACTGCCAGCCCGGCCGCTGCACGCGCGCGCGCATCCGGAATGACCCGCCGTGCACCGGCACCTGCCGGGAGCTGGTCACCCGCATCCCGTGCCGTTCCAGCAAGGCGCTCAGTGACGCCACCGAGTAATAGCGCAAGTGCTCATGATAAATGGCGTCGACCTGAAGGCCCTCGGTAATGCTCGCCAGGTCATGGTTCTCCGTGATGAATTCCCCGCCCTCGCCAAGCAGGAGCTGCACGCCATCCAGGAAGTCATGCGGGTCGGGCACGTGCGCGAGGACATTGCACGCCGTGATGACCGCGGCCGGGCCGTGGTCCTCACGGATCTTCCTGGCCAGTTCCGCGGAGAAGAACTCCTGGTAGCGGATGATTCCCGGGCCGCATTTCAGGACCTGGCCGGTAGGCTCGACAGCGGCTTTCCGCAAGCCAGGACCGGGATAGCTGCCCAGCAGCGTCCCGTCATTGGCCCCGATGTCGATGACGAGGTCATCCAGGAACAGGGATGAGGCCAGTGAGCTCGCCAGGTCGGCGTAATGCCGCCGCAAGGCTGCGGAGTTACCTGTCGCGTAAGGGTGGTCGGGGCGGAACAGCTCTTCCTGGCTCACGGTGTGGCTCAGCTGCACGAGCGTGCAGTTACCGCATCGCACGAGCGCGAGCGGGTACCGGGCACTGGCGCTCATGCGCTCGGCGAGGGGCTGGCGGCCCATGCTGAACAAGGGCCGCAGGCTGGCTGAGCCACAGCCGCCGCATGCCGTGACCTCACCGTCCACTATCGCTCCTGCGATGCAGGTAATTATGCTCTGCCGGAGACAGCCAGATGCAGTTACCTGGCTCGTAATCACCATCAGTGTCCAACCGGTGCAGGTGCCAGTAAGGAGCTGGTGACGGCCCCATGTCAGCCAGGAAATTCGGGAATCCATCACGTCCGGTCCAGCGGGCGCACACCTTAATGCCGCGCCCCCCGTAACGGGCGTAGGACTTATTGGCCGGGTCTTCACAGCGTCGGCGCACGCCCTGCCATAGCGTGTAGTTCGGATGATGACTGAGTCCGTGCCTGAACTGCATGCCAGACGTCCGGCAATGCTCCGCGACTTTCCTGGCCTTCAGGCACCCGCATGACTTCCGGTGACCACTCCGCAAGCTTGCGCCCGGAGCCACGACGACAGCGCCACAGGCGCACTCGCAACGGTAAGTCCTGTACCCGTTTTTACTCCCTGCGTACTCCAGCACGGTCAGCAGCCCGTAAGCATCTCCCGGCTTAACTGACGGCGGCCGTCCGCGACCGATACCACGCGACGCCGTCACTTCGGGTGCTCCCGGTACCAATCGAGAACCGGCCCTATACCTCGTGCTAGTGAGACTTTCGGGCTGTACCCGAGAGCACTGATCTTACTGATGTCAGGGCACCGCCGCGGAGGACTGCCCGCCGGAAGCACCCCGGGCGTTATCTTCACGTCTCTGTTGTAGTGCGCACCGATAAGGGAGACCAGCTCTGCGATCGTTCTTTCCTCCGGGGTCCCCACGTGATAGATCCCGCTGGGCGTGCTCTCATCGAGAAGGAGCGCGAGCGCATCCGTGCAATCTGAGATGTGGCAGAACGCCCGGGTTTCCTGGCCTGTGCCCTGAATCGGAAACCGGATCACCCCTGCTCCCGGGTTCGCGTCAAGCAATGTGCTGATCCGGCGGCCGAACTCCGGGATCACGTGCTCGTAACCCCCGTCATTTCCGTAGACGTTGTGCGGGCGCGCGATGACGACCCGGTCCAGCACGCCCGTCCGCGCCCAGGCCAGGGCCATCAGCTCGCAGGCGATCTTCCCGCCGCCATAGGAGTACCGCGGGTTCTCCACGTCCGGCACCACCAGCGGGACGCTCTCGGGCGTGGGCACCTGGCGGGCCACCTGGTAGGCCTCAGAAGAGGACACCAGCAGCAGGCTCGCGGTGCCCGTCGCCTCGCACGCCGTGAGCACGTTCAGCATGCCCCGGATGGCCACGTCCAGCACCTGGCGCGGCTCAGCATAGAACGTCTGCGTGCCCTGCAGGTACGCCAGGTGCGCGACCGCCTCGCAGCCCGCCATCGCATCACGGACGGCGGCGGCATCGCGCACGTCACCCTGCAGGACCTCGCAGTTCACGCCCTCCAGGCGATCCTGGCGCCCGCGGGACATGTCATCCAGGACGCGGACCTCATGACCGTCCGCTGCCAGGCGCCGGACGAGGTCACTGCCCACGAAGCCGGCCCCGCCAGTCACCAGGTAGCGCATGAAGAGGACTCTAGCAGACTCAGGGCCTGGTAGCCCATGAAGAGACTCTAGCAGACTCGGGCTTCGTGGTTGATACCATGACATCATGACTGATGACAAGCTTCCTGGGTACCCGTCCGTCCTGGGCATCCTGGAACGGCTGGATGCAGCCGGGGCCACCGGGATGCTGTCCAAGGACCTGGCGCTGTCCTTCCGGCTGAGGCCGCGCGGCCTGCACGCCACCCAGGTTGAGGTGAACACCTGCCTGGACAAGCTGTGCCAGGCAGGCCGCGTGCTGCGAGGAGGACTGGAGCCATCACCCTACTATCACGGGTCGCCGGCCTTCCGCTGGTACATCACGCCAGCGGGCACCGCGCACCTGAAGGCAGGCGGCCTCAAGGGCAAGGCCGCGGCACGGCGGGCCGTGCAGGCCCGCAGCCAGGACGCCCGCGACCAGGCCGCCCGGCAGCGCGCGGACGCCGAGGCGCGCGCCCGCGTGCGCGTGCAGTCCCTGGCGCCGGGCTGCACGCGCGAGCGCAACGAGGTGATCCGCGAGCTGCGCGCCACGGGCCTCACGCTGGCGTTCATCGGCGCCTTGCTCGGGATCACCCGCGAGCGCACCCGGCAGGTCCTCGCGAGCATCCGGGTGCGCCAGCCGTGCCGGTGCCCCCGGTGCCGGGCGTTACTTGGCCCGGTCGTATACCCGGTGGTGCTGCCTGCACAGTAGCACTAGATCAGCGCGAACGGTCATCCTTGTAGTCGTGGCCCGAGCTGCCGTTGACGACGGTGGCCTTCTCCTTCCCGTTCACTTCAGGAAGGCCGCCCGTCTGACCGCCCTTGGCCAGCTCCTGGCCGTTGGGGTACACGCGGGCAAGGTCGCTCACGTCTGCACCCAGCCGCCGTCAGAGGATGCCCCGTTTCCCGGCCAGCTGCCCGCGATGGCCTCGCCTGACGGGCCGCACGCGCCCGCTTCCTGGATCTTGCGCCACGGGCCGCCTGCCGCGTCACCGCCCACGGCATCGTAGATCGTGCCGCTGGTCACCTGGTCCTCCGCGGCACCCGGCGCGCTGGCGTCATAAGGCTGCCACGGCAGTGCGGGCGGGGAGGTGATCGGGCTTGGTGCGTCTGCCATCGTCATGCTCCTGTTCAGGTCTGCAGCCAGCGGCCTGGGCCGTCCGGGAACGCCGCGGTGACGTTCCCGCTGCGGTCCGCCGTCCCGCTGCCATCGTCAACGGCCTTCCAGCCGCTCATCGTCGCGTCACTGGTGGCGTCCCAGTCCTGCTGCGGCGGCCCGCCTACCGTCGGCGAGGCCGTCACGACGTGCGGCGGGTCCGGGACGGTCACGTTCCCTATTGCCTTGTTGACGGCCATCAGGCAGCCGGCTTCCGCACGACGCCAGGCGTGGCCGTCCGGCTCCAGGCCGCGGTGCCCGGCCCGGTCCAGCGCTGGGAGCTGGCCTGCGGCTTGCCGTCGGTGCCCGGCGGGATCGCGCCCTTGTTCGTCGCCGTGATGGCCGGGTCGTTGCCGAAGTAGTCCCCTGCCGGGTGCATGACATCCACCGGCTGCGAGCCCGGGGCCGTCATCGCCTCCTCGTTGGAGGCCCGCATGTTGCCGCCTTCCTGGGAAGTGGGCGTCAGCGCGCTGACCGGGTCACCGGGCAGGAGGCTGCTCAGGTCCTGCATGGCTTCAGCCCCTGACCGCCCGGCCGCCGCGCAGGACGTGGCCGCCACCCGGCTGGTACCGGCCGCTGCCCGCCTGCGGCTCGTTGCCCTTGATCCCGGGAAGTTGCGGGCCGCCCGTGGCGTAGCCGCCATCATTGGCCTGCGTCGACTCCCGCGGGCCGGTGATGTCATCGGTCCGGGTGACCTGGTCGTACGGGCCGATGCCGTCATTGGGGTAGGTGTAGGTGATGGCCGTGCCGCCGCCATCGGTGTCCACCACGCCCTGCGTGCCCGGGGCGCCCGTGCTCACGATCTCCTCGTGCGTGATGCCGGTCAGGCCGTCAATGGTCTGGCCCTTCTCGTTGGTCGGGTCCAGTGCCTCCGCGCTGGTCGCCGAGCCAGGAGCGCCCGTGCCCGTCGGCAGCGGGCCGCCGAAGATGGCGGTGCCCCAGTCCCCGACCGGGTACTGGCCGGGCTCATTCGTCGGGTCGGCGGTCTCAGCCGTCCCCGAGTACGGCCGGTTGCTCGTCGTGGTCTTGCCAGGGCCTGCCATGTCCGGCTCCCTTCCTCGTCTTCATCCTACGCTTACAGCCTGGGGCCGAACCGCGATTGCAAGTCCGCCTTGGTCATCTTCGCCGCCGTGTCCGGGTCCATGCCCTGGCTCACCGCGTAGTCGACCCACGACTGCTTAGGATCTGCCGGAGCTGGCGGGGCCGGCGGCAGCGGCGCGAAGTTCTCCACGGGGCCGTCCGGCGCAGCCTCCTCATCCTCTTCTGGCAGCACGGCAATCTGGGCGGGTGACGCCAGCGGTGGCGGGGGTGCCACATAGGGCGGCTCCACTTCCATGGCCATGCCACCGCGGATCAGGTGCTCGCCTTCCCAGTCCTCTACCTGGAACGGCGTCCACCCGGGCGGGTACCGGTCACCGTTAGCGCGGGTCCCCGACATGTGCATGGTGGTCTGGATCCACATAACGTCAGCTCTTCCTTACGCCGGTCAAGCAGCGCCGCGTACATCTCATCCGGGTAGTACTCGGCAATGAATGCGATCAGGTCTTCTAGCCGCTGCCCCCGCGGCTGGTTCTTGCGGACCCACAGTTCCAGGTTCTCCGGGCGGTTGTCACTGCGGATGCCGTTCTTGTGATGCGCGTCCTCAAACGTCCGCAGCAGGCGGCCGATCATCTGCTCCATCACCAGCCGGTGCTCCAGGACGGGGCGGCCATTCCGGCGCTCAGCCGACATCCGGTAGCCATCAGTCGTGGTGTAGCCCTGGCTTTTACGTGGCTGCGCGCCCCACTTGCCGACTGGGTCGCCCGTATGCAGCCAGCGCTGGTAGTGCATCCCGCACCAGCCGCGCCTCGTAGCTTGCCTCTCGCAGCTCTCGACAGCGCACGTTACCCCTTGCCATTTCGTTACGCGCTCTGACTGAGGAATCAAGGCAGCGCCACCTGCGTCACCGGTCCTGCGCAACCGTGCGTAGTGCGTCTCACAGTAGCCAAGAGACCTGACTGGGTTTTCACACCCTTCAACCGAGCAGGCCACTCCCGGGCTGTAATTCCGCGTTGCCTCTGCGCTGCCGTGCCTTTGAAACCTCATGTAGTGAAGTCGGCAGTAACCCTTGGCACTGTGCGGTTCATCACAGTCCTCTACCGAGCACACTGCCCCGGGATTCCAGGCGCGAGTTGCTTCTGGTGTTCCATGCCGCTCTACCCGATTCAGGTGGAGCTTGCAGTAACCGTGCGCATGCGGCTTGCTCGTGCAATCAACTGCCTGGCACTCCAGCGGCTGCCTGGCGTAGTCCCGCAACGGCGTGAGCGGCTTGCCGTTCATGAGCTGCTTGTAGTGCCGCGTGCAGTACCCGCGGCAGTATCGCAGCCTCGTGCAGCCCTCGAACGTGCATGGTTCAGTACTCTTAAGCACTGCTGGCCCCTCCCACACAGGGTGCTGGCTGAGAGCGGACGGCACGCACGCCGTCCGCTCTCCCCATGCTAGGGCCGGTACATGAACTGGCGCAAGCCTTCGCTCAAGAATGGCGCGTTCTGTTACGAGATCTGGTGCGAAAACGTGAAGACTCGCACATGCGCGCCCACGCTCTCGTACCAGTTCCCGAATCACTACAGTTCTCCTTCTGTTGCGTACCGAACGAGTTCTCGAAAAAACTCGATTATGCGCTGGCGCCTTTGTAAACGCGAATCGCGCCCGTGCGGTCCACCATCGTCCCGTCCCCACGGAGGATAGCCCTGAAGGTTACCAAATCCGTGGAGAAGGCGAAGTCATCGGACCTTTCGAACCTGACCCCGCCGACGAGCCGGACGAAGTACTGCGAGAAGTCCCCGAACGCGATCGACAGGGCGTTGGTGGCCAGGGCCGGCATGAACGGGTCGGCGACCAGCGGCTTGCCGAGCAGCAGGTCCGGGCTGCCGAGCACGGCTGACGGCTCCCAGATCGGGCGCCCCACCGTGTCGGTGATCTTGCGGAACCCGCCGATGGTCTTGTCCGCGGCCAGCCAGTAGCAGGACCGGCTCTGGCGGTACGGGGCGATGACCGAGTACTCCAGGTCGACCAGGTTGGCGTAGCTGGGCGCGCCGCCCACGCCGGTCGTGGCGCCGGTAACGCCCACGGAGTTGTTGACGATGCCGTAAGGCTGCCCGGCGCCTGACCCGTTGACCAGGTCGGTGCCGAACGCGTTGCCCAGCGCGCGGCCGGCCTGCATGGCCAGGTAGCCGAGCAGGTCGACGGCCGTGTCATCGATGAGCTCGCGGGCCACCTGGAGCAGGACGCCGTACTTGTACGCCGACAGCGTCTGCATGCTGAAGGCCGGGTCTGAGGACGCGATCGTGCCTGCCTGCGCCGCCGAGGCCGCCGTGGAGTGACCGGTCGTCTTCGGGACCTGCAGCGTCTCGCCACCGCCGGTGTTCAGCACCGTGGGACCGCACTGCATGACGCCGGAGACCTCAATGAGGTGCGCGATCAGCATGTCATAAAAATCAGTCGGCACGATTGAGGACGCGTTCGTGCCGCCGACGCCAGCGGTGGTCAGGATGCGGTAGTTCACCGGGCCGCGAGCCGCCGTGTCGTGCTTGAGCTCCATCGCCCGCGGGGTGCCGGGCTCGCCGCGCGCCCACTTGCGCAGCTCGGCATCCATCGCGCCCTGCGCCGGAGCCTTGCGGTCCTGCGGCTTGTCGGCCAGGTCGTTGAAGGCCTTGTCCGCGTCCGAGGCGCGCTTCTCCTGGTCCAGTACCGCCTTGATCCGGGTGTCCAAGACGGACATTTCTTCCTGCATCGCCTCCCACCGGCCCTGCTCCTCCGGCGTGAAGCTGCGGTTCTCCTCAGCCGCATCTTCGGCGATCTTCTTTGCTTCGTTCCAGACGTTGAGCCTGCGATCCCTAAGACGCTTGGCCACTTCGCTTGCCATTTTTAGCTACTCCTTTCGAGAGAAGCTCGTGACTTTCGCGCCAAGATATGACGCGACGGTCACCGGCTCCGTCCACACCCAGGAAGGGCAGCTACGGCCACGGATCTGTGGTACATTCACTCGCATGTCCCGTATCGACCTCACAGGACAGCGCTTCGGACAGCTCATAGCCGTCGAAGTCATGGAAGGCCAGCGCATCAACGGCGGCCTTGCCTGGCTGTGCCGCTGCGACTGCGGCACTGAAAAGGTCTTCGCCTCCGGCGAGCTACGCCGGGGTCGCGCCTGGTCCTGCGGCTGCGGCATGCCCCGGTCCGTCGACATCGCCGGCCAGCGCTTCGGCCGGCTGACCGCCCTCTCAGCAGTAGACGGCCAGCGCATCCACGGATCACTCGCCTGGCTCTGCCGTTGTGACTGCGGCACCGAGAAGGTCCTGTCCTCGGACACACTGCGCGCTGGCCGTACCCAGTCCTGCGGCTGCAACGGCATAGCGCACCCCATCAACCTGGCCGACCAACGCTTCGGGTCCCTGCTCGTCCTCGGTGCCGCTGAAGGCCAGCGCATCCACGGATCGCTTGCCTGGCTATGCCGCTGCGACTGCGGCACTGAGAAGGTCCTCGCCTCCAACGCACTACGCACCGGCCACACCCAGTCCTGCGGCTGCGGCATGCACGCCGGAACGCACGGCCAGTCGTCGCGGCAAGGCAAGCCCACGCCCGAGTACATGGCCTGGGAGGCCATGAAGCAGCGGTGCCTTAATCCCCGCCATAAGGCGTTCCCCCGATACGGCGGCCGAGGCATTACCGTGTGCCCGGAGTGGATTGACTCGTTCGAGGCCTTCTTCGCGCACGTCGGCCCACGCCCCGGCCCGGAATATAGCCTGGACCGCTACCCGGATAATAACGGGAACTACGAGCCGGGCAACGTACGCTGGACGACCTGGGAGGAGCAGAACCGGAACCAGCGCCCGCGCACGCCAGGACTGAAGCGACCCGGACGGCGCAAGGGGCCGCCACGGTACGCCGAATGCCACCCAGATCGCCCGCACGAAGCCAAGGGCCTGTGTCATGCGTGCTACCAGGCGGCCTGGTACCAGGCTCATCGTTCTCCTCCTCCCTGAACTTGTCTTTCCGGCTAACCGGGAAGTTTTCGGTTATACTGGGTGAGACCGTGCTACTCCATATCGGAATAGGGGTCTTCCATGTTCATCTGCAGGGCGAGCATGGCCTGCTGGCCGCTCAGGACGGGCTTGCGCGGCGGAGTAGGCTCTGAGCGCTTGGCCGGGCCGGCGTTATCGGTGCGGCGGAAGAACTCCATGCCCCGGCCGTCAGCCAGCCGTGAGCGCACTTCCTCCGGCTCGGCCTGCACCCAGTTGGACAGTGACTCCACCGCGCCGTTCAGCGCGCGGGCCGCCGCCGTCGAGTCCGGGTAAGCGGGATCGAGCACGGGCGCGACGTCCACCAGCTGCACCGACAGCAGCGTCCGCATGGGGTAGTTGAACTCGCTGACGCCCCACTCATCGCCGCCCGGGAAGACGCGGAACGCGAAGCTGGAGTGCCGGACGTCGCCGCGCTGGCAATATTCGATAATGTCTGCCCGGGACTGCGGCGGGATCACGTCGTACAGCAGGCCCTGCTCGTCCACCTTGAGGTCCAGCGTGCGAGCGTACGTCGTGCCCAGCAGCAGGTCATCCTTGTGGTTGAACCGGCAGACGACATCGGGCCAGTGATCAGCCCGGGACTCGTTGAACGCCAGCGGCGAGACCTGCTCCACGAAGCCGCCCAGCTTGCGCGACAGCTTGCCGAAGCAGGCCGCGTACCCGTAAATGTGCTTGGGGTCCTCCGGGTGCGCCTGGCGCACCTCCAGCGGGAACCGGGTGAACCGGCGCTCCGGGAAGCCGTCCGGCGGCACCTCGCCAAAAGATGAGCGCTGCGCGCCGGACACCGTGATGCCGAACTTGCGGGCTGCGGCCAGGATCTTCGGCAGCGCCTGCTTGCCGAAGGGCGACTGCGGCGCGCGGACCAGGGCATTGCGCGTGTGCGGGGCATCGTGCACGGGAAAGTGCCGCTTGCTGCGCGGCACCGTGCGGCCCGAGGAATCCTTCTTGCCGCCGTCCTCGATGTAGGCGAACGCGCTGTCGGGCAGGTTGTTGATCGCTGCCGTGTTCATCGCGGCCCGCGGCTCGTCACTCATGTGCATTCCTTGTCGTCCGGGGCTGCATCAGTGCGCCCTCCCGTTCCCGTTGCCGTTACTGCCATTCGCCGTCGCGAGCCGGGCCAGGTCCGCCTCCGACGGGATCCAGGGGCCGAGGAACTCCGGCTCCCGTCCCGCGGCCCTCCTCGCCTGCTGGAGGAGCCGCGCCGTGACGTCCGGGCCAAGATACTCATCCAGGAGGGCCCGCAGGTAGTCGAGCGTGATCGCCGAGTCATGATTATTACTGTTCCTGACCGACCCTACCTGAGAAGCCAGGAAGTCTTCCGGCGTCGGCGTGCTCGGGCCGGCCTCCGGGGCGGACAGGCCCTGCTTCTGCAGTTCTTCCAGCTTCTGGGTGATGAGGTCGACCTCAAGGGTGATGCTCGGCAGCATCGACTTGGGAATGCCGCGGATCGACCGGGACATCGCCACCATGACGTCCAGCGGGATCTTCTCGTCACCCGTGGCGTTCGGGTACGGGGCCTTGTCTTCCTGGTCGCGGATCTCGTCAATGGTGAGCATGCCGATCGCGCGCTGCTGGGCGTAGATCTCCGTGCGCGTCTTCAGGTCGGTCTTCAGCAGCGCGTCAGCATTGAACCGGCAGAACCGGTTCTGCGGCAGCAGCCGGAAGAACGCCGTCTCCAGCCGGACGAGCCACGGCCGCAGCGCCTCAATCACTTGCAATGTGGACTGTTCTACTGTATTCCCCGTGAAATAGCAGGTGCCGTTGCGCCGCGCGAACCAGGTCTTATTCGGCGTCTGCACGCACCACACCAGATCGGCAGTTTCCTGGCTGACGTACTCAGCATGACCCTTGGGCTTAACCAAGGGGGACTTCCGCAGGCACATGACCCACATCCCGCGATTATTCTGACGGATCGTCCCAGCGCGCCCCGTAAGGGCGCATGCCACCTGAAACGCCTCCAGCCGTGCCCGGTTGCGCTGAGCGATGACATCGCCGCGGCTACGCGCGCCTGCCTGCCGGCCACCTCCCGCTACCCGGCAGCCATCCGCGTCAATCGAGGTCTGGTAGAACAGCTCCAGCTGAGCACGGGTAAGCTGGCTCAGGAACTCCGTCGAGACAACCTTGCCCGGCGCGTGCTCAGTCAGCACTGCCCCGGCAGCGGCGTTCAGCCGGAAACGACTAACCTGCCTGTCGTCGGTATCTTCCGTCCACCCGGGCCCATCTGCCTTCCCAGCGCGAACATGCGCAACCGTGTGGCCATCAGCATCGCAAGCGCGGGCGATCTCCCGGTCACTGCGATCAGGATCACGTTCCAGTTCAGCGCGGATAACCGCCCGCTTCTCGCGGCCCTTGGATCCAAGCAGCGACCGGCCCGTGAACTTCACATCAGGGCCGAACAGCTCTGTCAAGGCCGCTCGGATACGCGCAACGTTTACCGGGTTGACCGCCCCCGACTGGGTAAGCGTCACCTGTCCGTGCTCACCAGCCCAGCCCTCAGTCCACAGCCAGGCCACTAGCTCGACCAGGGTGTCCGACCACTTGGCCTCTTCGGGGGCGACCACCGGAGCCGCTGCCGCAACCCTGTGGTGAGAGCCCATCCGGGCAGTATCTGTCCACTCCCAGGCAGTCTTTTCGTAAGGAAGTGCAGGCCAGCGATGATTCGGTGTGCTGACCGACGAATGTGACTTGCTTTCCAGCCTGATGACCGGGTACGGGCCGTCGCTGAACACGTGAACAGACGTCACCGGCTGCCACTCCGCCAGGCCTGTACTAGTATTCAGCGTCAGGCATGTATCATTCGTGGTCACCTGGTCATACCGAAGCCAACCACGTGTAGTCAAAATATCACTATCAGTAGTCAGACAGTTGTACGTCAAGCTGTCCCCGCGACGCCCGCCGACACGGTCCGGGGGCAGCCCGAAAATCGCCGCGAGCTGGGTGGCGTTAGCCTGGACGGCTTCCAAGAACTGGGCTTCTGACGGCGGCACGGCCACCGGCTTGTAATCCCAGTCACGGCCGATCACCAGCGGCTTGTGCCCGTGGATGGCCTCCATCAGCGACTCACGGATCTCGCGGGCGTCCTCCAGGGTGACTTCCAGCTCCTGGTTGCGGAAGACGCCGGACGGGAAGCCGCCCGCAGTGAACCAGTCGGTCCCGTACTTGCCTGTCTCGATGCCGGACAGCACGGTCATCGCGAAGGCGCGCAGTGGCGAGATTCCCTCGGTCCGTCCCGGCAGCGTGTACGCCTTCACGTGGAAGAGCTCATTGCGCCAGTCGCTGACCAGGCGGCCATACACGTACACGCGCGTGCGCAGCGGGTTCCAGGGCTGCTGGGCGTCATCTTCCACCTGGACCATGTCCGGCGGAACCCATTCAATGCCCGTCGGGTACCCGAAGCCGTCCCGGCCCGAAACCAGGCCCCAGGCATTGCCGTGCAGCAGCAGTGCCGTCATGCACTGGTAGAGCCAGTCATACAGCGTGACATCTGAATTAGCGCTCGGGTGGTCGAAGAGGGACGGCCCGTTGTACCGGGTGGTGACGTCAGACCCCTGCGGGCTGATGTAGATCTTGAGCGGAAGGCTGGCCAGTGATTCCGCGAGCAGCCGCGTGCAGGAATACAGGGCCGGCAGCCCGAGCGCCTCATCCTGGCCGTAGAAGGCCCGGGACGGGTGAACGGGGCCGCCCAGGTTGAAGCCCCAGTAGGGATTAGTCCACGGGCGCCATGGCACTCCGCCAATCACGCGCTTTTCAGCGCGGTCAGCCATGATGCGCTCAATGAGCCCCACTGCGGGTTCCGGGTCCTTCCGGGTCAGGAACGACCCGGCTCCCTGAAAATGGCCGCGGGCATGTTAAAGCACAGCGTACGCCACATGACGCCGTTTAGCACACGCTAGCCGGCGCGTTCGCGGCCCTGCCGTTAAATCAGACCCGGAAAGACACGGGAATGCCCGCTTACTGACGGCCCCCTGGCGTTACTGCCGCGGCATTGCCCGGGCCTGCCAGCCCCTGGCCCTCCCGCCAGCCGCGCCGGACGGACAGCGCGCAGATGACCACGCCCACCCAGGCACGCGCCAACAGCCACCCGGCAACGTAGAACGTCCCCAGCAGCAGCGTCAGCGCGACCCGCGAGAACTTCACCTCACGGGCACGCGCGGTGATCTCGTCAACGGGCAACTGGATAGTAGCCACCTGCGCGCCCTCTTCCTTCTTAGCGGACCTGTCCCAGGAACCGCGCCCAGGCGGCCGGGCTGAACTCCAGGACGGGGCTGGCCTCCCTGAGCTGAGTGTCCCGGACACCTACCATCCCCGGGCCAGTCCCGGCTCCGACGCACCCGCCGTTGTGCACGCTGTAACTAGCCTTGCGCCAGGTCCCGGCCTCCACGCAATTACCACCCGTGGTGCCGCTGTAACTGGACTTGCGCCATGTCATGCCCGTGCCACTCCCTTCAGCGGACCTGTCCCAGGAACCGCGCCCAGGCGGCCGGACTGAACTCCAGGACCGGGCTGCCGCCCCTCAGCTGGGTATCCCGGACGCCTACCACTCCAGGGGCCGTGCCCGCCTCCACGCAATTACCGCCTTGCGAGCCACTGTAACTGGACTTGCGCCAAGTCGCCGTCTCTATCATCACGCCGACCAGGATAACTCCTCCGGGGCCTCCGTGAAGGTGATCGCGATTTCCTTGCCGAGCCGGTCCACGAAGAACCCGGCCGCACCCTCATTGCGGATGGTCATCTGGACGGAGCCGTTCGGGGTGGCCGATGCCCAGTCCCGGTTGTGCTCGCCGCGCGACACTGCCTGCAGCTTGACCGTCGTCGCTGCGGGGTCCCAGGCCGCGCGCTCGTACCCGCTGACGTAAAACCGCGCTTCCACCATGGCCATGACCGGGGCTCCTCGCTGAAGTTTCTGCTGCTGCCTGCACTGGATCACGGCTGCGAAGGGGCTTCAGGCCCAGTCCGGCCATTTTTGAGTATAGGCTATCCACGTTCAGCAGGGCAGCAGCCATTATGCAACAGCCAGCCACGCCCCGCGAGCGCTTACCTGACCGACTTGTGCACGTCATAAGACCGGCGCTTCTTGTTGAGCGCCCAGTAGGCGAGCGTCGCGGCAGTCACCGGAGTGATGTCATCCTCGCTCGTGCGCCGGGACCAGCCGCGCCCGCCATCGCCGATGTCCCGCGTCTGGGCGCTGGCAATCGCGCTCCACAAGGCGGGCGCCTTCTCCTTGCCCAGGTGGATCACGCGCCGCCCGCGGACGCCCGTCACCATCAGGGCGAAGGCGGCCGCCTCGTCACCGGAGCCGGCCACCAGGACCTCGATCCCGGCGCGCTCGGCCGCGTCCGCCAGCGCCGCCGCCGGGCCATTGCGCGGGATGCAGACCGCTGCCGGGCGCCAGTGCCTCTTCAGCTCCGCCAGCCGGGCGACCACCCAGTCGGTTCCCTCGCGGGAGCAGCCCCGCGGGATCTCCAGCACCGTGCGGTACGGTTGCTGCTCCTGCCGTGCCGAGCGCACCGGGCGCCCGTCAGCGTCCACCTTGACGACCCGGAGCTGCGGCTGCTGCGGCTGCTCCGGGCGCTCCCAGGCTGCCGCGATGGTGGCCACCGTCATCTCCGGGTTCACGTCCACCGCGAACGCCAGTGGCTGCACGGCGCCACCCGGCTCAGCCATCCCGCACGCGGCCCAGGCTTCCTCGGACACCACGGCCCAGGCTTCCTCTTCTGCAGGCCAGTCGCCGATGCCCAGCCGCTCGCGATCGAACTGGGCAGGCGTCAGGGCGGCGAACTCCTTGCGCACGTGCTCGTAGCTGATCCGGGAGCCGAACGCGGGATTGGCCTTGGCCCAGGTGCGCGGGTCGTCCCGGTCATCGTGCTTGCCGCACACGATGTAGTGATTGTCCTTGCGCCCGCGGACCTCATCACGCGGGCACGTGTCCAGGTGCGGGTCAGCCGACCATTCCGCGCCCGCCACCGTGGGGTCCTGCCGCAGCAGGCGACGGCGCACGAGGGAGAGCTGGACGCTGTCCTTGACCCCGGCCGAGGCCGTGTAGTACATCTGCGGGTTCGGCACGGCCGACAGGGTCGGCATGGACGCGCCCACCTGCTCATCCGTGAGGAACATCGCCTCATCGTATACAACCACGTCGGCCGTGAAGGCCCGTCCGGAGCCCCGGGACCGGGCCAGGAAGCGCAGCCGGCCCGACACGGACTGCCGCACCCGCTTGCCGCCCGCTCCGAAGATCAGCGTCGGCGTGGCCCGCAGCTCGATCGCCTCATCGCCGTGGCTGGTCATCACCCGCTTGACCCGGCGGCTCAGCTCGTCATAGGAGCCGATGGTGTCCCGGACCCGGCGGAAGTGCTCGGCAGCAGCCTTGAACTCGTGCGCGGTGTGGATGATCATCCGCTCGCCGAACAGGAACAACCCGCCAAGCTCACGCACTTCCAGGCATGAGTTGTGCGTTGGCGTGAACGCCTTCCCCACCAGGTAAACGCCATCTGGCGCGTCCACCTGGATGCAGCGCGTCGGCACCGACGGCACCGGCCGGATGCCCGTGATGCTCATGACCTCATGCGGCTGCGTCACTTCCCGCATCGTCGCGGGAACCTTGTGCCCTGGCGCGTCCATGTCGGCATCCCTGAGGCGCCGGTTCCGGTGCATCTGGCACAGTCCCGGGCCCTCACCGCCAAGACGGCCCGCGTACGGGCGCGCGCAGCCAGGCCACTCACAGCTCCGGGCCGCGCGCTCCTGAGGGGGACGCCAGCGCTCAGCCTTGCGCGGCATCGCGAACGGGTTGAACGCCGGGGTCCACAGGAACCGGGCGCGGTCCTTCCTGCGCACGCCGTTCAGTGACGTGGCACCATCATGCCGGGTCACCCGGATGCCGAGGCTGCGCGCCAGCCGCCAGAAGTCCTCGGCCAGGCCGGGCAGCGTCGTAGTGAACTCAACTTGCGGGGCCTTGTTCGTGATCGCGATCGACCCGTCGCTGTCCATCAGGCCGCGCAGCAGTGCCAGCCGCTGGTCCGGCGACGCCGTCAGGTACAGCTCCGGGATGCGCTTCTTGCCAGCTCCCCAGATGCCAAGGTCCTGGCACGCCATGCGATACTTCCCTGGCTCCCTCAAGAGGAACCAGATCTCTTGCACCTTGGTGACAGGGTGCTCACGAACACGGTCAACCTCAGCGCCAGCAGACCTGATGGCGCTTTCTACCCAATCCCGGTCCATTTTGCCTGCAAATATAATCGCACTACGGCTAGCGCCGTCTCCAAGCCAGAAACCCAGCAGGTACGGGTCGATCGGCAGATCTGCCGGGGGTGTCTGCGGGACCGCATCGCAGCGAACCCTCCAGTTGTACTCCATTCTGCCGTTATCAGGACGCCTGCCTCCAACATCTCCTGCCAGGTCGCGTGTCCGCTTGACTTCCCACTTCTTGTGATCCCGGCGCCTCACCCGCCAGAGGTGATCCTGACCGACAACGTGTGACGAGCCGTCCGTGAATGAAACCTCATAGCACGGCTCATCCGGAAAGACCTCCGTCCTGGCGATTACCCGTGTCGGCCTGCCTCCCGATCCGTAGACCGAATCGCCGACCCGAATATCCTTGAAGGTTGTCCAGCCACGTGATACAGTGAGGATGTCAGTCGAACAAGCATTCGGGTTCTTGCCGTTCTGGCGGGACACGATCGCCGCTACCTCAAAGGCTGCCCAGCGGCCATCCGGCTGGACCCCGCATGCCTCTGCCAGCCACCATTTCTGCCAGCCGTCCAGGTCATACCCGCACGACGGCGCCCACTGCAAGAGCTCCGCCGACGCGTAATCCCCGCACCCGAGGCCGGGATAGCCGCGCTGGCCGCACGTCCGGCACTCAGGGTCCTTCTCCCGGTGCCGGGGCGGCGACGTCCAGAAGCGCGGCAGCTGGCTGCCCAGCAGCTCACCATCGTAGACCGTCCCGTCCGGGAGGAAGACGAGCGGGCGGCCGAGGGGCTGGGCAGTCACTCACCCAGTATGCACGAGTCTTGACGACTCCCGGAAGCAAAAGCTCCGTGGCTGCCTTACCTTGCTTGGCTGCACCTCTTTCTTGGCTGGCTGTCGTGCTCTGGCTGCACGCATCGCGTGGCTGGCTGCCGTGCCCTGGCTGCACGCATCGCGTGGCTGGCTGCCGTGCCCTGGCTGCACGCATCGCGTGGCTGGCTGCCGTGCCCTGGCTGCACGCATCGCGTGGCTGGCTGCCGTGCCCTGGCTGCACGCATCGCGTGGCTGGCTGCCGTGCCCTGGCTGCACGTCTGCAATGGCTGGCTGTCGCCTTCTGGCTGCACGCTACGCGCCCGGCGGTACTTCCTCTACCTCCAGCAGGGGCCAGCAATGATGGACCATGCCGTCGTCCTGGCGCAGCTCCACGTCGCCGCCGTCCCCGTACCCTAGCAGGACGCCTTCCTGGACGACGTGCGCGGCTAGCTTAACCTTGACGCGCTTGCCCAGCAGGGACGTCACGTGCGCGTGCCACTGCGTCAGCATCTCGCTCACGGTGCCGTCACCACGGCCTTCAGGCTGGCCGTGAACTCCTGCCACGCGCCAGCCGGGAACTCCAGCACAGTGCGGCACGCGCTCCCGGCTTGCTTGGTGTCGCGCACGCCCACCCCTCCACGGGCCGTGCCAGCCTCCACGCACAGAGCCTGGTTATGCGTGTAGCTGGATGTGCGCCAGCCGTTCACTCCGGCGGCCTCCCCTCCGTGAAGTCCACGTACGTGACCGCCCTGGGAACGTCTCGCAGCACGAGCCGCGCAAGCGGGCTGCTGCTGACAGGGCAGTTGCTGAACGACGCGCCCCTGGCCATCACAGCCCCGCACTGGTCGTCGTCAGCCGGGCGTAAATGCCGCCCGTGAGGATCTCCGCATCGCCGGCGCACGCGCCCTGGCTGTTGCTGAACACGGTCTTTCTCCCTTCATCATGGCGGCTGCCGCTCACTGCTGAGCCGCCTGTGAACCTTGTCCCTGGACAGAGCATACAGCAAGAGACTCTGTGCCGTGCCTACTTCGGGATCGGGTAGTTCCGCGAGGTGAGCTGCCCGCGCCAGGGCTGGATCTTGTCCCGCTTCTCACCAGACCGCCAGTAATTCCAGGTCCCGAACAGCAGCGCCCGGCGCTCGTCCACGGTGTGCGCGGCGCCGCTGCGCAGGCGGGTCAGCTGGTTGCGGAACACCAGGATGGGGTTATCCGGCTTGAGCTCGTCCCCGTATGCCAGCTTGTTGAAGAACTCCGCTGCCTGGGCAGTGTCCAGCCTGTTCAAGATGATGGTGGCCGTGCCGAGCACGGAGGCCGGCAACGGCACCATGATGCGCAGCCGTTCCGCGTACGCTGACGCGGCCTGGACCGCGTCCTGGTGCTCGCGCAGGTAATCGTCGAGCTCCGCCCGGGAAGCCTTCTCGGAGCCGCCGCTGGGAACCAGCGTCAGGTGCCCGCGGTCCCAGCGCCACATCCCTCGCGTGATGGACGATATGGACGTCGGGTAGGAATAGCCGGCGACCCTAAGCATGTCGAAGTAATACCGGGGCAGCCCCGTGTCGAACGTGTCCATGACGTCCGGCTCCACGCCCTCCACCAGGAGCAGGAGGACCGCCGTCCCGCTCTTGGTAACGGCCTCCAGCCGGTGCTGCCCCTGCAGCAGGTTGCCGTCCCGGTCACGGACGACCGTCTCCCCGTTGAACTTCCAGCGCCCTTCGGCCATGTCCCGGCCATAGGCGTCGCTCACGTAGCCGCGGCGGCTCCGGTTACGGACGCTGGACTGCGCCAGCCACTTGGTGGCCACCTCCGGCGTCATCAAGACGGCCCGGATGGTGACTCCCTCCGGGGCCCCGGGGACCGGGACGGCTGGCACGCCGAACGGGTCATTGCGAATGTCATCCTGCACCTGCGACGGGTCCTTGCTCATCAGCTGCTGCCGTTTCCTTCCCCTGACAGCAAGGCCGTCAGGCGGTTCAGTTCCTTTTCCATCACGCGGTTGCGGCTCTTGAACACCGCCAGCAGGGCCACCGCCTCATCCACTGACAAGGCCCTGGTGCCCGCCCTGGTCAGCGACGGGGGCGTGTGTGCGCTCCAGCCCGCATGGCCTGCCTTCTGCATCTCGAACGCGATGCGCTCTGACGTCCAGCCGGACTTGATCTGGCTGTGCAGCAGCTTCTTCACCGCGTCACTGATCGTGGTGCTCGTTACGATCCGCGAGTTCACCTTGAGACTGCTCCTTTCACCCGCTCACGCTGAGCAGATGTCACAACTATACCCTAAAATACTCTGTTGGCAACCCGGGCGCGACCACGGCAACCGGAGGGCTGCAGACGGCATGCGAGCAGCGAGCCTGGGTAGCGGCAAGGCCGGAGGCTGCCATGGGACTTGTCAGCGCGATTCTCTTCGGCGTTGCTTTTGTGCTGTAATGGGCCGGCGGCGGGAAAGCACCGTTCACCCCGGAAGGACCTGACCATCCTCGGGCTGTTCTTCCTGGTCCTGGCCATCATCTTCGGTCCCTGGTGGCCTAGCCGCCGGTAGCCTTCCGGACTGCGGCCTGCCCTGGCTGCACGGGCACGACGACGAGGCTGGCCACGACCGGGAACGGTGCCTGCGCGAGCACGGCGCGCTCAGCGGCTTCCCGGTTCGCCGCCGTCAGGCCGCAAGTGTAGATGGCGCCAGCCGGGGACTCAGCGCGTGCCTGCCAGGATGCCATGACCGTCATGACCGTCACTCACCGCCTGCCAGCCTGCGCTCCCGGCGCTCCCGGACCTCATCGGTGGCGTCCCCCTTGACCTCTCCGGGGGCCATGTCCCGCAGCTGGGCGAGCGCCAGCCGGATCTCGCGGGCGTAAAGGGCTGCGTCCCGGGGGGTCAGCGGAACCTCATCTATCTGGCGGGCGCAGTACAGCGCCACGGCAGCCACCCCGCCCCGGCGCATGTCGGCGGGCAGCCGGGCCAGGTCACTGAGCACGGAGCCTTCCATGGACTGCTCTTCCTGAGGCGGCGTCATGTCAGTCTCCGCTTCCCGACCTGCTGCGCTCGTCATCGGTGTAGGAAATGCCCGCTGACTGCCCGCGGGCATACCGCGCCGAAGCCGCTGACGCCGCCCGGTAAGAGTCATGCGTGGCCCGTGGCGTCGCCGTATAGTGCAAGGACCTCTCGCCCGGGATTCCCAGGCTCGCTGCCTCCGCGAAGGCATCAACGTTCGCGCCCACGTAGGCGACCTGCCACCCGTACTCCTGCTGCTGCCGGGTGATAAGGTCCCGGACCTGGCTGCGCGTGTACTCCTGAGACGCGTTCTCCTGGCCGTCAGTGGTGATGAGCATGATGACCTTCCCGGGCCGGTCGCCCTCCGGCAATGCGGCCAGCTGCTCGCCTGTCCGGGTAATGGCCTGCCCGCACGCGTCCAGCAGTGCGGTCATGGCCCGCGGCACCAGCTCGTACGACAGCGCGGCCTCCAGGGGGGCGAAGTCGTGCACGGTCTCGGGCACGCTGTCGAACTGGCACAGCGTCATGGTAGCCCGGCCAGGCAGCGCGGCCTGTTCCTGGATGAAGAGCCGGATGCCTGCCTGCGCTTCAGGCTGGATGGCGGCCATGCTCCCGGACCGGTCCGTGATGAGCAGGTAATGCCGGTAATCAGGATCAGTCATCGCCGTCCTCCACGCCGCACTCCTCGTCCAGGTACCCGCCCGCGCCATCAGCCCGGATGGTGTCACCCGGGCTGATGTCGGCCCCGCACCCGGCACAGCTGCCGTTGTACGCCGCCACGAACCACGGCCCGGGATCCTTGCTCATGACGCCAGCCTAGTCCTCCCAGTGCTATACTGCAACGGACAGCCATCGGCCATAAGCCAGCCCTGGCAGGATTGCCGCCGGCCACGCTCAGCCAGCGAACTCCAGGAAGGAGCCGGCCCGTGCCCCGACTGCTCGACGGCTGCTGTGGCGCTGGCGGGGCCGCCCGCGGGTACGTGACCGCCGGGTTCGAGGTGCACGGCATCGACAGCAACCCGCGGCTGCGCGAGGATTACCTGAAATCAGGAGCGGTCAGCTTCACGGTGGCGGACATCATGGACGTGCTCGCTGACGTCGCGTACATGCGGTCCTTCGACGCTATTCACTGCAGCTTCCCCTGTCAGTTCTACTCCCAGATGTCACGGTGCCGCCCTGGCCTCGCGGCCCAGTACCCTGACCTCATCGGTCCCGGCCGTGAGCTCCTGGAACGGGCGGCCATCCCGTACGTCATCGAGAACGTCGGCGCTGCCCGGCCCTGGCTGAAGGATCCCGTCGTGCTCTGCGGCGTGATGTTCGGCCGCCCGGTCTACCGGCACCGGCTCTTCGAGGCCGGGAACGGGATCACGCTCGCGCAGCCTCCCGCGCCCTGGCAGCAGCGCGCGTCCGCCACGCCATACAACAAAGAGTGCCGGTGGAATCACCCGGTTGCCGCCGCGAAAGCCGGGCACTGGAAGCCCGGTTACTACGTCAGCGTCAGCGGGCACGAGCGCAAGGAGCCCGTCCGCGAGGCGATGGCCATCGACTGGATGCGCAACCGGGACGACGTCAAGGAAGCGGTACCGCCGTACATGACTCTCGAAATCGGCCGGCAAATCCTGGAGCAGCTGTGACCTGGAGCCTTGACTTCGCCCGGAACCCCGAGCGCATCGCGTCACTGACTGAGCTGTACGCGATCACGCCGCTGCGCTTTGACGGGACCACGCCGCACGGCCTGTGCACGGCCCCCAGGGACGTGCTGGCCGGCGCGCGCTTCAGGGGCGGCCCCGGGCGGGAAGAAGAGGCCCGGAAAGCGTGGGCCTTCGAGATGAAGGCGTACTTCCACCGCGGCGTGGGAGAACCGCCGGTCGTCACGTCGTACGACGGTGGCGTGTACACGGTCATCGGCCTCATCACGACAACCCATCCTGGCGACCAGCCGGATGAGCAGGGCATCGTGTGGTTCACGTGATTAATGCCAGGGGATGGCCCTCGGGCTGCTTGATGACTTGCGGACAGCACGCGAACTGTCCTGAACACCGAGAACGTCAGCAGCGGTGAGCACGCAAGCACCCCTGCCAGGAGTCGAACCTGGCGGCTGGATTTAGGAAACCCGGCGCCGGGTCCGCCGGCAGGGGCCTGGAGTCGCGCCCGGGAGTCGAACCCGGCTTCGCACGGTTTGCAATCGTGCCCCCGCGCCAGCGAGACGCGCGACATGGTGTCCCCGTCCGGAGTCGGACCGGATAGCATTCCTTCGGAGGGAAGGCAGCAGGTCCGCTGCCAGGGACAGGAGCCCCTGTCCGATTCGAACGGGTACTCCATTGCCAGCCGCGCGGCCAGCGGAGACCAATCCAGGGTAGGGGCCTGAACACAGTGCGCGACATAGGATTCGAACCTACTCAGCCATAGCACCTGATTTACAGTCAGGTTCCGCTCGCCATCTCGGACGATCGCGCAAGGAGGGTTTCCGCGGCCATTGAACCCGGCAGGTCACGGCTGGCTGCGGTTCGCGGGGCCGGGAGCCTGCCTGAGTCCGGCGTGCCGCACGAGGATGCCCTCAACCCCGGCTATTCAAGAGGGTGATCACCCGGGTTCGATCCGGGACTTTCAGAGTCACAGTCTGACGTGCAGGGCCACTACACCATGACCACCATGAGCGCTTGCGCGCTGTACACGGAGTGGGACTCGAACCCACGATACCCTGTTTGTAGGACAGGAGCCTTAGCCGCTAGACGACCCGTGCATGAACACTCCGGTCACTTGCTGATGACGCCCCCGGAACCAGGCTCCATGGTACAGTCACCGGGATTCGAACCCGAAATAAGAGATTCGTAGTCTCTCGTGATATCCGTTTCACCATGACTGCGCGCTGATGAAGAGAATCGAACTCTCGGCCCTCCGCTCGACAGGCGGACGCTCTAACCCCTGAGCTACACCAGCTTGCTAGCTTACTCAACGTCTTTATATGTAAGCCTACGTTTTATCATCGATACCGCAGTCCGTGAAATATCATACCGGGCACCGATATCTCGTGTTGTACCACTTGCTAGGCGAATTTCACGCACCTGATCTTCCGTCAGGGTGGAATTACCCGACCTTACGCCTGACACCCCTGGATTTGGTATGCCCTGATTTACAGCCGACAAGCGGTGACGCGCTTCTTCAGACCATATGCGGTCTTTTCCGCCGACACCGTGACTACCGGAGACCGCGTTAAGCAAATTAGTCCCCGGTATCTTGAACAGGAGATCTGTCCAATATTCCTCAGCTTTCCAGCGGTCAGCTACGCACACTTCCTGCACTACCAGAAATTGAGGTGGTTCCGGCAACGTCACCAGCCACCCGGCCACGTGAGTTGATTTAGCGAAACGGCTCGCCCAGTGCAGCCGAACACGCTCCTGCGCACCTAGTTTAGTGGAGCCAACATACCGGATGGCGTCTCTATCAAACAGTACGTAAATATCAGCCATGTCTTGTGCATGACGCTTGCGTAGCCACTCTTGCTGATAGGTACGCCGCATCTTAGAATCTGCATAGGGCACCTACCCAGTATACCTGCTCTCCCACCTGGATTCGAACCAGAATTAAATGGTTAACAGCCATCCGTTCTGCCGTTGAACTATAGGAGATTAGTGCCCGATTATAGCCTCGGAGCCAGGCTGGCAGTGGCGGAGGCGTGATTCGAACACGCGATCTTCAGGTTATGAGCCTGACGAGGTACCTAGCTCCTCTACTCCGCAGTCGTCCTACAGGGATTCGAACCCTGTTCTCAGCCTTGAAAGGGCTGGGGCCTACCTATAGCCGATAGGACGCGAGCGCTCGCACCGGGGCTTGAACCCGGGATCTCCTGCTTGAGGGGCAGGCGACTTCACCGCTTGTCCACGCGAGCTCAGCACAGCGCCAGGGAGTCGAACCCTGTTTCCGCGGCTTAGAAGACCGCTGCACGTATCCGCCGTGCGCTGCATGGTGCCTCCGTGGGGACTCGAACCCCAGTACGCGGGGTAAAAGCCCGCTGTCCTTGCCGCTAAACGACAGAGGCGCGAGTCGGGATACCGGGTGCCGCCCCCGGGTGACTGGCTTATGAGACCAGCGGTTTACTGTTAGCCTATATCCCAGTGGGATCGCAGGGAATCGAACCCTGATCACGTCCTTATAAGAGGCGCATCCTCACCATTAAACGACGATCCAGTCGTACGGGAAGGACTTGAACCTTCGTGTCACCAGTTACCCTTTCGGCTCCTTATCAGGGAGAGGGGATACCGTACGCACGAGGAAGAACGACGAGTCGAACGCCACGGGTCACCCCGCGATCCGCTTTCAAGGCGGTCCCAGGCACCGGCCTGGATGATCTTCCGGAAGAACTCAGTGCCCCACCCGGGGAGCGCCCGGCCACGGGTACCTAGGATCACGCGGAATTGAACCGCGCCGCCAGGACTTGAACCTGTCACTGAGAAAGCAGAAGGCGGAGGGCACGATCCCCAGGGCTGTCACGCCCCCGGCTCGCTAGCAACGAGTGCCTGGCCCCGCCAGGTTCGCCTTCCATGGTACCCCAGGCGGGATTCGAACCCGCAGCATCGCCGGATCTGAACCGGAGTGGTCGGCCAGTTGCCTACCGGGGCATGGAGTAGATGACGGGACTCGAACCCGCAACCATTACCTTGGCAAGGTAATACGCTACCAATTGCGCCACATCTACGCAGAGCGAGCGACGGGAATCGGACCCGCGCCTCGACCTTGGGAAGGTCACGTGCTGCCATTGCACCACGCTCGCATGACAGGAACGGGCAGCTAATCCGCCGGGATTCCGGAACTCCCGATTGCGCCGCTTCCGCCGGTAAGAGCCTTTGCGCTAGCGCTTTTCCTGCCGAGCCTGACGCCGGATTCGAACCGGCGACCCTCGCCTTACCACGGCGATGCTCTCACCACTGGAGCTAGTCAGGCAGAGCCGCGATCCGGTGCCGGCCCGGACCTGCTTCCTTACAAGGGAAGCGTCACAGCCGTGTGCCGCGGCATTGCTGTCCGCCCAGGACTCGAACCTGGAATCGCCGGGACCAAAACCCGGAGAGCTGCCTGTTGCCCTAGCGGACACTGCTGCTGCCATTATCACGTTGACAGGTCTCCCTGCTTTCGGGGTCGTTCTAGGCAGCTTCATGACTGTCCCCGTGCGCGAGGCGGGAATCGAACCCGCAAGACCGAGGTCGCTGCCTCCTCAAGGCAGTGCGTTTACCGTTTCACCACTCACGCAAGGCTTCCCTTCAAGGACTCGAACCTCAATCGCCAGAGTCAGATTCTGGCATCCTGCCATTAGACGAAAGGGAATTAAAGTGCGCAGCCCGGGATTCGAACCCGGAGCATCACTGGTTTTGGGCCAGCGTGGTCGGCCAGTTGCCTAGCCGCGCAGGAGCAGCAGTTTCATGCTCCCGGTACTTCAGGACTGATCGGGCCCTGGTTGCCGGGACGAGCAGTGCCCCCGCTGCCGGGCATGCCTGCGTGCGCCGCGAGGGACTTGAACCCCCAACTCCCGACTTAAGAGGACGGTACTCTAACCAGTTGAGTTAGCGGCACGTAGTTGTTGCACATATTCACGTCTTGCATCTTTACAGTCATCACATTTTGGCGGCCCACAAAGGGCTGCGGTCCCCTTGCAGTCCCGCAGTGGCCTCGCGAGCAGAGCCTGACCTCAGAATCGGACTGAGCGATCTTCCCGTACGAAGGGACGACGTGACCCAGCACGTCAGGCATGAAGCTCGTCCCGGTTGGGCGCGCGATGGCTTATTGAGGACGAGCTCCGAAGGGCAGGCGGGAATCGAACCCGCATCTTCTGCTTGGAAGGCAGAGGGCCTGCCATTAACTGACTGCCCCGTAAAAAGCGACCGGACTGCACCCGCAAAACGGTGCGGAAGCCAGGACTGCTTGCAGTTGCGACTTATCTCCTTTGCAGTCCAGCCGGTGCCTGCTCCCTGGATCGAACAGGGGGCCTCTGCATTTTCAGTGCAACGCTCATTCCGACTGAGCTAAGCAGGCATGCGGGCGCTGTTTTTCCGCGGCGCCTAGAAGGCCGCGCCCGGTCTTGCGTCCCTCCCTCCGGAGGGAACCGCTTTCCCGCTGGTGTGCTGTTACGCCAGGGCAGTGCGCCGTTTGCCTTCCCGCCCGCCAGCGTCTGCACTGTCACCGCGCAGGCCCTCAGACAAGAAGCGGCATGACCGCGCTCTTTCAAGGATGGCTGCCTTTAAGCCCACCTTCCAGCCGGGTCGGGTACCCCTGAGTCGAACAGGGTGCTTCCTGCTCCCAAAGCAGGCGGGTTAACCGTCTCCCTCGTACCCGTCATGCCTTAGCCAGGCCTTTCAGCCCATGAAGCCGAGTCGGGCACCCCTGAATCGAACAGGGTCTCTCCTGCATCCCGAGCAGGCAGATTGCCATCTTCCCCGTACCCGAAAGTCAGCCCCCCGGGAGTCGAACCCGGTTTCTCCTCGATCCGAACGAGGCAGATTACCGTCTTCCTCGAAGCTGGCGACGTGGAGACTGAGGGAATCGAACCCTCTGCGTCAACGCTTGCAAAGCGCGACCGCTGCCTTAGCTGTAATCCCCGTGCGTGGAACCTGCGAGGCTTGAACTCGCGACCTCGTGCGTGCCACGCACGTGCTCTCCCAGCTGAGCTAAGGCCCCATCTGCCCAGGCGGGCCCGGTCGAGCAGGCGCATGCGCGCCCTCCCGCGGTCCCTGGGCAATGCTCACCACTGTTGAGTTCTCAAGTAAGCCCCCGTCATGCGGGGAAGCTGGCCGCCGAGGAATCGAACCCCGACCAAGAGGTTTGGAAGCTCTTGTGCTTGCCGTTACACCAGCAGCCACTGTCGTTGTGCCTTGTGCTCTTTACACTAGCTCAGGCCTGCCCCTGTGGCAAGCTCTTTTTAGACTGTATCAGACTTCCCTCTGCTTGTCCACCCGGCAGGAGCGCGGTGGGGCCCTCGCCTACCCTGGCGAGGGCCCCGGTTCGCGTTGCCATGTGTTTGCCGTTACACCACAGCGCATTCGCGCTGGAGGGAGTCGAACCCTCATCCTCGCACTATTGAGGTGCACGCTGGTTTCCGCTGGCACGCTGCCCTGCGGCTCTTGCTAGGTGAGTGACGGCGCCCTGCCATTAGGCCATGTCCCGGTGTACTGGACGGGACAGCGGGAATCGAACCCGCACGTCCGGCACGCAAGTGCGCAATGCGATCGTGCCCGGAGGGGAAGAAGCTGAAGCTGCAGCAATACGACGAAGACGATGCTGGCCAGCCACGCGATGGGCCGGGCGGACAAGGAAGCTGAAGCTGCGCTGTGTCCGTTAGCGTATCACGGTTTCACACCGGACTGGCACTGTCCGGTGCCCGCCTCCGGGACCGCATGCTGGACGTACTGGACGAGTGCCTCCCGGAGCACGTCACTGAACGACATCCCGTGCGCCCTCGCATGAGCGCGCACTGCCTCCACGAGCAGCGAGTCAAGCCGGGCAGAGACTACCTGGTCAAGCTTGCGTGACGCGCCGCGCTGCCCTGAGCCTTCCATGACCATCCCGGAAGCTGGCCTGCCTTCCTGCGCAAGCGCGTGCCCGCGATCAGGGCTGACCCACACACGATCAACGACCAGGACTGACCCGGCCGCGCGCAGCTTGTCGTCCACCATCTCCGCCACCTCCGTCATTGACAGGTGCTCCGGCGCCAGCAAGCGCACGTTCACGAGGACGTACTGGCTCATGATGCCTGCCTTCCCTTCCGGAACTGGCGCCAGCGCCTGCGCGCCTGGTACAGCGGCCAGATCGTGTACCTGGCCACCACGTGCGTCATCCGGTCGCTCAGCAGGTGCCGCCCGTGCCCGATGTGGATGTGCGGCGCGTGCCCGCGGCCATCCTCCCACCGCGATCCCCACGTGCACGCATACGGCGCCAGGGTGTCCACGCGGCGCTGCCGGGCCCAGAGGCGGATGATGGCCAGCCACGCCCGGCGCCTGCTTGCGTACACCCGCTTGCGGCCGTGCATCGCCGCCCAGTCACGCGGCCTCGTCCGGCGGTAGCGGCGCGGCGGCCGACGGCGCCTGCGCGTCACAGCAAGCGCACGCCATCATGATGACGCACTGCCGGGCCTGCAAGGAACCTGTAGGACAAGGCATCAGTGACCCGTGCCGCAAAGGCTTCACTGCACAGCTCGCTCACCTCACGGGGAGTAGCCCACAAGAACGCCGTGACCTCATCATTGAGCGTGAGCGTCCCGCCTGCCGGCGCGCACCGGAAGACCAGGGTCACCACCGTGCGCTGCATGTTCTTGTAAACGCCCGCCAGCACGCGCAGCCGGACTTCCAGGCCTGTCTCCTCCCTGACTTCACGCCGCAGGCCCGTGATAAGGTCCTCGTCGCGTTCCAGGCCGCCACCGGGCGGTTCCCAGTGCCCGTTATCATGCCGCCGGGTAAGGAGCACCCGGTCCTGGTCATCCACGATCACGGCGATGACGCCCACCCGGTGGCAGTCCGCGTGCTCCCATGCTGCGCTCATCCCCGCCGCCTCTTGCCATGCCTGCCCCGCTTGCAGCCGTGCATCGCCGTCCAGTCACGCAGCCTCGTCCGGTGGCACCGGCGCAGCGGGCGGCGGCGCTGGCGTGCGCGCATCAGTAACAGCCTTCCTCGCATCGGGCTCTTCCGGCGCGTACCCCGCACACAGGGCGTGCACGGCAACGGCCGCACCCGTCGTGACCCCGTCAGCCTTGCGGTCCTCCGGGGCGATCCCGGCCAGGACCAGCACCAGCACCCGGTCCAGGAGGGGCTCCTCGCACACCGGGCAGTCCTGGCCGGCCATCGGGTGGCTGGCCCTGATGGTGAACCGGCGGCCAGTGGCCAGCAGGGGCTTGGCCGTCGCGAAGACGCGCACCGGGATCACGGCCTCTTCCTCCTGTGACGCCCTCGCTGGTCACGCCGGGCCTTGCTCGGCTTGACGGGAACGTGGCAATACACGCGCCCGGCCCCTTCCGACCACGCGTAATGCGAGTTCTCCATGCCCGGATGACGGAACGCGCGGTAACAACCGCCATCGCACCGGCACCAGATCTCGCCCATGCCGCCCAGGTATCCCTGGCACGCCGGGCAGCGCCACTCCGTGCAGTTCCCCCAGTGGCATGACGCCGTGACGGAATCACTCAAGGAGAAGGGCGGCGTGCACCGGCAGCCGCGGTGCCGCTTCACGCGCTCCTTCACGACTACCTTAGCTCCTGAGCGCTCAGCCGCCGGGCGCGCAAGCCCGGCTTAGCCTGCAGCGCCTGCCCGATCAGGAGCCGGCACTGCTCCTCAACGTACGCCGTCGTGCGGACGACGCCGCGCTCTTCCAGGACATGCCAGGCGGGCCAGCGCTCGCACCCCGGCAGCCCGGGATCGGGCGCATCCCCGCAATGCGCGCAGTCAAAGCCCAGCCACCAGGCATCGTCAGCGCCGCCCTTGCCGCAATGCAGGTCCGGCTGGGCGAAGGTAAGGCCACCGTGCACGCTCGCGTCCACGTCATCGTAATCCCGGCCATGCCACGGGTGCCCCGGAGGGACGCGCACGTACCCGCACCGGTACCCCATCAGGTTGGACGTCACCTCCCATTCAAGGCCCTCATGAACGCCCTTGGCAAGAAGCAGTTCCGGGTGAGCTACCGACACCGGATTGCACACGGCCCCTCCCTTCCCACTGCAGCAATACCACCTTGGCTGGCTGGCTGGCGACCTGCGGCTGCGAGCTGTTCTCCGTTGACTAGCTGATAATGGCTGGCTGATGACCTTTGGCTGCACTGATTCCATGGCTGGCTGGCGGCCTGCGACTACGCAGTTACCGGGAACTGGCTACCCGAGCACGTACCCTAGCAGCGCGTCGCCTGCCTGCCGGTCCTGCACGACGAGCGCGTTAGCCTGCTCGCGAGCGAACTTCACCGCGTGCAGGACCTCCGTCGCCCTGGCGCGCATGGCCTGGATGTCCTTGGCAGGCAGCTGCCCGGAGAACCGCACCGTCGTCCAGTATCCCTCAATGACGTCACTCTCGTAGGTGCGCACCTGCGCCGGGTGCTCCGGGGTAGCCTCGTACAGGACCTGCACCTGCGGGACCTTCTTGGTGCGCTCGGCCTGCCGGGGCGCGGACTTCCAGACGCCCGCCTGGAGTGCCGGGCCGGCGTCGCTCCACTCCTGCGCCGGGTCCAGCTCCGGCAGCCGCTCGATCAACTGCGTGATGAGCTGGCCGAGCTGCGCCTCCAGGAACAGCAGGTACCCGGCCGGGACATCACGCACCAAGACGGTGCCGTCCTTGAGCGTGATGTCGGCGCGGGCACTGCAGTTGGCGTACTCGCGGGTGAACTTCAGGTCTAGCAGCCGGGTCAGGTGCTCCCGGGCACTGTCGACCAGTTCTCGCGCGGTGATCTGCACCTTGCGGTTCTGCGGCGGGAGCTGATCGCCCTCGTCACCGCGCCGCGACTCATACGTCCGGGAAATGCCCGTCAGCGGGTCGTTGTCGCCGCCGATGGCGAGCACGTGCCGGATCTTGGCCAGGTGCTGGTCAGTGTCGGCCACCACCCCGCGCTCAATGGCTATCACCTGGTGCAATGCGGTCATGACGGCTCCTTCGTGAGGCCTCGCCGGGCTTGATCTGATTGGCTCGCTGTCGCGGTGTGGCTGCGGGCTTAACGGATTGACCGGCTGTGACCAGCCGGGCAGCACGAGGCAGGACCGGGTCAGGGGCGGGGTCGGACCATCCCCGGTCCTGCACTGTCATCGTACCGTAATGCAAGACCGGGAGATACCGCAACAAGTTTCAGGCCCGGAAGTCACGTGCGCAAGCACATCAACGGTGGCTGGCTGTCCTGGCTTGGCTGCGTGCCTGGTTAAGCCAGGCCTGGAATGACCGCGACCGCCATGTCCTCAGCAATCTCAGCCGGGTTCACCACGTCCTCGAAATAATACGGGTGCACCCACGGATGTGCCTCAGCGACCTCAGCGTACTGCTGATAAGCAGCCTTGCCGCCGCCGCCCGCCTCACCGATGATGCAGATCGCCCACACCTCGTCCCACTCACCGTGCGAGCCGTAGCCCTTCGGGCTGAGGGTGGCCTGCTCCAGGTACTGCCGGAACTCCTCAGCATCGCTGAGCGCGCCATCGGTGAGCACCACGCGCGCGCGCACCGGGCGGTCAGCCCGCGGCGTGTCATAGAACTCGCCCTTGTGCTTAGCGTCACCCAGGTAGTGCGCGTCCCCGGCCTCGATAGCCTCCATGATCCGGGTGCCGCCTGCCACCGGGTGCGGCGCGCCCCTGAAGTACTTAGCGCGAAAGTCCGTCATCTTCCGGTCGAAGTTGGAAGAGTTCAGGTCCCCGTCATCACTGCCTTTGCCGGTGGGCAGGAAGACGTTGCTGAACGCGTAACGGTACACGCCGCCATGGTCGTCATCGCCGGCGGCCTGCTCGTCCGCGGCTTGGCTGTCCAGCGCCTCGAACGGGACGATAAGCTGCCGGAGTGCCTCAACCTGGACGTCCCAGGTGCACACGCTTGGCTTGCTGTCCCAGGGCCAGCCCTCTGATTCTGAGCAGTCATCATAAACTTCTGGCTCAGCTTCAGACTCCATCGGCAGGAGCTGGACGATCTCCTCGCGCCTGGTCCGGGCCGGGCCGCCCGTCGGGGTCTCCGTGCGAACGATCTGCATCGGTTTCTTCTTTCTGTGAGGTGCTCGTCACCATACCTTAACAGACTCAGAGATACCTAACTCGCCTAGGCAGTCGATGACGGCCTCCACGACGATGATGACCGCCACGATCACCGCGGCTGCCAGGAACATGTACTGGAAGGGGGCCAGCGGGCCGGTGAAGATCACGGCATGACCTCCGGGTGCACGTGCTCCCAAGTGATCAGGCCCTCCGGCTCGCCATCCAGGAACTCTGCCAGGCAGCACACGGGAATCCCTGCGGCCAGCGCCGTGTGCACCTCCGCTTGCGCGCCCTTGCTGCGCTCCCAGCCGGGCAGCACGGCCACCGCGTCCGCGCAGCCGAGGATCCAGGCGAGGTCCACGGCCAGCGCCTGCCGCAGGTAGGCGGGGTCATTCCCGTACGCCTCGCCATCGCGCGGGTCCTTGCCGTTGCCCAGGTCCTGCTCAGCAGGGCTGAACACCTCATGGCCAGCAGCCCGCAACTGCCGCACGGCATCATGAATGGCCGGGTGGTTGTGCTCAGGATAACCGCGCATTGGCGCGGCACAGTACACCTTCATTCGCGGGCGCCTTCCTTGTCAGGCTGCACCAGGCCCTCGCACGCAGCGGGCACGTCACCAGGCGCGGTGAACTCCATGAGGCTGGCCGCTTCCTCCAGGATCACGCGCAGCCGCCGGACTTCAGCGCCAGCCTGCTGCGCCGCAGACCGCCAGCGCACCGCCTCGCTGCCTGCCACGTCAGCTTCCCGGCGCAGCGCGGCGTTCTCGGCCTCCAGCTCGCGAACCCGGCCTGCCAGGTCCTGGTCCTGCATCATGAGCGCTCATCTCCCTTCAAGAAGGCGCCCCGGAGGCAGGAACGCTCGCACGGGGGCCGACCCTGCCATGCGCCTCGCCTCCGGGACGCCTCGATAATACCGCATCATCAGACGCTACGATACTCTTCCTGGATGGCCCTGCCTGAAGAGGACTGTAAAATACTCTCATGACCCTTGAGCACCTGGCCATGATCCTGCGCGCAGGCGAGCGCAGGACCTGGGGCATCCATGACGCGACGACCACGCACCTCGGCAGCGTGCTGCGGGCAATGGCGGCAGAATGCGACCGCCTTGACAAGGAGGGCAGTGCCTCATGAACTTCACGCTGCGGTCCCGGGACCGCTGCCACCACCGGAGCCGGCGGGGGCTGCCCTGCTTTCGCATGCGCATCCACGACTACTGGTGCGCCAGCCACAACCACCGCTGCTTCTGGCATTCCATGGACCGCAACCGGTGCCCTAGGCGGCCAGCATGACCGGCATCTTGCTCGTGGCCTTCCTGGCCCTGGTCATCGTGGGCGCCATCGCGCGCCTGGTCCCCGGCGCTCACCGTGACCGCGCTGCCCGGTACTGCACCAAGCACGTCATCGTGCGGCAAGGCCCTGGCGGCCCCGACGTGCTGCGCTGGGTCTACGGCCCGCACCGCACGCAGGGCAATGCCTGTGATGGCCCAGAGCACCAGCGCGCGCCCGGGCTATGGTAAAGCGCGTGAGCACCCAGCTGACCCTTGCGCACGAAAGGCCAGGAACGTCATGAAGACATGGGTGGCAGACCTGTCGCATAACAAGGATGAAGGCACGTACCTCACGATCAGGGAGGCCTCCCTGGCAAGCCTGGTCCTCCAGGACGTGGGGGACAGCGTGTTCGGGCTGCTGAACTGGGCGCACCGCGACTGGATGTACAGCCTGCGCTGGGGAAAGGCCGACCCGCAGTGGGGCTTCGCCGACAAGTCAGCGGGCAGCAAGCTGCATGACCTCGCCCAGTGGGCCGGCGGGGGATTCGGCTCCTTCCGCAGGGACAAGGACATCGCGCACCTTCCCGTCACTCGTGCGTGGGTGCGCGAGCACTGCCCTGATGCAGGCTGGCCGTGGAACGAGCCGGCGCCCGGTGACGACGTGCCGGCCAGTAACGCAGGGGATACGACACCGTGACCATCGCCACCAGCGCCCGCACGACCGTCAACCTCACGTTCCGTGCACATGCCGCGCTGAAGGCCACGATGGCGCGCACGCGCATGTCCAAGACCGACATCGTCAACCGGGCGGTCACGCTGTACGAGATCATCGACTCCGAAGCCAGCACCGGCGCGGAGATCGTCATCCGGCGCGACGGCCAGGAACGCGCCGTCATGCTCTTGTAGCTCCGGGCGCCATCGTGCCAGCATGGCACGATGGCGCCCCTGGCGTGGCTTGTCGGCATCGCGGGCACGGGCCTGTTCCTGACCCTCCTCGGCGTCATCATCCTTGTGCCCATTAAGTGGGAAGGGACTCCGGCCGGGACGCTCGTGCACGTCAAGTGCACGCGCTGCCGCGGCGGCATGCAGGCCATCACGCCCCGCGGCTGGACGCGGCTTCCGGACCACATGCGCCTGCTGCACAGGAAGCCGACGGGCGACACGTGGGGGTCCCCTCAGGCCAACATCAGGGACTGCCCTTGCTGCCTGGGACTAGGCGTGCATAGCACGACGAGTGCTGACGCTGCACGCTGGACGTGCCCGTAGCGATTACTCCTCGGTAACCTACTAGTCGGTAACACTGGCCAGTAACATTCAAACTACGACTCTGTGATTCTCGAAAAGACTCTAAGAAGTCGGTCAAAATTTCTAAAAAGCGCCTCTACCTGCTAGATTTCCCATAAAATTCGACGGCTTAGTCAAATTTATATTTTATACGCTTGAATTTTTCAATTAGAGAGGGATTTCGATGACCAAACCGTCCCGGAAAACTTGTTCTAAAAAATAGTCGACTATGGTCGACCACCCTCGACTAGTATCGTGACGGGTCGATGTAGTCGACCACTATCAGGTGTGGTCAACGATGGTCATACTGATCGACCATGGTCGACTATAGTTGACCTCGGTTGACCATCAGCTAGCACGTTTGTCTGACAGGTGGTCGACCATTGTCATGGTGGTCAACACTGATCGAGGTGGTCGACCACTATCGATATGGTCAACCATGGTCGACGTACATTACGCTGCGTGAACTAGTCGACCATGGTTGTGCAGTTATTCTGAGCGTGGTCGACTACACACGAGCACATTCACTGGTCACTATCAGTGAGTGACAGGCCGGCGTCAGCTGTCATATGGTCGACTATGTACATACATGTGCTAGCCATTTGTCGAACAGGCTAGCTAGCACAGTGTAGGTAGTGGTCGACTATGGCAGTCAACAAGAGAAGGACGGTCGTGTCTCAAGTAGTCGACCATGGTAGAGCTATCACGAGTAGTAGTCGACTGCAGTCACCACGTGATGCACGTCACATAACCTCGTACGTCACGTCAGTCACACACGTCACATTGTATATTTGATGGTACGGGGGTTCACTCACGTGACGTATGTGACGTTTGGGACTAATGGTTCGTGACGCCTGATGTTATTGTGACGAGTGTCCGTTTAGAACGCGTTCGAATTACGCCCCTGACCAGGCATTATGATACGAAAGGCCGCTGGAGTATGCTGGAGCTAGCTCCACCGAACGGAAGCGGAGCAGCGGGGCGAAGTGGGCCCCGGAGCGCGGGCCCGGAGCGCGGGCCCAGGAACTGAGAGGAGAGCAGCACATGACTAAGCCTACGGCTGCGCAGAACAAAGCACGGCGTGCGGAAGTCCTGGCACGCGTTGCCGCCCGTCGCTCGCCACTCCCCACGTGGCGTGATCTGGAAAGCGACCGGATTACCGGCACGCTGGTGTTCAACCACGACAAAGCACGGCGCGCTTTCGAGCGAAGTTCCGCGCCTGCTGACGTATGGGCCCGCCGGAACGCGCAGTTCTGACCACCCATGGTCGTGCACGGGCAACCGTGCATGGCCACGGGTGACCAGAGAGGCACCCGAGTCCTGAAAGGACACGCCATGTCAGAGCAGACCCTTACCGCGCAAATCGACTTCTCGGTATTCGGTGCCGTCAAGGGCATCGTGACCAAGTCGGATAAGCCGCGCGTGGAGATCCCTGAAACCCTGGCTAAGGGATTCGCGGACATCGTCTCCTACCTCGCCACTCCGGGAGTGGAGAACACGAACAAGATCAGCATGGAGATGCCCACGGAAGCGGAAGCCGACACGCTCCGCGCGCAAGTGCAGCAGTACGCGGACGACAACGGACTGTCCGCCTACATCCCTAAGTGGGCAGACGCACACTGGTCACGCAAGGATGCGGACCAGGAAACCGGCATCTACGGGACGGACCCTGAGACGGGAAAGGCCCTGACGGCTAAGTGGATTCCCGCCAACGGCGCGTTCGTCGGGGGGAAGTGGAAGGGTGTCTCAAAGAGCTGGAACGTGGACACGAACGTCACGTTCCGGATCACGCACCCGAAGCCTAAGGACGACAGTCCTACGGTGGACACGACCACGGTCACCACTACCCAGAGTGAGGCCAAGCCGGCAACCCCCGCATCACGCGGTCGGCAGATCCTCGCCAAGTAGCTCGCGCGGTCCCATGGTCGGCCGGCTCCCGTTCACGCGAACCGGGAGCCGGCCGGCCACGGAATCACGGAAGCCACACAGCAGCAGAAAGGAGAAGCCCAATGCCAACCATGGCCAGCGACAGGATTGACCGTCACCAAGCGTACGGCGTGCACATTGACCTGACGTGCCAGAACCACCGTGACCTACGGTGGTCAACCAAGAACATCGCCCCTATCGGGTGCAGGTCGCTCTTCTGGCGTCCGGCACTCGACAGCAACTACCGGCCTACGCAGGATGAGTGCACGTGCCCGGTCAGTGACTTGATCGTGGCCCCGCGCGAAAGGGGCCAGTGATGACCAAGCCAGGGCCAGCCGGAATTACGGTCATCCGCACGCCGCTTTTCAGCACGGCAAGCCTCCGGGCGGAGATTCACGCCATGAGCGAAGCCGACATGATCAGCATGCTCATGCTCATCGGCATGCGGTACCCGGACGCGTACGCCGATGCGCGCGCCACGGTGCAGGACATGAACGACACCCGCGCGCCGGACCAGGAACCGGAATGCGTGAACTGTGACACCATCCCGGTTTTCCAGAACCGGCTGTGCCGGCGATGCTGGCAAGCCGGCGTCTGATTACTGGTCATCGCGCGCCGAATGCGACGGCGCACGGTGGCAGGCAATCAGCCTGGCACGGACAACGAGAAAGGCGGTCAGCAGTGCTGTATGCACGGTACGTGGCCTATGACCCAAGCGGAAACCAGCTGTACGGAGTCAAGGAACTGACAGAACCGGAAATCCGGCAGCTCACGGACATGGGATTCACGTTCCATCCCTACCGGGAGCAGGAGTGGTCGCCACTGCTCACGCTCACGGAGCTAATGGGCATGACGCATGCGCAGCGTGAATTTCTCTCCGTCCATTCCGGCGGAAACCCGGTCACGCGCAAGCTCACGGCAGCAGCAATCCTCGCCAAGTGGACGTGCCCTGACGACATCATGGACGCGAACGGGTTCCCGCGCCATGTGCCCACTGCAACCGTGAACCTCACCCCCGCATGCGGGCACGCAACAGGCCAGCACGCAGACCGCTGTTTCTGACTATCCATGGCCGTGCACGGGAAGCACTCCCGTGCACGGCCATGGGTATTCAGCCCTAACATGTCCGGCCGGCTAACGCGAGAGCGCGGTAGCCGGCCGGCTGCCATTTTCCCGCAAAGGAAAGGAACCCAGAATGCCTTACATCCTGGTGCACACCCGCATTCGTTACGCTAACGATGTCGTCACGTTCTCCGCAAACAGTGACAAAGAGGCCGAGAAAACCGGCATGGGCCTCGTGCCCACGGGCGCAAGCATGATGTACATCGCGCGCGTGGTCACGAACTAACCATGGCACGGCAAACCATGAGGTACGCCCGGCCCAAGCGCCAGGGCTACTACAAGAGCCACACCGTCGCGCCACCTCCTGCGCCCCGCGTGCCGGACATGGCCCCGGGGACCCAGAATTCCGCGCCGTCACGCAAGACGCCGGCGCAACTAGCGGCCCGTGCCGCAGCACGGCAGGAACGGATGGCTGCCCGCAAGGCAGCACGCAAGCAGTAACCAGCACGACAGGCACCGATGGATTCCCGGGCAGTCAACGGGGGGGGGGGGGGGGGGGGGGGCGGGACTCCCGCCCCGGGCCGCCGGGGCGGACCACGAGGAAAAAAAGCACAGAAACC